AAATTAAATATGACCGAATTGGTAACACAAAATCAATATGATGTAAGAAACACTATATTATCTCATTTTAAGGATATTAATAAAGTGATAAAGGATAAATTAATTGACGAGCAAATTCAAAATTATGAAAAATCGATGGTTGTATATCAAAAAAAAATAGAAAAGAAGGAAAAGAAAACATCTGACAAACACGGTCGCATTTTTTCCAAACTAATCAAAGAAAAATCACATATGAATGATATGAAAATGTATAAAAAATATCCTGTGAAAAAACAATATGAAATAATAAAAAAATTACGTGAAATAAATGAATTGTCTATTATTGACAAGCCATATCGTTTAAAATTAATTGAATCGTCTATTCCAGTTATTTATAAAAGCACGGCACTAAAAAAAATTAATCAATTACGAAATATGGATCCAACAAGTGGAGAGTATAGTAAATTAAAAAATTGGATTGATATGTTTATGAATATACCATTCGAATATTTTAGTAAATTGGATGTTACAAAAGAAGATAGTCACGAATTTTTAGAAAAATCATATTCTGTATTAAATAAGGCTGTATATGGGTTAGATGATGCTAAAATTCAACTAATACAATTAATGGGACAATTAATTGTAAATCCAACGACAATTGGTTGTTCTATCGCTATTAATGGGCCTCCTGGAACAGGAAAAACATCCCTTATAAAAGAGGGTGTAAGTAAAATATTAAATCGACCATTTATTTTTATACCATTAGGAGGAGCAACAGATAGTTCTTTCTTAGAAGGTCATAGTTATACATATGAAGGAAGCACGTGTGGAAAAATAATACAATCCATCATTGATTGTAAATGTATGAATCCTGTCATTTATTTCGATGAATTAGATAAAATAAGTGATAGCCCAAAAGGTTCTGAAATATTAAATTTATTGGTTCATATTACAGATACTACTCAAAATAATCAGTTTCACGACAAATATTTCAGAGAAATTGAATTTGATTTGAGTAAATGTTTATTTATTTTTAGTTACAATGAAGAGGCGAATATAAGTCCTATTCTCTTAGATCGAATGTATAAAATAAAAACAGGTGGATATTCCACAAAAGAAAAAATACATATTGTAAATAATTATCTTTCGCCGTCTATTGGTAAACAAATTGCGTTTCCAAATAGTGATATTATTATTAAGGATGATGTTTTGATGTATATTATTGAAAAATTCACAATGGAAGAAAAGGGTGTGAGAAATGTAAAAAGGTGTATTGAGATTATTTATTCTAAGTTAAATTTATTTCGTCTTATGAAACCAGGTATGAATATTTTCAAACAACAAATAGATTTAGATGTTTCATTCCCGTTTGAAGTAACTCGTAATAATGTAGATAAACTTATTAAAATAAATACAGGAAGTAGTATATACAAACATATGTATATTTGATATTACGGATATAAATATATATGTTACTATATAAATAATGAGTGACGAATTATTTTATTGTTTGGAAATGAAGCGTCAATACCAATCTCTTATTATTTCTTATAATTCATTGATTGAAAATTATCAAGGAATTATAGAAAATAATGAAAATTTTATGCGTAAGTTATCTCTAAATACGAAATATATGGAATCGGATAATCAAATATTCAGATGTTATATTTATGAATATAAAAATATTGTATTTGGCCTCAATATATATATAACGAGTTTGGAGGATCATATCGCAGGATTAACTCCACCAATTGAATTAAATAAGGAGAGAAGTTGTTTCTGTAAAAATAGTTAAAATATAATTATATTTAATTTATTATGATTAGTGAAAACATTAAACATAAAAACACAGCGTTATTGGTTGAACCTAGAAATATACCACACGTATTTGTGACTCTAGATAATGCTTATAGTATATTAAAAGATGACTGGAATTATGTTTTTTATTGTGGAAAAAGTGTATATGATGAATGGAAATTATCTATGCCACATTATGTCGAACTAAGACAATTAGATAGCGATAATTGGATAAATGGTGAATATAATACATTTTTTAAACAAAAAGAGTTGTGGTTATCATTAAAGGGAGAGTTTGTTTTAACAATACAGCTTGATATGTGGTTATTTAATGATTATCCATACACAATAGATTATTTTATAAATCAGAATAGAAGTTATATTGGTGGTAATATGCCTTATGCTTGGAAAGAGTTTGCGCCGTTGGGAATTTATACTCAAATAAATAATTTTAATGGTGGATTATCTCTAAGAAAAAGAGAGGATATGATTAAAATAGTTGATTATTTTAATCATATAAATCATCCTCTATATAATAATTTCCCAGAGGATCTCTTTTTTACAGTGGGATGTTATAAATTAGGTATGAAAACAGGAGATGATGATGAAACGATGAGATTTGCCGTCCATTGTATTTATTACGATGAGTGTTTTGGGGTACATCATATGTGGGATAATCGAGTTCAAAATAAAATATTGAATCGTTGTCCGTATTTACTCGATGTAAATCCATACGTATTTGGTAGTATAGTATGTAATGAAAAATTGTCTAAACCAAATTATATTCACATACCTAAAAAAATAATTATAAATAATACATTAGATTTCCCACAAAATATAAGATTTTAGAATATATCGGTTGGGTTCATATTTCCACCTCCTCGACCCTGTGTAATATAAAACGCATCACTGTTTGTTAAACAAACACAACCCATAGATGATGACATACCGCTCCCAGGTCCTTTCGCACAACAACTTGGTGAAAACCTGGCTTTGTCAAACATATATAAGCTATTTCTATCCAATGGTGCTGCGTCAGCCTGTGCTACACCTACAGATGGATTCCAGTTAGTTGTATCTACAGGAGTTCCTGGAAATATTGTTGGACTGTCTCGAAATGAAATATCACTTACAAATCCTTCAGTTGATGTTGGTTTTCCGGTAATTTTTTTATTACCAGTTACAGAAGTTGGAGCTGTTGAAGATGCCGAAGCCTTTACCTTATCCTTTACAGCTTCACTTATTGGTCCGTCGGGGGTGTTTGAAATGTTTTCAAGTGCTTCGTGGAATGTATTTGAAGCCCAGGGCATAGCTGTTATAAATACTACTACGACCAATAAAATAAATACCACAATTATTTGGTAATTAATCTTGCTTGATATCTTAGGCATTTTCATTTTCATATCTATCTTATTATATAATAAAATAAAATATCTTTCTGTCATATAGGATATTTTTTTACATTAATATATTCTGTATCAGAATAATCAATTACCTTTTTACTATTTTGTTTGTCGAAAATATAAAATAACCCATCTGTTGTAATTAAATGAAAATTATATACATTTTTGTAATTCTCCACATTTTCATCCCATATACTTTTATCCGTTATATACGTATAATCTTCTTTACCTATCAATACGATTCCTATTACTTCATAACCTAAATAAAGTATATCTCCTATTTTTATTTTACAAATATCTTCTAATGTTTCATTTACTGTAATAACAGAAGTATTCCATTCAAATCCATAACGCGTTTCTATCACATCATCCATATTATTCAAATATTTCTCTACATATACATTATCTTCTTTATTTTTTACACAAATATCATCCCAATCAAGATATTCATTTAGTCCAGTAATGATATTTTTATTTGTTGTATTTAAACAATATACTACTTCGGGGCGGTATAAATTTCTTTCTATACTATTAGGATGATCTTTAACGTAAATCCATTTTGGTTCATCTAAACCATAAGATACCCGATGGAATGAGGTAACTAAATCATTATTCAAATGATATATAGATTGGTCTTTTGTCATAGCACATTTCATAACAGATTCTACTTTATTGTTATCATATAACACATCGCCCGGTTGTATATCATAAATACATTTGAGTGTATTATCATCTAATCTCACCGTTACAGATTTATCAAAACAAGTTGGTAATGAAGGAAATGCCCTTGACTGCATTTTCAAATAATTCATACAAAATATCATAATAATTAGTGATGGTATAGAAATGGCTAAAAATAATACAACATATACCATAATCATTGTCATTAAAATGGGTAACATTATAGCAGAAAATGGATTTATAAAGGCTGTAGCAGCAAATACAGCATATGTAGCAATCAACCCAGCTAACATTACCGTAAGGGTTACGAGTATAGCAATAATAAAATCTAGAATAACCCCCATTGTGGATTTAATGGTGTAATAAACTCCCAATATTGAATACATCATTGTAGCCAAAACACCCTTTATTTTTCCCATTATATCAGCAAATTTGATAAATATTATATTAAATGGTATAATGACATTTACAATTCGATTGTAAATTTCATTTACAAGATTTGTTATAGTATGTTTTAATACATTTATACGTTCGCGAATATTATTAACTGATTCCGCTAAAAGGTTAAAAAAGTTTGTAATAATGGAAATAATAAATTGTATAGGTAATAATAAATATTGTGTAAATGTAGTTACCATATTTTGAATACAAAATGTGAAATTTTGTGATGTATATTCACTGGGAGACATACCTTCTGGGGCATTTATCCAACCAGCGAAAGGTATTATTGACAATTTACATCTATTTTCAACCCAATTATTTTTTATACTTTCGACATTTGTTAGGTAATATAAATAACTACATATTCCAAATAATACAAGAAAATACAATATACACGTTAATATGATGTGTTTATTCTCTTGAAAATAACTTGGATCTCCATAAATATTTTCAAATATTGTAAATAGTTGTTCTTTATTCATATAAATGACTATAATAATTTGTTATTATAATAAAATATCATAAATATCGATGCCGTCCTTTAATGATTGGGTATCTTTTTCTTATATAACAGCTGGTTTTCTTATTCAATTTGGAATTATTTTTTATTTAACATCTATGCTATCAATCCAAGATAATTGGCTAGAAAATAGATGTAATCCGATGTATATGCCGTTTGCTGAAGACGTACAAAGTAATTTTATATATTGTATTCAAAACGTTCAATCCAATTTAATGCCCTATTTGTTAGAACCAATCCATTTTATTCTTTCGATGTTAACTGACTTTGGAGGTGGTATTTCAAATAGTGTGAATTCTATGAGAGAAGTGATGAGTTCATTTGTAGGAAATACAACGAATATTTTTGTAAATATTTATGGTGCCTTTATGGGATTAATTATCGCATTTCAACGCATTGTATTAGGTATTCAGGATATGATTAATAAATTGGTTGGTGTAGTCATAACATTATTATATATTTTACAAGGAACTATGGATACAATGTCTAGTGCTTGGGCTGGACCTCCAGGTCAATTAGTTAGGGCTATCTGTTTTCATCCTGAAACACAACTAAGAAAAGAAGATGGTAGTTATTTTCCTATATGTAACGCAAATATAGGGGATGAATTACACGACGGGTCTATCATAACAAAAGTTCATTGTTTTAAAAATTGTAAAGATGAAATATTATATGAATTATCACATAATATTAAAGTAACAGGTAATCATTATCTATTTTATAAAAATAAATGGACGATGGTAAAAAATATTCCTAATGTAAAAAAATCAATGATGAAAAGTGATATATTATATTGTTTGGAAACATCGAGTCAAAATATTCATATACAATCTTATGTATTTTGGGATTGGGAAGATGATGTCTTTTTGTTAGTATGAGACATATTTTGATAAAAAGGTTTTATAATATAAGGGTGGATATTTGTCATCTTTGATTGATTGTTTGGTCATTCCACTTTCATCATTTCTATCAAACAATGAACTAGCATTATTTATTTTATTTTGTATAAAATTTTCATCTGTATAATCATCTCCACTATATTCGACGTGTGAAAATTCTCTTAATTTATTTTGTATGAAAGGAACATCCCCGAAATAAGATAAATGCCATCCACCATTCTTTATTTTTGGTGAATTCGTATTACTTAATCTTATATCGTGTATTGAGTGTCTTTTATCTAGTATTGTTTCATATTTACAAAGAACACCTTTCGTCCAATAATCTCTATAGATGGTATTTAAATTATAGTAATATAATGACATTTCCATATGATTCACACTAACTTCTATCTCACCATTTTTAATTTTTTGTAATGTTCTTGGATCAGGAATCTCATCCAAATCGGTAACAACTATTATATCATCATTTTCTAAATCGGAAATTTGTTCTAATCCTCTATTTATACAATTACGCTGAAATCGTTCATTTACCCATTGTTGACCTGTAAAATTCGGACAAAGTTGAATATCTGGTGCTTTGTGTGGAAAATCATCTACTACTACGTGAATTATTCGAGTATTATCATATGATGGAATACTTTTTTTTAACTCATCAAAATATAGTATTTTTTCATTACCTACAAATGTATGCGTTGATTCTACAATGACAAAATAATCAACTACATCATTCAATATAGTTAATCTATATTTCAATAAATCTATTTCATTGTAAAATGGAAAACAATCAATAATCTTCATAAACAATATGTTATATATATTTTTAACCCATTTACATATGTAAATAATCCATACATTTGAATTTTGTTTTTGAATTAATACCCAAAATAGTTGATTTGTTACTTGTAGCTATCATACGGATACAATCTATCACCATATTATTTTCTTTTGAAAACGATTCAACATCATTATATATGCTTCCATCGTCATAAAGAATGATTATGTTATCAACTAATTCTTGGTTAGTGATAACTTTATCAGGCATTGTAATCATTTCATTTAGTTTATTTAATAAATTTGATATAATTTGATACAATTCAATACTTTTTATCATATTATTTTTTGTTAAATTCACCATAAATAAACTAACAGATCTTCTCTTTTCATTTAAAATATTCATTTTACAAAACTCATCATAATCATCTTGATTTACAACAGATGTTATGTTATCAAACAATTGACAATATTTTACAAAATTGGGATAAAATGTATCTGCTATTATTTGTATTTTGTCTGACAAATAACAATATAAATCGGCATATACTTTCGAAAACATACGATTATTTGAAGCAATTGTAAATATCAATTCTCCCATTTTTTCTACTTCTTCACTAGATGATTCAGTTTTTAACCATTCGTGTATCATATTTTCCATTTTTACAGATATATCCAAATAATTTTTATCGGTAAGTTTGTTTAAATTTAATTTAATTGTATCCAACCCTATCTTGGGTTGTTGTTTTGTGTAATTTTTAGGAACTATGTATTTGATATCCGATTTATTTTTTGTAGTTTCTGGTTCTTGATATTGATTTCTTAACCACATATCATTCTTTGTATTTGGTTCTTTAATTAAAGTAAGCCCTAAGTCAGCCAATAAATTGTTTAACTTTGGAATAATCACATCATACTGATTTTGGGATATTTTTATTGTTTTTATATAATCCATAGAATATTCAATTCTATTGCTATTTACCTGTTGCGGAGATTTCTTACTAGGTGTAACTTGTTTCCATCCACAATTATCATTTTCATCAGATGATAAATTCATAGATATATTGGTTATCATTTAATATTTAATATAATTATTATATAAAATCATAAATTCAAGTATTGTATATAATGGATACATTAGAAACAATAGAACCTACAATTGAAGAGAATAAAGATAATATGGAGTTTTCTAATTGGGATGATTTAGATATTAGTGACAAATTATTACGAGGTATTTACGCATATGGTTACGAAAAACCAAGTATTATACAAAGTAAAACGTGTAAGCCTATTATGTCAGGCCGTGATGTCATAGCACAATCACAATCTGGCACGGGAAAAACCGCATCCTTTGTAATTGGTTCTTTAACAAAAATAGATGATACGCTGGATGAATTACAGGTTATTATATTAAGTCCAACCCGTGAGCTTTCCTTACAAATTCATAGTGTCATTACAAATTTAACAAATTCTTGGGCGGATTTACGCAGCTATTGTGTTGTTGGGGGAATTCCTATTAAAGATGATATCGAATATTTTAAAAATTCGATACCACATATTTTAGTGGCAACTACAGGTAGATTACTCGATTTGATAAAAAGACGTATTATTAATACACGGTATGTTAAAATGTTAGTTTTAGATGAAGCAGATGAATTATTACAAAATAATTTTCAAGTTCAAATACGAGAACTTGTAAGTAAAATGGAATCAGATATACAAATATTGTTATTTACAGCAACTGTTCCAGATGAAATGATGACAGTATCTAAGAAATTTATGAGAAATCCTTATATTATAACAATACAATCTGAAAATTTATCATTGGATGGAATTAAACAATATTATTGTGCTGTTATGAATGACGTTCAAAAAGTAGAAACATTAAAGGATATTTATTCACAGATTAGTATTTCTCAGAGTATTATTTATTGTAACTCTGTAAATAGAACAATGATATTATATGAAGAATTAAAAAGTGAATCATTTCCTGTTGCGTTTATCCATAGTACTATGGATAAGTCTGAACGTTCCACGATTTTTAATAGTTTTAAAAGTGGAAAATATAGAGTATTAATATCAACTGATATCACATCACGAGGTATTGATATTCAACAAGTGGGTGTTGTTATTAACTTTGATATTCCTGTTTGTAAATATACATATCTTCATCGTATTGGAAGAAGTGGTAGATGGGGTAGAAAAGGTATTGCGATTAATTTTGTTGTAAATAGAGATACTTATTTAATGAAAGATATTGAAAGTTATTACAAATGTAATATAGAAGAATTACCACGTAATTTTTCATCTTATATTGCGTAATTGAAGTATCCTTATTTTATAAAGTAATAATATGTTCCAGTATCTTAGTTATAAAAAACAACCAGATCGACAACCTAAAATAAGTTGTGAAGAAAATATTTTATCCGTTTATAAAATTCCTATTCATTACGACGGAAATAAAAAGAAATTACACAATTCAATTATTGAAGATTTAGAATTAAATGGTTCGGTTTACAATACTCTTTGTAATAATCAATCTTCTAAAATATGTTCGACGTTTATTCGTGTAGTATCTGAATATTACACGAATGATAAAGTTTTTTTAAAAGATAATCAAAAAACGATTGAACTGATGAATACAAAAACAAAATATTGTTCTCCAGAACAAACGGATTTGATTGTATCTTTCTTAGATGATACAATAAACGATGAGTATTTTATTGAAAAGTTTATGTATATAGATGTAGAATGTCTTTCTTTTTTGAATGAAAATGATATGTTTATGAAAGTATATTCTTTTATTGGTATATCATCACCTGTATTCGCATTATTAAGTCCATTATTTGTCCTTATAACCCCATTTATAATGTTAAAATTAAACAATGTTGAAATTTCTTATTCATTATATATTAAAATATTAGGGGATATTATTCAAGCCAAAGTATTTGGTAAGACGATTATTACAGAAGAAGGTGTAAAATTTGAAGATAAGATATATGCCTTTTTATGTGTGGGGTTGTATATTTATCATATATATCAAAATATACAAAAATGTATAAAATATTATGAGAATGTTGTTCTTATTCATAAACATATACAAGAAGTGTCGGATTTTTTATCATCTACTATTCCTATGATGAAATTATCTTTATCTGAACGTGTATTTTATACAAGCGAGCCACATACTATTTATTATAAAGAAATGGAGACTCATTTACCCGTATTGGAATCATTACAAGAAATGTTATTATCAATTAAACCATTTGAAATGAATATAGAAGAGGCTTTCCAGTTAGGGTTGTTGTATAAAACATTTTATACAATTTATTCCAACAAAACAATACATACATCTTTATATTATGCCTTGGGTTATCAAGGTTATATGAATGTTTTGAATGAACTTTACAAAAATGTTGAATTAAAATTATTATCAAATGCTACATTTTATAAAAAATGTAAAAAGGATAAGAAGAAGAAAATAAATATTTCTAAATTTAAGAATATTGTCTACCCAGTTCTTATTAAAGAAACCACAAATGTTCCAAATGATATATCACTTGATAAAAATATGGTATTAACTGGAGTGAATGCTTCTGGAAAAACAACAATGTTAAAATCTGTTTTTATAAATATTATCTTATCCCAACAAATTGGTATAGGAAGTTTTTCATCCTTTTCATTTCAACCATATGATTATTTACACTGTTATATTAATATTATAGATACATCAGATAGATATAGTTTATTTCAATCAGAATGTAAAAAATGTCAAGAAATTATTCAATCTATCCAAGAAAATCCAAATAAAAAACATTTTTGCGTTTTTGATGAAATATTTTCAGGAACAACTCCAGACGAAGCTATCAAATGTGGCTATGGATTTTTAACATTCTTGAATTCTAACCCAAATATCAGGTTTATTCTTACTACACATTTTATGGATTTATGTAAACAACTCGAGGATGATAATATATCTAATTATAAAATGGTTTCTACCATTCAAGATAAAACATTATTACATACTTATAAATTAGAAAAGGGAATGAACGATATTCAAGGTAGCGTAGAAATATTAAGACAATTAAATTTTCCAGAAGAAGTCATATCAACTATATGCTCGTTATAATATTTAAAATAATATATAGATAAAATATATGTCAAATATATCCAGTATGATACATATGTTATTTAGGTATGCCCTTTTTATAGTTATCATAATTATCCTATTAATAATAGGATTAATGTTTTTTTACTTTAACAACCAAATTAATTATCAAAACAATAAAATCAATACAATGTTTGGTATTGTGACTGAAATAATTCAAAAAGATATTCAACCACTTAATATTCCATTCTCTTCTATTTCTGACCCCACACAAAATATGTTTCAAATCCCCGGTTCATCCAGTAATCTAGTTGAAGTAAGTGATTCCGATTCAGACGATGATGATGATGATGATGATGACGAAGATGATGAAGATGGTGAACTTCCACAAATTATTTTCACATCACCTGTAGATATAAATGAAGATACTATAAATATCCAACTACTCGATATAACAGATGTAACCGAAGTTAATGATAATGAAAAAGTTGTGGGTGTGGATATGGAAGTTGATTTTAAACCAGGTGATAAAACAGAATGTGATATTACTTCATCTGAAGAAATTGTAGAAAATCCCCACACTGATGATCTAAATATAACAATTATACATTCCGAACCCAAGCATAGTGGTGGAAGTTTAAGTCATCACAAATCATTACACGTGAATGAACTAAGAAAGATGGCAGTTCAACTTCAGCTAATACCTCAGGTAGAGGCTAAAAAATTAAAAAAGGATGAATTGGTTGATTTGTTAGGTAAATCCACAGAAGCAAAACAAGAATAATTTTATTAATTTAATAATAAATATTTAGAACGTATCGAATATTGCCTATGTCGGATTCATCTAACGGATTTCTTCTATGAAATAATTTTTTACCATTCATAGATAATATTTTCATTTCATTTGAATCAGTTGAGTAATAAGAAGTTATTGGGTGAGTTGGGTATGTATGTGGATATGGGTAATTGTCATAATCAGTTCTTTTTTGTTTGATAAAATCATCTCCTAATAAAGTGATAGTATCAGATTCTTCTTTTGTTAAACAAGATGTTCCGTTACCATTCCAACTGATTATTAGATTATTTTCCTTTTCGCTAGGAAATAAAATATTATCCTTATGCCAGTTTCCTTCACCATTTTTTCCGGTATGTGACATTATAGAACTTTTTGACGTTGTAATAATTAAATCATTCTTTATGTTTTCGAAAAATGGATGTTGATCGAATAATAATTCTAAAAACATAGATGTAATTGAATCTTCTCTATATATTTTTTCTACATATTCGCCATATTTCACGAAATCAAATATTTTATTGTATTCTACCAAGAGTTCATCTTGGTTATTTAGACGTTCTCGCAATTCGTCGGTGATTGTCAAATCGAACAACATTGGTTGATAATTAGTTTTATTAATTATCAAATAAATTAATTCATTTTATTTTTTATTTTTTTATAACTGTATTCATTATATAATGAGTTGGGCAACGTGTTACTTGGACGACGGATGTAATAATATTCATTTTGATAAACCACCACTTGTATCAGATGGTAGATTTTATACAAGTTATATATCGAGTGAAGCTATGAATGAAAAAATAAAGGCAACGGAGGGATTACAATCAAATTGGTCTTATCGTGAATATCTACAAAGAAACGCAAAGAAGATTATGGAATATAATAATGTTGAAACGTATTGTAAATTAGGTATTAATCCAGGAAATACTGAAACAAAAAATAGACCTGTTCCTTATGGATATTGTAATCCTGAATCAGATCTAAGAAATAAATATTTATCTCGAAAACAATTGAATTCGCAAATGACGGCACCCAATGTTTATTTTATACCACCTAATCCAGCAGGACACAAGTAGCATAATGTGTATTTAAAAATATATTGTATAATTATACAATATGAAATTATTAAGTATTGATGTTGGTTTGAAGAATTTAGCTCTTTGTTTATTTCGAAAAGAAGAGACTGATGTATTTTCTATTAATATATGGGATGTTATAAATATTACAGGAGTTGAAGAAGAAGTAAAACAAGTATATGCTTGTAATGAAACATTAAAAAATGGAAAGGTGTGTGGGAAAAATGCGAAGTATATGAAACATTGTGGAGAATGTACGTCATATTTATGTATGAAACATTCAAACGGACATATTATTCAACCAAATGGTATGAAAAATATAACAAAATATAATGTGGCTGAATTAAAAAATTGGATAGAGCAATATAACATTGAAATGAATGAAACCATTACAACAAAAAAACAAATGGTTGAAGTTATAAAAAAATGGTTAGATACTTGTTATGTCCCAATACCATCTAAGAAAAAGGTAAAGAATGCTTATACAAACATATTATTATATGGACGTAATATCAAGGATTATTTTGATAAAATATATACGCCTGATATAAAATATGTTTGTATCGAACAACAAATGACAAGTAAAATGAGAATTATTAGTTATATGTTAGCTCAATATTTTATAGGAAAAGATAGTTCTATAGAAATTGTTATGTGTAATGCTTGTTATAAACTAAAGGATTTGGAATCGGAGAAAACAAATTATGATGATCGTAAAAAAAATTCGGTGAAACATATGTTACATTTCTTAGATGATCCCAATTATCAGGATTGGAAAAGTTTTTTTACTAAGAATAAAAAACAGGATGATTTGAGTGATGCTTTTCTTCAAGGAAAGTGGGCTATTGGTAATTATAATTTATAATTTATGATGTTTTTGGTTTGTTTCGTTATACTTAAATATATATTATATTCAAGAAGTATAATTATATGGATACTATAGAATTATCGGATTTTGATATAAAACCAAGCTCATCAACTTATGGTGTTGAATTGTTAATGAATGACAAATCAAAAACAAGTTCAGGTAGTAGTAAAAAGAATAATGATGCTATGTCGGATATTAATCTAGATGATATTAATATATTGGAACAAGAATTGAATGATTTAAGTTTTACTGATACAATGAATGTAAATCAGTCGAGTAATGAAAATATAGGAATCCATACAATGTTTGAAGGTGATATCAAAAATAATGTAAGTTTTGATAATTTAGATGATGATATGGATTTAGATAAACCATCTTTAGGAAAAATGTCATCGAAACATAATAGTGCTACAACAAGCACGTGGGATGGTTTTCAAAAATTCGATGACATTCCATTACATAATGTCGATAAATCATTTCAATCTCAACCTTCTATGTCAAAAGAAGAATTACAAAAAGAGAAATTTTCGTATCTTAGGAAATTAGAAACATTGGAAAGAAAAGGTGTTGAACTATCTAAGAAATATGATATGGAAAGTCCTCTAAATGAAATGATCGGTGAATATGAAACCATTATGGAAGAAAAAAATAAGGCAAATTCTGTTAAATTCCAAGGAAATATGTTAATGGCTGTCATCAATGGAATAGAGTTTTTAAATAATAAGATAGATCCATTTGATTTAAAATTAGATGGTTGGGGAGAACAAATTAATGACAATATGAATGATTATGATGATATTTTTGGAGAATTATATGAAAAATATAAAACTAAGGCGAGTATGGCACCCGAATTAAAATTACTATTTCAATTGGCTGGATCTGGTATTATGATTCATATGTCAAATACATTATTTAGAAGTGCTATGCCGTCAATGGATGATATTATGAGACAAAATCCGGATTTAATGAGACATTTTCAATCAGCTGCCGTAAATTCTATGGCTCCTAAAAATCCCGGTTTCAGTGGATTCGTAAATGGAATAATGGGTCAAGGTAATAACCCACCTCCTCCCATCCCACCTCCTATGAAAACACAAAGTATGGATAATACTTTATATCAATCGCGAGGTGGTAACAATACTTCGGGTAATGGTAACAAAATATTTTCAGAACAAAACAATCAACAATCACAACCTTTTACAAAATCACAACGTCCTGAAATGAAAGGTCCAAGTGATATTTCTTCTATATTATCTAATTTGAAAACTAAGACCATTAATGTTACCAGACAATCCAATGATATGCCACCTCCACCTACCAATAATTATTCAAATTTGTCAGGAAACAATTCGCAAAGACCCTCATCTAGAGCTTCATCTGGAAGAGCTTATAGTCCAACAAATACAAATGACAATAGTGTGATAAGTATTTCAGATTTAAAAGATTTACAAAATGGCGATTTCTCGGCTCCTAAAAGAGGAAGAAAGAAGAAATCTGATAAATCATTAAACACAGTAAATATAAATATCTAATTTCTAATAAAGAAGATAAAAATGCCTTTCATAATAGTATATTAATCAATGTCAAACTTTGATATTAATGATATTGGGATAGATACATTTGCTTCTATGATACAAGTAAAAGGAGGACGTCCTTTTATAAAAAGAGTTTCTTCTATGTCAGGAAAACGCGGATTACAGCCAAATTATCCTATTGTTAGTTATGGTGTTATTGCTATAAAGGGAATTTCTCGTAATTTAGAAATAAGTGTAAATCCTCCATCAATATATATTGATAGATTACCAAGGATAACAAAACAATTGAATGATATTGAATATTTAATGATTTGTAGATCGAATACTTTTGGGTATATTGATTTTATGAAAGGTAATTATTCATTAAATAATTTAGAACACGTTCAAGTTTTAATAAATGAAATGACTATTAGTGAAAAGAATGATATATTAACATTGACCTTTGAAGAATTGTATAGAAGACTTACTAAACCAAGTAAACAACATATAAACGTAAGAAATGATGAGTCTAAAAAAAAATTCGAAAGTCTTCGTAACGGAATAACTGTTTCTGAGGAAATAATAACACTACAGACAATGATAGATTATAGCGATTCTCAATGGATAAATAATGAATGGGAATTTCCAAAAGGAAGAAAAAATTACAAAGAAAAGGATTTGGATTGTGCTAAAAGAGAATTTCAAGAAGAAACTGGAATTTCTTCAACGAATTTACAAATTATTAATAATGTAATGCCTTTTGAAGAAATATTTATAGGTTCAAATCAAAAATGTTATAAAAATGTTTATTACTTGGGTATTATTGATACTGAAGTAGAATTAACCAATTATCAAGAAACAGAAGTAAGTATTATGGAATGGAAATCGTTTAATGATTGTATAGAATCAATACGCGATTATAATGTTGAAAAAAGTTGTGTTCTCACAAACGTTCATAATTTTATTCAAAGTGTTTATTTTATTTAGTTCAATAAATTATCATCATATTAGGTTAAAAATATCAAGGAGTATTCATTTATTTTAATTATGAGGTTAGACCCTAATGTTGCTATTTTTTTGACATTTTATTAATAATATAATATAATATGTCAAATACAATAAATTATGATTTACCAAATGAAATTAATTTAGTTTCTTTATTACGTGGAAAGTCTGAAACAATTTTTCCAAGTAAAACATCCGAGACTAAAATATCTGAACCTAGTAATACAGATAATAAATATATGGAATGTGAAAATTCATCAAATATTTATTCTAAAAAATGTAATTCTCAGTTGTTAGCCTTTGAAAAAGAACAGGGTGATTATTTAAAAGATAATGAATCAAATGATACAACATATCCTTTATTAGATGATCCAAATTTTAATATGAAAATTACAAGAAAAAAGGAGTTTTCTGATATGGGGTATAATGGTGCTATTTATACAGATGTAAAAAAACACGCGAATCAACTTTTAAAAGAAAGGTTCGAATTATCACCTCATCAAATATTTGTTAAAAACTTTCTTTCTTTACAAACACCATATAACTCATTATTGTTGTATCACGGGTTGGGAACGGGTAAAACTTGTAGTGCTATAGGTATATGCGAAGATATGAGAAAATATATGACACGTATGGGTAGAGTAAAAAAGATGTTAATTGTGGCCTCTCCAAACGTACAAGATAATTTCCGTCTTCAATTATTTGATGAAACAAAGTTAAATCTTGTAGATGGTAAATGGGATATTCAAGCGTGTCTTGGAACATCTATTATCAATGAGTTAAATCCGACTGTTTTTGAAGGAGTTGTAGGTATGACAAGAGAACGATTAATACAGTCTATAAAATCTCTTATTGATAGTTCTTATCTTTTCTTAGGATACATTCAATTTGCCAATTTAATTGATAATGTTATTCAAGGAAATATCAAATCAATTGATGATTATATAGATACAATTGAAACCACGAAATTAGAATATGATAAAACAAAAAAAACAAAAAAGAATGTATCACCTGAACTTACAAAAAGTAGGTTGATTTCTATTTTTTCACAGAGGTTATTAGTTATTGATGAAATTCATAATATAAGATATAGTAATGAAAATACAAATAAAATTGTTGCTGAAAATTTTACAAAATTAGTTACAATTGTTCCAAATATGCGTTTAATCTTAATGACCGCCACACCTATGTATAACAACTACAAAGAAATTATTTGGTTATTGAATATTATGAATATAAATGATAGGAGAAGTGTTATAAAATTGACAGATGTATTTGATGAAGATGGTAATTTCTTAGTAAGTGATAGTGGAGAAGAAATAGGAAAAGAATTATTTATTCGAAAAATGAATGGTTATGTTTCTTTTGTTAGAGGAGAAAATCCATACACTTTTCCATACAGAATTTATCCTGACAAATTTTCTTTGTTGAATACATTGAAAAATGTATCAGCCCCCAACGGAACAATACAATTACCGTCTCATAAAATAAATGGTAAATTAATTTTAGAATCAGAAAGACTGAAATATCTTATCCCATATGTTTCTAAAATGAATATATACCAACAAAGAGGGTATCGGTTAATTATTAACAAACTTTCCAATACAAATAATTTTGAAAATATGAATACTTTTGGTTATAAATTATTATTAACATTAATATACGCAACAAATATCATTTATCCTTGTGAAGAACTCGATTATACTGAAGAAGGTGATGATATAAGCGTAGCTAGTGATCTAGATAATATGGAGGATGATTTAGAAAGTGTTGATATGGAAGATTTCGAAACTCAGTTGGGTGGTGCTAAAATAAAAAATCAAGATGACGATCAAGATGAATTTTCTGTAGATGATATTGAAAATAGCGATGAAGAACAAGATAATGATAGTGGTAACGAAGAAGACGATGAGGAAGATGATGAAGAGGAAGAGGAGGAAGAGGAGGAAGAGGAAGAGGAGGAAGAGGAAGATGAAGAGGAAGAGGATGAGGAAGAAGAAGTTAAACCTCGTATGAGAACTAAATGGAATACAAATAAAATTATCGGAACAGATGGACTAAGAAATGTAATGAATTATACAGATACAATGAAACCACCCATTAGAGGAGATTTTGAATATAAGCCAAATACATTAGAAAAGTATGGAAGAATATTTGATAAAAATAATATTCATAAATACAGTTGTAAAATAGATACAATTATGAATAATATATTTACACCAAATGGATTTTGTGAAGGTATTGTATTAATTTATAGTCAATATATTAATGCTGGAATAATCCCATTATCGCTTGCTTTAGAAGAAAGAGGAATTACACGATATGGCGATATGAATAAAAATTTGTTTAAAACAAAACCGTGTGATGATATTGATAGCATTACGGGATTACCTTTGCGTAGTATGGAAAATAATGATAATTTTCAACCGGCAACTTATATTATCATTTCAGGAGATATACGATTATCTAAGAATAACGAACAAGAATTAAAGGAGTGTACTAGAAGTCAAAATGTAAATGGTAAAAATATAAAGGTAATATTAATAACACGAACTGGATCAGAAGGTATTGATTTTAAAAATATACGACAAGTTCACATTTTGGATCCTTGGTATAATATGAATCGTAACGAACAAATTATAGGACGTGCCGTGCGTAATTTCAGTCACCGTGATTTAGAATTTGAAAAAAGAAATGTTATGATTTTTTTACATTCTACTTTATTAAATGATACAGATGATGAAACATCTGATATGTATATGTATCGTATATCAGAATTGAAAGCAATCATAATGGGTAGAGTATCGAGGGTTATGAAAGAAAATGCGATTGATTGTAATATTAATAGTCAACAAAGAAGTTTTACGCGATCTATTATGTCAAAGCATTTAACTGTTCCTATTACACAGATACTATCGGATGGTATTGTCTTAGATGATTATAAAGTTGGAGATGTTCCATATTCATCTATTTGTGATTATATGGGAACTTGTTCTTATAAATGTAAACCGAATAACATTCCCAAAGAATTATTTGGTAGCGATATATCTAGTTATGGTAATTCATATGTAGAAACGAATATGATGAGACTTGTGCCAAAAATTAAGGATTTATTTAAAATGCGTTTCTTTTATAAAAGAGGTGATATTATTCGAATAATAAATTATTCTAAGAAGTATCCAATTGAAGAAATTAATTACGCATTAACGTATATTGTTAATGATGACGTTTCTTATATTTATGACCCATATCAACGTATAGGTAAATTAATAAATATATTGGATTACTATCTTTTTCAACCGCTTGAACTATCTCAATCATCATCATCTTTATTTGAAAAATCAAAACCAGTTGATTATAAACACGATAAAATAAAAATAATGGTTCAAAATAATTCACCAGATAAAACAAGAAATACTATGTATGAAGAAAGCACAGCAACAGATAAAAAGGATGTCAAAGAGTTTCAAAAAGAATATGTCTTTCAACTTGGTAAAAATATTTTTGATAAAATAAAGGAAAATTACTTGTTTTGTATTCAATATTTTGAAAATCAAACATTATCTTTGAAGGGTATAAAAGATTTTTATAAACATTCGGGGTTTATTATTCGTTATTTATCGACTCAATTAGGTTTAGATTTAGAATCTCTTATTGAATATGTTGTGATACATAATATTGATGAATTAAATAAACAAGATAAATTAGAATTGTTAAATTATATTGTGAATGAAACTAATAACAATGATAAGCTATTTCTTATTATAAAAGCATATTTTGAGAAAAATTATTTGAATTATCACGGAAGTAATGTAATTCAATTAGGAAATTATATATGTATTCAAAGGGACTCTTTATTTGAAGTTGCGAATGACATTATATCATTAGAAATATACGAAATGTTAGAAGAAGCTATACGTCCTTATGTAGAAAATTATCCGAATAATCTTGTGAATACAATTGTAGGATTTATTGATTATGAAAATAAATCAAATGTTTTATTATTTAAATTGAGAGATACAAGTAAGGAACAACTTCGTAAAAAAAGTGGTAAAATAGATAAACGTATAATGAATACACACGGTTTTGTAGCATCTACATCTGGAAAGTCAAAGGCAATTGAAGTTTTAAATATCATTGTTAAAACACATCCCAAAACGATAACGTTAGATGTAGAGAAATATACAAAAGAAAATAGTAAGATTTTTATAGAACTTGATGTATGTATTATTCAAGAATTTTTACTAAGATATTATCAAGATATAACCAGTGATGATATGCTGTATTTTTATTCGTATGAGAAAAAAGTTGTAATGGATCGTTTGAGTGAATAAACATAATAATAAATAAAAATGAAATGTTGTTAAAAGAAAATGTGTTGTAATAACAAATAATAGGAAATAAAATGCTAAGAAATGATGAAGAAATCTTTCAACCAGCGATTTTAACTAAAAGAATTACATTGGAAATGGTTTTAGTAGACAAATTTATTCAAACTACATTAACAGATATTCTCAAGAGAGAATTAGAGGGAAAATGTAGTGTAGAAGGGTATATAAAATCAAATAGTATAAATATTACAAATTATTCAAGTGGAAATCTTAAAGGAAGTAATATTGTATTTGATGTTGCTTTTCAATGTCTTGTATGTTATCCAGTTGAAGGATTGTTATTGAAGGTAAAGGCTGTAAGTATTAATACTGCCGGTATTAAAGCAGAAAGTGTGTATTATGCTACGAATGAACCATCTATAGCATCTGGCGGTATTGTTCCTACACCTTATGTTTTATTTATTTCTAGAAATCATCACCAAGATAATGATATGTTTAATTCCATTCAACCCAATGATACCTTTATTGCTCGTGTTATCGTCCAACGTTTTGAGTTAAATGATAAATATATATCGATTATAGGAGAAATTGTATCAAAATAGAATGTAAAAAAAATAAAATAATATGTATTGTTAAATGACAACAGTTAATTGTACGGTTCCATCGGCAACTTGTTGTTTAGTTCTTAATCCTGGATATAATCCAAATCCACCTCGTATCGGATATAGAAGTAGCACGTGTAATACATTATATCCAGATGAAACAAATGTTTTTACTCCTACACAGCAAGAATTAATAAAACAACAATACAAAGGAAATGTTTTACAATATAAGGCAAATTCATCAAATTATAGTAAAAATACAATTTATTCAAAAATAATACAGGGGACTTGGACGAATCGTAAAAGATGTTATGCTAGTCAGCGTGTAAAATATACAAATCCAAATACACAATTTTTTGCTCAAGAAGGTAATTCTAATATTCTTTTGAATGGAGTTTCTACAAATTATCCGGTTACGTGCCCTCCATATTCTAATCTTGTTTATTATAATTCAAACCAACGGGCTAATCCTGCTATAGGAGTTATTTCGAATGGTGGTGTGTTTATTTGTAATAAACAAGTAAATCCTTGTACGGGCTATGTTAAAACCAATCCACCTGTAAATTATTGCTTTTCTACTACGTGTAGTGATGTCCCTGGTAGGGAAACCTTTTTATGTTATAAATCTACAAATAATCCTTATTATCCAAAACCTAAGAGAATAATGACAGATGTTGGTATAAAATTCCCAATTAATTATAAACCATTGCCTTGTAGTTCAGCTAATGCGACACCTTCGGAAGTGAAAAATTGTGTATAAACATATCTTAAGAAACTCTTAGATTGGGATTTATACACATATCCATTGTTGGAAAAACGTCCCCACTAGCACATTGATGTGCTTCAGATATTTCAGAACAATATCTTGAATCTCTTTGTTGTCCGATAAAACAATATCCAACTGGCGTATTATATTGAACGCTATTTACATATTGTTTATCATCATCTTTTTGTTGTTGTGCTGCTATTTGAGGGGCTGTATTTACAATATTAAATGATTGTTCGTTTGTATTTTGTATTGTTTTCGTTGGATAAGCACTTTCATTTACACCATTTCCTTGAATACCTGAAATAATTGTTCCAGAAACAGCTTTGTTTGTTGTATCTATGCTTGTGGTTACATCACTTATTCCACTACTAACTACACTGGTTGTTGCCGCAATTGTAGTGCCAGTAGCTACTCCAAAATAATGTAAAATATTCAAAAAAATAGGTGTGATTATATTTGATATTCTTTGAATAATGTTACCTATAATGGTAAATAAATTTATGTTAAAATACGCTAATATAAAAATAATACAAATTACGATAATAACAACAACTGAAATATTTGAAAATATAGAAGGTGGGTTTGTTGGTTGGTTTGTATCAGATAAATAAACCCCCTTATTTTTATCTAAAGTCATTCTGGATACATAATTTTGTAATGTATTTGGTTGTGTATATTCTCTATTCATATAAACTTAGAGGAGCAAATTAATTTGTTGTATTTTTATTAATTGTTTGTATATTTGATTTGTATTCTCCATTATTATTTCCATATCCATATCTCCATTGAAAATGGGTATATTCATATCAATGTTGGATGTTATCAACGAAATAGCAAAATATATTAAATATTTCTTAGATTGTTTGGAAGTTTGTGAATACTTTATCGTAAATAAATGTAATGCTGATGTTGTCAATGTCTTAAATATAGCCCCCTTTTCTTCTGCCATTTTTATAATTATTTCCCATACAATCCAAATTATATCTTTACTATGAGATGTTGATACCTGAACGAGTGCTCGAACCCCTGATGTAGATTTTTCTTTATATTTGAGTAATATTTTTTCATAACCCAAAATAAATTCTAACCAATAATATGCTCTAAAACAATTTCCTATTTTCAAATTAAAAACAAATTCGTTGAAAAATATCATCATATGTTTCGGATCATCTTCTCTATAATAAGGAAGAATATAGTCATCATTAATAGCCCTATATTTTGTATGTATTAACGTCATATTATAATCATCTTTTGGCACATCAACGTAATTCATTACACATAATTTATTGGATAAACATAACATTACCATTATTTCGCAAAATATCATTCGTATTTGTTGATGATTTCTTAGTTCAAATGGATTATCATTTGTTTCATATAATAGTTTGAATGATTTGAAACGTTTATCAATGTAAGTAATTCCTTTTGGATTACTTACATTTATGTAGGTTGAATAAAAATAAAAAATTATATCCCATAGACGTTCAAAATGATTCGAACATATTAATTCTACACTCCAATAACAAGATGCGTGTATATCCGATACTTGTAAAGAGTGTATTAATCTACTTTTTACATCTGTTAATTTATAATTTGAAAATGTGGATGTTTTGAAACTATCAATATTTCTTGTGTCACTAATCATATGAGTTAATTAGTTTATTTTTTTTATAATTTCTTAGTTATATGTTGGAAAAAATTATATGTATTGTAATTGCTCTCTATATTGTATTCAAATTATTAGAATACATAAATTATCAGAATAAATTTATTGAAGGAATGGAAGGAATTGGAATAGAATTTCCGGATGAAAAAAAATATACATATATTCGAGGCACAGAGCTATACGATGACTTTTATTCAAAAATTTACGATAATTTACTAGTTAGTTCTCATAAAGATAAATATATTATTAATCAATTATCGGAAGGGAAAATAAATTTGAATAACTCTAGTAATATTCTTGATATTGGTTGTGGAACTGGTAATATGACAAATGAATTATATAAATCTGGGATGGTAAATGTAATTGGTTTGGATATTTCAACAAGTATGATTACACAGGCAAGAAAAAAATATCCAGATAGAACATTTGTTCGCGGTGATGCGTTAAATCGCGTTTTATTTCCACCTAATATGTTTTCTCATATTTTATGCGACTATTTTACTTATTACTACTTTTCAAATAAGCATTTATTTTTTAAAAATTGTTATTATTGGTTACGACCAGATAGTTATTTAATTATCCATTTGGTTGATAAATATAGGTTTGATCCCGTTGTTCCATCCGCTAATCCTTTATATTTAGTTAACGCTCAAAAATATGCTAAACAAAGAATTACTAAATCAAAAGTTACCTTTTATGGATATGACTATTCATCCCAATTTATAGTAGAGGATAACAAAAACAAAGATGTAAGTATATTCAAGGAAACTTTTAAAAATAAAAAATCAGGTGCTGTTCGTAATCAAGAACACGTTTTGTATATTGAACCAATGGAGGTAACTATAGATGTCGCAACATCTGAAGGGTTTGTATATGTATCAAGAATAGATTTACTACAAGTTCAATATGAATATCAATATATTTATATTTTGTATAAACCGAAGTGAATGATGATTTAACAGTTTATTATACTCATAATATTATATATTAATACATTATGAATAATCAATTAGAAAAATTACAACAAAAACCAAAGGTTCAACCATTTCGACCAGTAACAATTCAGCTAAACAAAAAAAATAAATTAAATACGGAATTAGAAAAGGATGAGAGGAAGGAAAAAATTATTACACAAAAAATTATAGATAAAACAAATAATAATATTGATAGAAATGAATTATTAAAAAGATTCAACTTATCTAAAATTCAATCAAAAAAGAATTTAGAAATCCCTCAATTGGTTGAAAAGGATAATACTATTCTTTCTAAATTAAGAGAGAGTAATCGCGAATTAACAAAAGAAATTGAAATAAATGATAAAATGTTATCTGATGTCAAGGAAGTTATTGAAACAAGTAATGTTATTCGATCGTCATTAGATGATTTACAAAAAGAAGGGGAAAATATAGAACGTGAATATGATTTAGAAATGGAACAAAAAATACAAGCAGATATTCCGGGAGAACAGGATAAACAAGATGATGTCATTTGGAATACAAATTCAATATCTTTTTTCCCAAAGGATGTTCCGAGTGTATTACCTACAATCTACGAAGAAGTAGAGACCACAGCTGTAGATGACTCCGATGAACCCCAAGAAAAACCAGAGAAACGACATCAAGGCACAAATAAGAAAATAAATGATACAATCGGGACACCACCTCAAGAAGGGGAAGATGGTAACGAAAAGGAGGATGATATACATAAGGATGAGGAGAGTGAAATGAAGAAACAACCTAAGACCATTAAAAAAAAGGTTCCCAGGAGTAGGGGTGAAACGGGTGAAGGTCAATCGATTCATACTGACAATACAGATGATTTGGATGAATATAAACAACTCCTTCAACCATTGGGTGGTGTTAATGAAATACAACGACATCAATCTTATTACTTAAGTAACCGAAAGTATTTTCTTAATTTTATTAATAATATTTTTCTTAAATACAGAGACCAATTAAATGAAGAACGAAGTATGATTAATTGTGAAAATATTATGAGTAACAATGTTCGCAAATTTTCTTTATTACTTCACCAGAATCTTATTGTGGATTATTTGAATATATACACACCTTATAGAGGCCTTTTATTTTATCACGGTCTAGGTTCTGGAAAAACTTGTTCTTCTATAGCTATCGCAGAAGGTTTTAAAACAACTAGAAATGTATATGTTATGTTACCTGCTTCTTTGGAAGATAATTATCTGAAAGAGATAAAAAAATGTGGTGATTATCTTTATAAAAAGAACCAACACTGGAAATGGATTCCGGTAACATCCGACAATAAAGCTTTAAAAGCTTTTGAAAAATTAATGAGTGTTCCTTCTGATTTTCTTAGGAAATACAAAGGTGCGTTCTTTGTAGATGTAAACAAACCCGCTAACTACAATAAATTATCAATTGAAGATAAAAAATTACTTACTCGACAAATTGATGCGATGATATCAAATAAATATAATTTTTTACATTATAATGGATTAAACACGAAAAAGTTTAATGAATTAACGAAAAATGGAACAATTAATCCTTTTGATAATAGCGTTGTGATTATTGACGAAGCTCACAATTTTGTTAGTTTAATTGTAAATAAATTGAAAATAACGAAACCTGTTACATATGATAAAAATGGAGATATTGTTACCGAACCTGTTTATTTGTCATTAAAAATGTATGAGTTATTATTGAATGCTGTAAATATTCGTTTAGTTCTTCTTACTGGAACTCCTATTATTAATTATCCAAATGAAGTTGGTATATTATTTAATATTTTAAGAGGTTACATTAAAACGTGGAATATACCGTTATCTGTTGAAAATAAAAAATGGACGAATGATGAAATTCGTGAATTATTTAAAAAATCAAATAACATTGATTATTTACATTACGATCCTTCTAGTAAAATAATTACAGTTACAAGAAATCCTTATGGTTTTGAAAATACATTTGTAGGAGATGATGATAGTGATTACAATGGTGTAACTAACGAAAAAAGACAGGCTAAAACACCTTATGGTAAAACAGTTTATCGAAATAAAGGTGAAATAACAGACGATATTTTTATTCAATTATTTTTATCAGGCCTTACAAAAAATGATATTAAATTTGATAAATCAAAAGTAACTATTGAAAAGTATAAAGCTCTTCCAGATAATTATGATGAATTTATGGAAATGTTTTCACCCGAAGAAAGCACTCTCGGTATTCAAAAGAAGGCAAAGGGTGAAAAATTGTTGAATACATCTCGTCCAGTTATTCAAACTAAGAAAAAGGCAGGTGATAATGTTGATGTATTTCAAGTAGTTCAAGATAAAAAACTTGAAATAAAAAACTCTAATTTATTCAAACGACGTATTGTAGGTCTTACATCTTACTTTCGCAGCGCACAGGAGGAGCTTTTACCATCATTTGATCGTTCTACAGATTACTTTGTTGTAAAAATAGATATGAGTGAATATCAGTTTAAATTATATGAAACAGCGCGAGCATATGAAAGAAAAATAGATAAAAAATCTAGAAGTCCGGGTGATGTTTTTAAAACTCAAACAAGCTCATATCGTATTTTTTCTAGATTATTTTGTAATTTCGTAATGCCTACAGAAATTCCTCGACCTGTGCCATTCGATACATCAGAAAAATCTGATAAAGAAAGTAAAACCCAAGCAGAAAGTAAAACTCCCAAAAAGGCACCAAGAGTTCCAAAGGAAAAGGTTAACAAACCAACTGAACCAACAGAAGGTTCTGTTCCTCCCAAGAAACGTGGCAGGCCGAAAAAGGTTGTAGGTGGGGCTGAATCGGATATTCGAGATAAAACATATATGGATATTGAAGGAAATGCTGGTATCATTGATGGAGATGAAGAGAATGAAGAAAGAAATGATGATGGAGATGAAGAAATCAATGAAGATGGTGGAGTTGACGATGCTATGGAAGATGAAGATTATATTGAACCCGAAGTAAGAAATGAAAGTGAAGATGTAGATCTAGATAACAATGGCGAGAACGAACAATTTGACGATGAAGGTATAGATATGGAATATTCCGAAATGATGAAAAGAGCATTTCAAGAAATAGAAGAACACAAAGAACGATATTTATCAATTGATTCGTTAAAAATATATAGTCCTAAATTTGCGATTATGATTGAAACAATACAAAATCCTAATAATATTGGATTAAATTTAATATATAGTCAGTTCAGAACTTTTGAAGGTATTGGGTTATTTACACTTGCTTTACAAGTGGCAGGATATACTCAGTTTAAAATAGCAAAAAATGAAAGTGGGGAGTGGGATTTAAATATGTCAGAAGAAGATATGGCTAAACCGAAATATGCTTTATACACTGGCAAGGAAGACCCTATAGAAAAGGATATAATACGTAACATTTACAACGGTGATTGGGATGGGGGTGATGTTCCTAAATTAATTGTTTCCAAATTAAAAAGAATTAATGCTAATAATAATTTGGGTGAAATAATAAAATTGTTAATGATTACTGCTTCTGGTTCAGAAGGTATTAATCTAAGAAATACAAGATACGTACATATTATGGAACCATATTGGAATCCAATAAGAATTCAACAAATTATTGGACGTTCGAGAAGAATTTGTAGTCATTATCGTCTTCCAAAGGATTTACAAAACGTCCAAGTTTATGTTTATGTCATGCAGTTTTCTCCAAAACAAAAAACAGAAGCTTCTATTGAATTGAAATTAAATGATATAAGTAAATTTAATTCTAAAAATGTTATTACTACCGATGAAGCGTTGTATGAAATAACTACTATTAAGGAGACATTTAATGAACAATATATAAAGGCTATCAAAGAATCGTCGATTGATTGTAGTGTTTATATTGATATGAATTCAAAAGAAGGATTACGATGTATGTCTCATCCAAGTGCTAATAAATTGGAATATTTATACACTCCAAATATATCGAAGGATGAAACAGATGCGAATTTAGATAAAAATATTTATAAGATTACTTGGAAGGGAATACCCGTTGAAATAAATAGTAAAATGTATATATTGAAAAAGGGTGATAATCCTTACAAACAAGAATTATATGATTTTGAAAATTATAAACAAAAAAATCTTGTATTGGTTGGTTATGCTGTAAAAGAAAAGAAGGGCGCACGAGTTAGCCCACCTTACTTTGTTCCTATCTAATTTGTTTGAACTAAGAAAGAAAAATACAGATTGTTGGGTTTTCTCTCATACTCATACACACATACAATTTGTTTTATAAATAAAAATGAATTGATTCAGTATTTATAATTATATGTCATTCAAAATGAGTGATACTGGTTTTATATTTTCATTAGTGTCTGATGTATTTCCTGATTTTAGGAATATATGGTATAGTCCTATTATACCATATAATCTTCTTGGTGTTTATCGTGTAGAACAAATAATGGAAATTTCAGATTTTACTAGAAAAAGATTAGGTATTCATACATACCTGGAAAATAAGGTAAATGTATATAACGAATTTTTAAAAATATCGGTAGAAGATGCTATAGCTTTATTAAACAAAATTGGTAATAATAAAAAAAATATGGATATGAGAAATGTAAAGGTTTGTAATGTATGTTATAAACCTTATAAAACAAAAAGTGGTTACAATTCACATATACTAACAAAGAGTGGATGTATACCATCCAACAAGGATTATTCTTGTATATTTTGTAATCAGCTTTTTACTACTATTAGTCACGTAAGAAAACACTATCATTCTTGTGAATTATCTATAAAAAATCACGTATATTTGACTAAACTCAATAACAAAAATAAACCAACTCATAAAAAGACAAAACTTTAATATAAAATTATCGCACTGTTAGTGTAAAACTTTTGTTTCAGAGTTTTCGAAAGATAAAAAGACCCAATTTACTTTTACTTTTTATTTTTCAAGAAAATATTTTTATTTTATTTTTGGACTTTTTGAAAGACAAGGAGATATACTTTTCCAATTCTTCTCTTGAGGAAAATGGAAGGATTTTAATAATTAATTTGTTAGCTTAATAAGTAACAAATTATTTCTTTATAAAATTTCTTGTGATGCTAGGGCCAAAATTTTCAAAAATGATAATTCTGGCTCTAACTTTTGTTAATTGTTATTATCAAATAAAATAGTAAAATAATATATAAATTATTTTTATAATATCATATAACAAAAATGCGAATATATTATGGAATCTCCGCTAACTTTATTGATGTTACTGACATCTGTTTATCAAAACTACTAAATAACAATGTTATTACGATTCCTTCTTGTGACGCAATTAGAGCAAACTATTTTTCCGATCCTTTAGTTGGAATTCATAAAAGCATTTTCATATCAATAGATGATGAGTTATTTGAATACGACGAACATAAAATTGTAAAAATAGATTTGACATCTAATACGATAGAAGCTATGTGTTCCAATGAAATTAATTATAAAATTAACAATATACACTCTAAATTATCTATAAAATATGGTAGTTTATATGAAGAATTACCAGAACAAAAAATGGTGGTTATGTATTTGAATGGAGATGAAAAAATTTTAGAGATTGGTGGAAACGTAGGAAGAAATTCGTTAGTTATAGCATCTATTTTACACGATGAAACGAACTTAGTTACATTAGAATGCGATAACAATATAGCAGATCAATTAATGGAAAATAGAAATTTGAATAATTTCAATTTTCATATAGAAAAATCCGCATTATCAAATAGAAAATTAATCCAACGAGGATGGGATACTAAACCGAGTGATACTCTAGAGAGAGGTTATAATTGGGTCAATACAATTTCATTGGATGAATTAAAAAATAAGTATAATATTGAATTTGATACATTAGTATTAGATTGTGAAGGTGCTTTTTATTATATTTTAATGGATATGCCTGAAATATTGGATAATATAAATTTAATAATTATGGAAAATGATTATCACGATATAAACCATAAGAATTATATTGATGGAGTATTAACTCAAAATAATTTTAGGGTGGACTATAGCGAATGTGGAGGTTGGGGTCCGTGTTTTTCAAAATTTTTTGAAGTGTGGAGAAGATAATAAATTTATTAGATATACAGGCAAAATAGGCACCATATCCAATAATTTAAATATAATTATATAGATAATTTATATGAACTCAACTATAAAATGCGATGTATGTTTGAGAGATTATAAAAATAGGTCAAATTATGATAAACATATAAGAATGAATCGGTGTAGAGTTCGAATACCAAATGATGTCAAGTGTAGTTATTGTAATAAGATGTTTTCTACAAAATATAATAAGATACGACACGAGAATAAGTGTCATCAATCTCATTCAACTGAAATACAATTGTTAAAAGAAGAATTAAAATCAATAAGAAATGAAATTAAAACGTCAAATAAAAATAATACAAATATTTTGAATGGTAATTTAACTCAAAATATTACAAACAATACATTCATATATAAATTTGGAGAAGAAACTATGGACCACATCACAAAAAAGCAATTAATATATCTTTTTAATAGATGTTTTGGCTCAATACCTGAATTTGCTAAGCTTACATATTTTAACAAAGACGTGCCCGAAAATTGTAATGTATATTTACCGAATGTAAAAGATAGATATGCTTGTTTTTTCAATGGAACTAGGTGGGAAATAAAAAGAAAGGATGAAATTATTAATGATATATACGAGACGGCAGAAGCATTTTTAATAGATAAATTTGATGATTTAAAATCTGAGTTGGGGAGTGAAACTCTCAAAAAATATACACGTTGGTTGAACGAACATACACAAGATGAAAGAGAGAATGTAGCAAAAGAAAAAATCAAATTACTTTTGTATAATGAAAAAGATATGGTGATTGAACTAAGAAAAAAACACAAGAATGGAAAATTAGAAAGTTGTATGTTATCATTTCAATCCAATATAGATAATTTAATAACAGACTATTCAGAATAATATTATTTGTTTAATCTCGAATGATTGTTAAACATACAATTTCCAATATTCAACGATTGAGAAGAAGGGTTACCATTAGCACATACTTTATCATAATCTTGAAATAATAAAAAATGAGGATTTAAGCTGTTAGATGGACCTTGTAACTTGCTTGTTGTCATAGTAAAATTAAATAAATTACTTTTACTATGTGGGATGTATACATTATCGTCTGTCTTAGATAACTTGATGTGTTGATTCCTGAGTTGGCTTTCTGTATTAATGTTACTTGAAAACCCAGAAAATGGAGCTTTCCTATTGCCTGGATAGAAGTATGTATTTGTATCGTAGGTTGAATGTTGATTGTTATACAACCCCAATCCATCACCATTATCTTTCTTAGGCAAAACACAAGGGGGAGAACCAAAATCATATTTTGGTTGAACGACGTAGCGAGTGTTTACACTAGGAATACTAAAGTATGGTTGTAATCCTTGAGAGGGAACGTTTCGTTTCATAATTTCGTTGTTAATTTGATTATGTTTTATCTGTATCTCGTCCATTATAGTATTATTTCATATTAAATTTATTAAATAAATCGGATATAGTTTGTATCAAATTTATATCTGTTGTCAGTATTGTAATACCCGAGCTATAAGCTATTTTACGGTCTAAATCTGTGAATACAAACTTCTTTTTTGTAAACATTGTATAGAAAGGATTAAATCTTACAATTAAAAACACACACACATAAATTCTTATATAATATGATACAATTGATAAAATCATTTTTGTTTTGTCGCTGTAAAAATTAACAAATGATAAAAATATTAATATCCATATGATTGTTATGCCTATATTGAAAATAAAATTATTTGTTTCGTATAACAATCGATAAATACCCATATAATAAGGTTGTATTTTATTTGTATAAAATGTCTAAAGTATTTTACATATAATTTATATGGATACCAAAGAAAATGAAGAGATTTTATCTGTATTCTCTTCTTTTATGTATAATCGTAAATATAAAATACATTGCGTAGACAAGGAAACACCGATAAAACCAAAGAATGTATCAACCTTAAAGGATTATAAATTTTATAATAAACGTTTGTTGAATATTTACAAAACGTTGTTAATAAACAAACAATGCCAATCGTCTAATTGTGAAACGAACGAATACATAAATAATATTCCTAATGATTTGATAGAATTAGGAAATAAATTTATTGAAGAAAGTATTCTCTTTTTCAAACGTGAAGATAGAAATGAAATAATACAAAAAGAATTATTTGAAACAGAGAATGAAGCAAATGATGAAAGTGATAATTCATTGGAACCATTGGAAAATACAAATGAGATAGATAGGAAATTTTACCAATCCAACCATAATTCAACATCAAATGGAACATTTCAGATTATCGAAGATGAAAATGAAAACTTGAATGGATTGAGACTTTCATTACCTCAACAGAGGCAATATAATCTCCGTGATAATTCCCTTCGTTTGAAAGGTATAACTAAGAATAATAATATGTCTATTTTATATGAATCAGACGAGAAAGAAGAACCACAAACCAAATAAAAAAATAAAACCTCATACAAATAGAGCATTGTTGGCATACAAAAATAATATAGTTCAAATGCCATATACTGGAATTTCATATAAAAAGCGGATTTGTGGTCCTAGAAAAAAAGGGGATGTGAATCATTTTACTTGTTATACAAATGATATTTTAGAAAAAATAAAGGATATGTGGAATAAAAAACATCCAGATAACCCAATACGTACAACCATCCCAATAGAAATATGGAAAGAATATCAAATAAAAATAGGACGGATATGTGATAACGAAGAATGTTGGATAACAAATAATACAACAGTTAATAACAATGGTCTTTTTGCTCCTCCTAAACCAACATATGAAAATAAAAATGAATGGTTATCTAATATTGATATCGCGAATGTATTAAAACAATACGAATCATTATATTATTGTTTTGAATTCTTAGGACCCACCCCAATCGATTATGATAGCAAACACGAATCGGGGTTTGTATGTAATAAAATAGTAAATTTCAAATTAAAAAAATATATAGATGAACGAAAATCCAAAATAGGAATTGTATTTAATTTAGATAAACATACACAAGGTGGTTCTCATTGGGTTTGTCTTTTTATTAATTTGAAGCAAAAGTATATATTTTATTTTGATAGTATTGGAAATAAAATGCCACCACAAATAAAAAAATTAGTTGATAAAATAGTAACACAAGGTAATGAATTGTCACCTCCAATACAATTTCGCGTTGAAATAAATAAATTACAACATCAGCGTAAGAATAATGAATGTGGAGTTTATTGTTTATTTGTAATAACTACTTTACTACAGGATACAAAAAATATTTACGAATTAAAAAAAGAACGGTATCCTGATGAGGATATTTACGAATTACGTAGTATATTTTTCCAAAACGGTTAAAGAATTTATTCATATTATTTTATTATGGAATTTTTAGGAGGAGAAAATATAGATTTGTTACTTGAAGTATGTGAAGATATGAAAATATCAAGAAATACATTAATAAATTACGCAAAAGTATTTTATGACAATACTCCCGATACATCTTCAATAGATATTATGAATTTGAATAAATCTTTTTTATTACATATGAGTCATCAGTCATCAACGATTGGTATTTATGATAAAAAAGAGGGTAATGGCACACCATTGGTAGAATATAAAAATGAGTATGCGTTAAAAGTGCCACCACAACCATCTTTCTTAGATACAGCTGAAGTTAGCACCGAAGAATTGGATATTTTAATTCAACAAAAATTAAAGGAACGTGATAATGAATTGAGTGAAATACAAAAACTATATAATCCGGATGATAAAATTGAAAGTGTGAAATTAATTAAAATAAGTGATGTATTAGCAGATTTAAATGTATTTAATGATGACGATGACCTTATTGCGAATGAAGCAAGTAAACAAAAAGTAAGTATTGGAAATACAATTGTATATAATTATAATCAAACTGATCCTCCACAACAATTAAATACTGGTGAAAATATGAATGATAAAATAGAAGGAATTTTCACTTCATTAACCGCGATAGTGGAACATATGAATATTATAGATAAAAAGTTAGATAGTTTGGCTTTATCGATTGATCTTTTACAAAATAAAACATAAAAGGATTTTGATTTATAAAAAATATTATATGGGGGATAGAGTAACACAAATGATGGAGATCCAGTCAAAGGCATTGGACTTGTTTACAAGAAAAAATGCTGATTATGGGGACGCATTCGCCAAATATGGAGTTATAGGAGTATTGATAAGAATTCAGGATAAAATACAACGGGCATTGTCAATAACAATAAATAATATTACTTTGGTCGAAGATGAAGGTATATCAGATACAATGATTGATTTACATAATTATGCTGCTATGGCATTAATGTTAATGGAAGAAGGAAAAGCAGATAAATATTCCGATGTATTATCTGAGTCAGAGACTGATAGTCAATGTATTAATTTTATTGAATTGGATGAAGGAGATGAAAATATACACGATTCCGGAATACCATTTAATCCTTATGAAAAGTTATACACATATACGTATGGAGATAGTCAAGAAAATGATATCGAATATGGAGAATATCAAGATGCTGAACAGCTTCAGGAAGTTTAGATACTTGTCATTTTTTTAAAAATAACTAAATCATCATATCTTTTTTTAAAATATCTATTTGCGAATGTTTTACAAGTAATATTAATATGTGTATCTTCTATGGTAACATTAGTTAAATTTACAACGCCTTGTAAAGTATAAGGTGATTTAGTTAAATCAATCATTCTAATGTGAGACCCTATTTTTAAATCACATACATTTTGAATAAAAACGTATGTGGTTAAGGCATCGTTTATTCCCTTCCTTTTTTTTATATCAGTAATTAACGAATTGACAATTTTTGTATTCATCTGTATAATATGTATAATATACAGATGAATTTAATTTCTTTTTATAAAACATAATAGATTTAAAATGGACGATAAGAAAACAAACGATGGATTTATTCAACACGTATTTAATTTTGATGAAGAACACCGTGGAGAAATGTTAAATATTCTCCAATATACGTTTCTTTCTATTATACCACTTATAGTAATAATTAAATTAATTGAAAGAATTATCCCTGATGCTGATAGTCAAAAAGGTTCGATTGAATTAACAGGTGAAATATTAGCGGAAATATTTATATTCTTTATGGGATTTTACTTTACCAACAAAACATTACTATACATTAAACCTTATTCTGAAATTGAATATCCCACAATTGTATTACAATCTCTGTCATTTATGTTTATTATTTTAAGTATGAATACAAAAATATCGAATAAGGTAAATATTTTGGTGGATAGATTATCTACGGCGTGGAATGGAGGAAATTCTTCCAATGATAAAAAGAAAAAAACAAATGTAAAAGTATCACAACCGATATCTAATTCAAATGTTTCTAATCAATTACAACAGCAACAACAACAATCGTATAGTGATACTAGTTTAATTAATAGTTTACCCAATACAACATCTCAATATACACCACAACAAGAAGATCCAAATTTTAATGCTATGTATCAACAAAACAGTCAGACTCCATTAATTGGAGCAAATTCCCCTGCTTATAATGATGGTAATCAAATTATGGCTGCGAATGAATTGTTAGGCAGTCAAGGTTCTGGATTGTGGTGATCTTCTAACCGGTTTTTGATATTCAAATATAATTGGTTTATCCAATCCATAAATATATTCATAAATGTGTTGAATAAGTATATCGCTGAAATTGCTATTTTTGAATATATATGGAATACTTGATGTATAAAACTGTATCCATATTTTATTGTTGTGTTTTTTAAATAAATTTATTTCCTTTATGAAAGTAGCAATAAGTGCTGGACGTACATATATAGTATTTCTTCTAATGCGAGTTTTAACCAATTTTTCCATTCGCATTAGAATATTAAATATACGATACAACAAATAATATGTATTATTTACAGACAGAGTATTTTTATATTTTTCATCCATTCCTTTTGTCATCCATAAAACCATTCGTTCTTCATTAAATCGTCTCATCATTTGAATACATACATCTAAATGATTACGACATACAAGCTTTTTATGTTTAACCACTTGTTCGACACATTCAGAAACTGAATAAATTACGGTATTAAATTCCCTGAAAATACTAACAATCTTTTTATTTAAAAATGCTTCTTCAATTTGAATTTTATGTAACTCAATTGCTTGAATAGCGGACAATTCGCGTCTTGCTGTTTCAATACGTTTATCTATTGAACACATTTTTTTTATAATAGGTTTGATTATGTGTTTGTGATGAGTATCAACAAATAACATCATATGTTTTTTTACAGGTTCGTAAAAGAACAATTCGCATCGTTCAACCCTATCTTTATATTCTCCTTCAATAAAATCCCAAGGTTCCCATTTCAACCCATCTTGTGATAATTGGAATATTTTTAAAGTATTCTTTTTTAGCATTGATAACACAATAGGATGAAAGTATAAATCTTTTATGGGTATCAAATGACAAGTATCTCGAAACTGGATATAAGGTTGGATAGCTAGACAATTTACTTCTATTTTTTTTATTAGTTCCGCTTTAGATTTCTCCAAAAGTTCAATACGAGAGAATCGTAATTCTCTTTTCTTGAACGAATCCTTTGTGATTTTCGCTATCGTTTGCTCTTCTTTCATCTTGAAGAATTTATATTAATTTAATATTTGTAAAAATATTTCAGATCATTTTTTTATTAAAATAATGGTTTAAAAAATATATACAGATATATTTATCACATAATGAAATCAAGAGTTACCAAGTTAACTAACGCAAATACCGGGACTACCGCGAGACAACCTGCTGCCGGACATCAACTAGCACCGCAGCAGATTCGCCAAGCCCAACCAGGTGGTTATGGGAGAGGAATGCCGGAATATTCTCAAGGAGCACCACAGGTGAGTTGGCAACAACCTGTTGTTACACAAGGATATACCCAACCAGTGTATCAACAACCACCCCAAACACCATCTAGACAATTTCAACAAAAAAATCAATTCGGTTCTCATCCACATATGGAACAAATGGATGGACCTCCTCAAGTTATTCATCACGGAAAAATCCAGATGAAAGATGCTATTACTTTAATTACTCTTAGATTGGCGAAATTGGAGGAAATGACATCTACGCCTGGATTTCATTCAGCAATGAATGGTTCTGTAGGAGGTAGTGATGTAGATGGTGATAATGTAAGTGCCGAGATAATTGAAAGTATTAATGAAAGATTGGGTGGTTTGGAACAAGCTGTTGGATTACTATTTGAAAGAACGACAGATCTTCATTCTCAATTAGAAGAAATGAAAGTAAATATACAATTACTTGTAGATGGAACTAGTATCGATCACAATGATTTAATTATTCAACCTTCACAACTTCAGGATGATACGGTGGATGTATTTCAAAATAGTTCAACACAACCGACTACTCCACCCTCAACACAACCTGTAACAGTTGACACAGATGAAAATGAAGAAGAAGAAGAAACTGATTTATAATATCTTTATAAAGTTATATAAATAATAGTGTAGATATAGTAAATATTATGGACGAAATAGATAATATTATGGAACGTATGTGTGTAACAGATAATAATAATAATCTACATATATATCCAATTATATTACTTGAAATTCAAGGAGATGAAGATAGTCGAAATTCAACCGTAATAAATTATATATTTGATAAAATAGATAATTTATTATCAACTGGGGATAATATTAATTTTCACGTTCATACAGATAGTTTAAAGATAAGCCAAACACCCAAATATAAAAAAATAGTATCTCTTTTTATACAAATCGTTACAGTTAAATATTCAACAACAATGTTAGATAAATGTTATTTATATGACGTAAATAGAGCAATGAAAGTTATATTGGATCTTATTCGCCCAGCTCTTCCAGCAGTAGTAAAATCTAAGATGGTTATAGTAAAAGAGGTAAATGACGATAATGAAGAATGACACGAGAATGATGCGGTTAATCGTTAATGTTTTTTTACAAAAATATGTTATGACTATTATAAATTATTTTTTCAGTATATTTATTTTTATGGTTGTGTTATTTTTCTACGTACATATTTTATTTCATTATAAAGTTGGCAATGAATTAGAAATTTATGAAATAACTGATGTATGTAAAGATAAATTAGAAGAAATTTGCGATATAAGACAACCTGTTATATTTGACGTATTAGATAGTGAATTAAATTTATGTAAAACATCGACGTTAGAATATGTTACAAAAGTATATGGAGCTTTCGATGTAAAGATAAAGGGCACAAGTAACGAAACGGATATGGTTCCATTAAATATGAAAAAAGCAGAGGATTTATTTTTACAAGATAAAGAAGGAAAATATATTAGTTATAATAATCAAGAGTTTCTTAGTGAAACTGGGATTCATAAAAATATAGAATATTATGATGAATTGTTTCGCCCTGTTTCTATCAATAATTCTTATTATGACATATTATTTGGTTCTGAAAATGCTTCTACTACGTTGAAATATGAAGTATGTTATCGTAATTTTTTCATTGTTACACAAGGAGAAGTTAAAGTAAAATTAATACCACCCAAGAATTCTAAATATCTACAATTATATAATAATTACGAAACATTTGAATTTTCATCACCTATGAATCCTTGGAAAATTCAAGATAAATATATCCCATCTTTTGATAAAGTAAAATCATTAGAAGTGATATTGAAAACAAATAAATGTATATACATACCACCTTATTGGTGTTATTCATTCCAATTCTCAAAACAATCAAATATACTCTCTTTAAAATATACAACTTATATGAATTCGTTATCTATGTTCCCTCAATTATTTATGTATTATCTACAAAATCAAAACATTCAAATACAATATCTTTCTAAGAAACTAGAAAAGGAAGATAGCAAGGATTTATAAATAAAATTGAACCGAATATCAACTAAAAGAATAATTATATTATAATTACAGAATGAATACATACCCAGAAGTTCCTGTCTGCGTTGAAGCAATTTTAGATAAACCAATGGAAAAAATCACTCTATGTATGGCTATACCTATGGGTGTAAAAAGTCTGGTCTGGTTTTCACCAGAATATTGTTATATTTTAACTTTATCAAAAGATGGAAAATCATTTGATAACGTTACCATAGATAATTCATTTTCATATATAAATATAGGGACAGTATTATACGGAACTCTTTATTATATAGAAGAAAGGCCACACGTTTATTTTACAATGGAAGATATATATTTATACAACTATAAAAATACATCTCAAATGTCTATGGAAACAAAAATGACATTATGTAGAGATATGTTACGTAATGAAATACAACCATTTGATTTATACACATCATCCTTTATTATTGGAGTCCCCTTTATAAGAACGAGTTGGAAAGAAATGTATGATTTATTACCACACATTTCTTATAAAATACATTCGATTCGATTTCATTTTGAGGAAGAAAAAGATTATTCACAACCAATTACAACAAATTTCCACACCTACTTTTATTACCCCCTGAATACAAAAAATGATGGTGTAAATATGAATGACTTACAACCAGAACGTATGGAAACATTTTACGTTAAAGCCGATGTAACAATGGATATTTATCATTTATTTTCACAGGATGAAAAAGTATATATTGGTATAGCGTGCGTCCAAACATTAAAGACAAGTTTATTTCTTGGGTCTCTTTTTAGAAATATGAAAGTAGAATATGAATTAGATGAAATGGAAGAAAGCGATGACGAAGATAATTGTATATCAAAACGAATGGTAGTTGATACCGAACTCAAACTAAAAATGATATGTGTGTATAATATACGATTTAAAAAATGGTGTCCGTTATCATTAGCATAGAATTTAATCATTATTGATTGGAACTAAACATTTCATAATTGGTTCACAATCTGTATCATCTATCTCAAAAATATCAGATACTACCCCTTTTGATTTCTTTTTTAATTTACAAGAAGGAACGTGTAAATAAATAGGTTCTGATTTACCCCATCCTAAGTATTGAACTGTATAATTTTCCTTTTTATAATACGATTTTCTTTTGTTAAATTGATTTACCAATGGTCGATGACAATCTACAATATCAATAACAAGGGCGGGAAATTCGTGTTTTTCTCTTAGTATTCTTCCAACAGATTGAACTATATCTGTTTTAGGAGTAATCATAACTAAACAATTTAAGGTTTTAATATCGAGTGCTTCTGAAGCCATACTATATGTAGCAATAACAATTTGTTTTGTTTCTGTTTCCTTTAATTTATCCTGTTTCATTCCTCCCAGGTATTTACCAACCGTTGCTATATTTTGACGAATAATTTCATTGTAAAAATATTCCAATACATTTCTGTTATGTGCGATACACATAATTTGACGTTTTGGATTCTCTTCAAGAATATCTTTTACAATTTGTAAAATAAAGTCACTGCGTGGAATATATTCACATAATTTACTTATTAACGTACTATGTAAAACATTACCTTTATAATCGGTTTTTACCGAATTAAAATTTGGATCATCGTTATAATATTGTATTGAACGAACTTCTACGTCTCTAGTTTCTGTATTGACAGTTTTATAAACAATTTCACCTAAGAACATTTTAAATACATAGGTTGTTCCATCTTTTCGTTCCATTGTTGCGGAAAGTCCCAACATATACGGAGTAACAATTTTAAATAATGCCTTTGAAAAAACCTCACTTGAAATATGATGAACTTCATCAATAATTGTTAAGCCAAATGATCGAAATAATTCATCGGGATATGTTTTCATAGAAAGAGACTGTAACATACCAATAACAATATCCTTGTTATCTATATCAATCGTGGATGCTTGTATTTTTCCAACACGTGCCGTAGGTAAAAATTGTTGAATTCTTTCAATCCATTGGTTCACCAAGAATTCCTTTTGGACTATAATCAATGTTTTCTTTTTTAATAAAGAAATAATATTTAATCCACATACAGTTTTTCCACCACCACATTCTAATTCGAGCAATCCACCTCCTCCAACAAAACCACAATCAACTGACTGTTTTTCAACAGATTGAATATAAGCATTTACAATTGTTTGTTGAATAGGTCTCAATTCTCCTTCAAATGGAATATTTATATCCATTCCTATATGGACTTTAGAACAAGAAGGTATAGATAAATTTTTTATTCCATAAAATCTGGGTAAATATAATTTATTTTCACTTTCACGATAAGAAACATAAGAAACTTGAAATGAATTTCCACCCATTCTTCCACCCATTTGCGATACAGGTGTAATCTTCAAATCCTTTTTAATTTTTTTTATCATTTCAGAACTATAATCACCTTTATATATAGTGTATCCTTGATTTCCCAAATAATTTCGTGACATTTTTATTAATATATAAGTATGATGTCTTACTTATATATTAATATATAATACTTTTTATTACACTTATCTCGTTATGGTTTATCAATAATGACTCGATACGAGTCGTTCCTCAACTCTATATTTCTTAGTTCATTTCGTTTTTCAAGAATGTAAATAATAGTTCTCATATGTTACTATAGTAAATAATTTATTTTCTAGATAAAATTATATGATGAATTTTAAAAGCGGAGAGATTATATTGAGTCTTTTATTTGTGGTGTATTTATTAATAGGAACAAAAACACCTCTTTTCATAGCAAATGGAGTAAATACAATGATGGGTAAATTTGTTTTATTATTTATCGCTATTCTCTTTTTTATGTATGCGAATCCAATAGTAAGTGTTTTATTACTTGTGGTTATATATGAATTAATTATTAGATCAAAACAATACGTAAATACATCTTATCAACAGGGATTGAAATCATTGGCACAATTTCCAGTCGATACAACATTGATTTATTGTCCCGATAATACAATGAAAGTAATTCCAAGAACTTTGGAACAAGATGTAGTGGAACAAATGGCCCCATTGTGTTCGACAAACAGTCAGATGTTAACGGCATCATATAAACCAATGTTAGAGAGTGATGGAAATGCTGCCCCAGTAGGATAAACATCCTTATTTAAACGACGATTTAACAAATCCGACAATAATTCCACCGACTATCCATAACAAAATAATAGCAACAAATCCACCCACAAGCATATTAAACATAGTATAAACTGTATCAATTGTAATATTATATTTTTTGAATAAGTTACTCGATGATGTTGGTGTCGGGTTATTTTGCGGAGAAACATCTCCACACGATAAATAATAATTATTTGTATTTGGATTTAATCCCATAGGAGCATAGTTTATATTTACAACATTACAAACAGAACCAGAAGGGCACATTTTTACAGCATCCTTATTAACACTATTTGCTATTTGTGAAATAATTGATTTATTAATTCCTAATACTGTTATAGGAGTAATATCAAAAATCAATGATAAACAAGGTATGAATTTTGCTTCAGTTAATGCTCCGCTATTTGTTATGGGAATACTAGACATATACGAATAAAACTTTGATTTTCTTGGCAAAAGGTCTTGGACTTTTAATTTAAATGGTTCATAAGAAGTTGTGCCGTCAATTAAAGAAGAGATTGTATAATCTCTTGTATCTCCATCATTTATTTTTATATTTGATGGAATAAAAAATACAACTGTATTAGGTATTTCATCTGTTGCGGAATTGTTGATATATGATGTAACTCTTAGTTTATGTATAAAAACTATTTCTGAATCAATCATTGACTCTTGATTTGTATATGTATTGATGGGTGGTGAATATACTCTTATTTCAGCTAGATAATAAGTTGATAATTGATTAATGTTAATTGTATTAATATTACTATTTGTATCTTGTTCGGATGAATATAAAAGTATATAATCGAAATTTATGGATGTGTTATTTACTGTAAATGTAGAATGGTTATTTATTGAACCATTTGTAAACAGTGTTGTATATGCTGTAGAAATTCTACACTTTGAAACACATTTTGATACTCTCATAGAAGAAGATGGTGGAATGGTAACGGGTAAATTTGGTGTAGTTTCGTTCATATAATAATAATTGAAATAAAATATTATTATATTCACCGACAGTTTATTTGAGGATTATGGTTTAGTGATTTAGTGATTTAGTGATTTAGTGATTTAGTGATTATTATAAGATCCTATCCATAATTTACCTTCTTTTGTAATCCCTCGACAACATTTGGTTGTTCCTTTTTCTCACCTAAATTTTTCATTGTTGATTGTGCTAATCCCTCCATTTGTTTAAAATCATTTGTATTAAACATACCTAACATTTCCTTTGCTTGTCCGATAAGAGGTGCCATAGAATTCATCGATTGAAATAATTTCTTTTGTTCTCCTATTAATCTTTTTGTCTCATCTGTTAAATTAGAAATACCATCATTATCCAATAAATTATTTAACATTCCATAAGATTGTTCTAATGTAGATGCTAGATCTACGTCAAAATCACCTCCTCGTTTGTTTTTTTGAAAAGTCGCTGGTTGTAAAGGGGTTAATCTTTCAGTCTGTTTTTTTGGTGGTTGTGTTGGTTTGTTAACAGGTTTAGTATTATTAGTTGGTTTTGTATTTTTTGATGTCATACCCTCCTTTGTGTAAGTTGGCTTAGTAATATTATTAACTCCCAAATAAACGGATGTTAAAAAAATACTTGCTATACAACTCATTGTAAGAACAATTGCCATATTCTTAGAGTAAGTAATGTACGTAAATATAGCGGTAATCATAAATACAACCAATGATACATACTCTTGATTAATGGTGTGACCTAAGAAATAAATAATAGAAAACAAAGATATAAAATATAAATAATTACGATTGTAAAATAACGATTGAATTTTGGGTATTGACGATATAGCAGAATCTAATACCCTTTTTGGTGTAATGGACCTCCTTTTTCTTGAACTTCTTTTTGATGCCATCTTTCTAATATATATAATTATAATATAAAAATGAATTGAAAAATGAAAAAAGAACACAATAATATGGATTATAAAATGGAATTGGCTATATGTTTCTTAGGCGATAGTAATGTTTGTGGATTAGATAATATACATTATGTATATAACTCACTTGATTATTATTGTATCGCGACAAGGCGAAAAATAATTAGAATAAATAATTACATAAGATATATATTACAACCAAATTTAAACAGTAGACAAAGGGCTCAAATTGAAATTATTCGAAAAATAAATATACAGGATAAAGATGGTTATGTATATACGTGTGCTATTTATTATACATATTTATTACGTATTATTCAAAGAAGATGGCGTAAAAAGTTAGAATTAAGAAGAAAAATATATAATAATCCACTTTTTATAAATTATCTCAAATTAAGAGAGGTGACAAATAGTCGTAAGGGTTCAGTGAGAGATACTGGAATTGTCGGATTATTTTATGGCAATCTTGTGGTTAATATCTGAATTTCATTTGTTAGCTCCTTTGTAAAAGGATTATTGTTTACATCATTCGTTGTAGTTAACAAATAATTCAAATGGGAAATTATTCGTTGAATATCATCATTTTCTTTATTAATAATATCATTATTTTTCCGTAATAATTCCTTTAATACTTCACTATTTTCATCACCTCTTTTATTGATAGATTTTCGTAAAGAATGATTTTGACCTTTTCTCAACTCCCTTAATTCTGTGAGCCTTTTACTTCTTAAACTTTTTTTTATATCTTCATATGCGATATCTGTCATTAATTATATAATATAAAAAAATATTATATTATATAATAATGGACGGTATTTCGATTAAACAATTGGAACACGAGGAAGAACTCTTAACGCAATCCTTATCGCGTTATGTTATGTTTCCTATTCAATACCCCGAAATATGGACATTGTATAAAAAACAAGTGGATTTATTTTGGAGACCAGAAGAGATTGATTTATCGTGCGATATAAAGCATTGGGTTAATATGACAAAAGACGAACAACATTTTATTAAAATGATATTGGCATTTTTTTCAGCAAGTGATGGTATTGTTTTAGAAAATTTAGCAGGTAGATTTATGAATGAAGTTCAAGTATCTGAAGCAAGAGCTTTTTATGGATTCCAAATCGCAATGGAAAATATTCATTCTCATACATATAGTTTATTGATTGACACGTATATACAAAACAATGAAGAAAAGGATAGTTTATTTAATGCTCTCGAACAATTTGAATGTATAGGGAAAAAGGGGGATTGGGCTCGTAGATGGATAGGATCGGATGTAAGCTTTGCTGAAAGATTGGTGGCATTTGCTTGTGTAGAAGGAATATTCTTTTCAGGAGCATTCTGTAGTATATTTTGGTTGAAAAAGAGAGGTTTGATGCCCGGTCTTACGTTTTCAAACGAACTCATTTCACGCGATGAAGCATTACACTGTGAATTTGCTATTTTACTTTATAATCAATTAAAAAATAGATTAACTCAAAGTGCTATTTATGAAATTATTACGGAAGCGGTAGAAATAGAGACAGAATTTATTTGTTTTTCGTTACCTTGTCGTTTGATTGGTATGAATTCAGATAGTATGAGTCAATATATTAAATTTTGTGCCGATAGATTATTACTTCAATTGGGATATGAAAAATATTATAATGTAGCAAATCCATTTTCTTTTATTGAATTAATTAGTATGGAAACGAAAACAAATTTTTTCGAAAAAAGAGTATCTGCTTATTCGTTATCGGATAAAACAAAACAAAGTGATACATTTGATCTTGATACAGATTTTTAATATACGTATATAAATAATTATTTTAATGTAACAAATAATATAATGAAAATATCAAAACATATCATATTTCACTATGTAGAAGAAAGAATTTCATTTGTAAATACCATTATAAATGAAATAAACAATTATAAAATTTCAACTGATATTTTTATTCATACAAATAATCCCGAATTAGATATAAATTATTTTATTACATATACAAATGGATGTATTGAAATCATATATCACGATATGACAGACCAAGACCCTTATACATTACCTATAAAATGTAAGGATTTATTAAAAGAACAACGTAATGATTATGACATCTTTATGTATATAGAAGATGATATATTAGTTCCATATACAGCAATAGAATATTGGTTGAAGTATCACCCCATTTTATTGGAAAATAATTGTAATTTAGGGTTTTTTAGGATTGAAATAAAAAACGAAGAAGAGTATATTACTGACTTATATGGAACAAAACTAACAAGTATTACGAGAATAAACGACCAACCATATTGTATAAACAATAATAATCCATTTTGTGCGTTTTGGATTTACAATAAAACTGAATTTAATAGATTTGTTGATAGTAAATACTACGATAATACATATATTGATGGATACGTTATGCGAGAGAGTGTTGCTATTGGCTTAAACGGTATTTTAACAAACTGGTATATACATACATTAATTCCAATGGAAAATAATATGTTACATCAAGGCTGTAAAATATACCATATTGCCAATAATTATGTCAATGATGATACAAGTATTTTTGCTACGGTTAAATTTAATGATGCTATTTAGTTATGAAAACAAAGATGTAATGTTTATCCGCATAATTTCTTTAACATATTTCTTGCCTTATGTGAAATGGCGTAATATTTTGAACCCCTTTTCCTGTATCCCCTGCTACGTACATATGCGGCATAAACACCTTTTTTACTTACCTTACAAGTATTTTTTATACATATAGGGAATGATTTCTTAGTGCCTAAAAAACATTTTTTACCACATTTTTTATACATAGTGGTTCGTTGTTTTCGAGTAGGTGCTTGATTTTTCCATCCACTCCAAGGATTTGTCATATTTATATATTATATAGATGTTAAATAAATTTTTGTAGGCCTTCGATAGCATTTTTACAGGCAATTTGTTGAGCCTTTCTTTTTATTTTGTGATTTCCACAACCTAAAAATATAAGTATTTTATTTTCTTCTGATATTTTTTCGTGAATATCTTCATATGACGTAAAATCATCGATTGTATTATATGGACTTGTTAATGATTGTGAAATAATATCTTCTTCGTGAATAGGAAAATTTACATTTAAGAAAACGTGAATTTGAAATCCAGTTATTGTATCGTATCCCATCTCTAAATAAAGAGGGGTTACCTTGAATTCCTTTTGGATTTTTACTTGTAAAATGTTTTTATAATTATCATCATTTTGTATAATATTCGTCCAATCAACGTGGCGTTCAAATACATTTTCTATAAATCGTTGAGCTACTTGAAATCCAGGGCCAACTGTATATAATTGCTGAAACCAACTTTCTTCGTGTTTTAATTCGATACGATTATAATCTAAGAAAATAGCACCAATGAATGCTTCAAATAAACAACCCAATTTTTTATAATTATTTCTAATATTTTTTTCTTCTGTGTTTTTAGAAATAATTAGCCATTTATGTAATCCCATATCATACGCAATTTTACCAATTGCCTCATTCTTTATTAAAGCTATTTTCTTCTCTGTCATAAATCCTTCGTTTTCATTAGGAAATCTCCTATATAAGTAAAATTTAGTAACTAATTCTAATATACCATCACCTAAAAATTCTAGGCGTTCATTTGATTTACTTTTCAAAAACCTATGAGTTGAAGTATCCTTTCCTTCTATATGAGTATAGGATTTATGAATAAATGCCCTTTTATAAATACGAATGTTAAATATTTGATTAGGAAGTCCATATGTTTCAAATAATTTTAAAACATCTTCTTGAGTAATTTCAATATTACAGTTATTAAAAAGCGAATTATCTTCCATCTCTTGTTTTTTATTCATATGTTATATTTAATTCATTCGGTTTCATTTTAATTATTAATACCGAAAATAATAATATTTTGTATTATTATATACAATGGTCTATATGAGTGGAAGTAAAGCAGCGAGAAACCAATCAGCTATTATAAATCGTGGTAACACGTGCGGTGGTTCTAAGAAAGCCGGGTTGAGTTATACAGGTGTTGGACCCACAAAGGGTTCTAAGGCGGGTGTGTTATATATTCGTTGTGCGAATACTGTATATGGTGCTAAATGTGGTCTTCCCACAACCCTCAACCCAGTCCAACAAACTGGATACAAGGCTACTTTGGGACCAATTTAAGTTATTTGTTACAAATAATTATGTATGTATATTAGAAATGAATAAAGATTATTTTAATTACTTCGTAATGTTTTTCTTTATCGTTGTAATTATCGCAATGATTAGCAAAATATTACGACTACAATTTTCATTATTTAATGTAAATATAAAGGAGGGTTTGGATAGTTCTGATACTACCGAGTCAACGTCAACTTCTTGTATAAATACAACTTTATCTGTAAGCGAAGTTACAGATAAAATTAAAAAAAAGGTGGAATCTCTATCTTCTAAGATAAAAAATACAGATCGAACAGAAATGGAAAATTTAATTACATCCTATCACGAATTACTTTCAGTGTGGGCTATTAACGATTTAATGGTAACCGATACTTCAAATAATGATTGTATATCAAAAATGGTATTGAAATTATCTATGTATGGAAATGCTGAAAAATGTTTGGAATCATCTTTACATTGGTTAGACGAGCAACATTAAGGGACATAAATATTTACATTATTTTCATCATACACTCCCTGTGATATGTGCTTTTCTGCTATAGAATTATCCCAATTATCCATCATAGCATTGTCTGTACTTAGATAATATTTTTGATAATCATTCATTTCATCTAATGGTGTGTTTGAACCAATATATTGTCCTTGTGGATCTTGCGATGGAAAACTATTTGTATTATATTCTCCATCATCGTGCCCGGCATCGAACAACATTGTATTTTGTGGATTTTTTAAATTAATGGGTATAACAGGAGGGGCTCCATATTTTGTATCCTGGAAATCATTTCTTAATTTAAATACGTTTTGACCCTGAGTATCATTTGTATATTGTAAATATAAAACAGGACAATTTATATTTACACTTTTCTGCCATTTTAAAAATTCTGTATATTCTTCCAAATTATTAAATTGAATAGGATTAACACCAGGAACATTTGCTAATTTTGTATTATAAAGGTAGATTTTACCATCTTTTTCTATAAGCATATTCGGACAACGTGGTGTTAATGATTGTCCGAATCCCTCCTTCGAACATTTTCTTAGTTTATATGCCAACACCGTTCTATAAAATAACAAACTAATGATAATAATTGTAAAAATAAAAGCAATAATAAAATATACATCGACGTCTTTCATTGTATGATAATAATATTATAATACAAGATTATATATGCTTCAATGGATATAATTTTGACTATTTAATAATTAGAATATAAGTATAAAATAAGCTAATATTATGAAATTATAGATATTATTATAATGGTAAAATTATTAGTATTGTTTGTTTTTCATCAATATAATGAAAGGGTGGCTCATTTTCTCACACACTCAATATTTTACGATAAAAATGTTGATTTTCTAATTATATGTAACGATAAAACTATCAACATCGATGATAAAATAATAGATTATTATAATGTTTCAATTATTTATAGAGATAATATTGGATATGATTTTGGTGGTTGGAGTGACGGGTTGTTAACAAATGATTTGTATAAAAACTATACACATTTTATATTTGTTAATTCTTCTGTGATAGGTCCGTATTTACATCCTGATTATAAAGGTAGATGGACCGATAAATATTTAGAAAATTTAAAAGGTAATGTTAAATTATTTGGTTCATCTATAAATGCGAACCACGAGTTTAAAACAAAAGACGAAGACCCAAAGGTTTCGACAGCACACGTTCAAAGTTGTATTTTTTCAATGAATATAACTACACTATATTATTTGATACATCGGGGTATATTTAGTAGGACTAACTATGTCCCATCATATGGTGCTGCTATATATTTAGAAATTCATATGTCACGATTTATAATAGAAAATGGCTGGAATATTGGCTCTTTGCTGAAACTATATCAAGGCGTTGATTTTACATTTCGTGATAAAACGGCACACGATTATGAAATTGAATTTACAGGTGATGTTATTTTTGATAGATATGAAAATATAGTATGGGATAAATATGAACTTGTATTTATAAAAGGGAATAGAAAGGGTAGATAAACCATAAATAAAAAATGAACTTAATTAATACTCATTATAATATTCATACAGCAACGAAAATATGGATCGTGAATTTAAATTAGTTGATTTTACAGTTCTTTCTGATTTTCCTTCTCTTTGGTATGGAGAAGAAAATGAGAGTGATGAGGAAATGGAAGAACAGCAGGATAAAAAAGAGAGAAAGAAAAATAAAACACAATTTATTATTCAGATGTTTGCTATTAATGATAGAAGAGAAACAGCATCTATATTTGTTACAACATTTCAACCATTCTTTTATTTAAAAGTTGGAAATAAATGGAATTCAACTACAAAAGGAGAATTCTTACATTTTATAAAAACTCAGGTTGGAAGTTATTATCAGGATGATATTTTACATTTTGAATACGTGAAACATAAAAAATTATATGGATTTGATGGTGGTATGGAACACAATTTTATTATTATGAAATTTAATAGTATTCAATGTTTTAACAAAGTAAAAAATTTATGGTATTCTAAAAATGATAAGGGTGATACTATTTTAAATAATGATGGAGTTGTCTTTAGGGATACAAAAATTGAAATATACGAATCAAATATTCCACCTCTTCTTAGATTCTTTCATTTACAAACAATTCATCCTTCTGGTTGGATATTATTGCCTAAGAATAAAACATTGATTGTTCCTCCATATAAAAAAAGCACTCATTGTGATTTCGAATGTCATATAAGATGGTGTAATATAATAAATTGTTCCGAAAATGAAAATAGAGTTCCATATAAGATATGTAGTTTTGATATAGAGGCTAGTAGTTCTCACGGTGATTTTCCTATACCTGTAAAAAGTTATAAAAAATTGGCTCAAAATATTGTTGATTATTTTATTCATATGCCTACAAATGTTTTATCCAAGGATGATGCCACAATGATATTAACAGAAATAATTTACAAAGCATTTCATATGGAAGCATTAACGGGATCTCCTTATCCTTCTATTGATTATGTATATACACAAATTAAAGAATTTCCTAAAAATGCGAAGGAGCTTCAAAAAACGATTAATAAATGGTTTGATAAACAAGTAAATGATGAATTAATTAATCAACGAGAAATTAAATCAATATTAAGTATTGAAAATTATTATTCTAAGATAAAAGATTTAGCATCAATAGATGAACGTAATGAAGATGTTAACGCAGAAACAAATGACACAAATGAGAATCCGGATACAGAAACTCCTATTCAAAATCAATGGGCTAAGAAAACAACAAAATTAAAAAAAGATACATCATATAATAATATCATTGACTTATTACTTTATGGAACTAATAATGGTAAAATAGAAAGAAATGAATTGATTGATTTAGTGAATGCGTCGCTATGTGGAGTTTTCCCCAAATTAGAGGGTGATAAGGTAACCTTTATAGGTTCAACTTTCTTAGAATATGGAAAGAAAGAACCTTATCTAAATCATTGTGTTGTATTGGATACTTGTCGATCACCGAATGAATTACCGGATAAATGGGAAATAGAAAGTTACCCAACAGAAGCCGAAGTATTAATTGGATGGAGAAATATTATTCAAAAAGAGGATCCGGATATCATTATTGGGTATAATATATTTGGGTTTGATTACCAGTTTATGTTTCATCGTGCGAAAGAATGTGAATGTTTGGAAGATTTCTTGTTATTATCGAGAAATCGTGGTGAAATATGCGCTACAAAATCTCAAGATGATTATACATTGGAAAAATTAAATTTAAATATTGCTAGTGGAAGTTATGAACTATCTTATATAAAAATTCCAGGAAGAATCCAAGTTGATTTATACATGCATTTCCGACGTGAAGAAAATTTACCATCTTATAAATTGGATTATGTGGCAAATCATTTTATAGGTGATTACGTAACAGATATGATAGAGATGGAAGACGATATTATCAAAATACAAACTCAAAATATGAGTGGTATGACAATAGGGTCGTTTATACATTTTGAAATAATAAGTTATACAACTGATTATTACAATGATGGTGAAAAATTTATGATTGAGGATATGAATACAGATGAAAAATACTTTATTGTTAGAGGAAAAATTGAGGTTGAGCCCAAAACAAAAATGAGATGGGGTGTTGCCAAAGATAATGTAACTCCTAAGGATATTTTCAGTTTAACAAAAGGGAGTGAATTTGACAGATTTATTGTGGCGAAATATTGTATTCAGGATTGTAACCTAGTTCATTACCTTTTTAACAAAGCAGATATATTTACAAGTTTATCAGAGATGTCGAATATTTGTAGTGTTCCAATTAATTTCATTATATTTAGAGGTCAGGGTATTAAATTGTTGAGTTATGTAGCTAAAAAATGTCGTGAAAAAAATACACTATTACCAGTAATATCAAAAGGTTCTATGTTTGATGCTTATGAAGGAGCTATCGTATTGGATCCAAAATGTAATTTGTATTTGAATAATCCTATACCTGTTGGTGATTTTGCTTCTCTATATCCTTCTTCAATGATTAGTGAAAATTTGTGTCATAGTAGTAAGGTATGGACCAAATCATATAATTTACAAAAAGAATTAGTATATGAAACTGGTGTAAAAAATCAACGAGGTGAGTATATTTATGATAATCTAGAAAATTATACATATGTTGATGTTACGTATGATACATATCGTTGGTATAATAAGAAAAAGCTTCCAACTGGTTATAAAGTATGTAGATTCGCACAATTTCCAAACAATGAAAAGGCAATTATGCCTTCCATTCTTCAAGAATTATTACAAGCAAGAAAAAGCACTAAGAAATTAATGGCAGCACAAACAGACGATTTCATTAAAAATGTATATGATAAACGTCAATTAGCTTATAAAATTACAGCAAATTCTTTGTATGGTCAATGTGGTGCGAAAACATCCGCATTTTACGAACAAGATATTGCCGCAGCAACAACCGCAACTGGAAGATTATTATTAAATTATGCGAAAACAATTATAGAAAAATGTTATTTCAATCGAGATATTGTATGTAATGATGGTCGAAGAATACAAAGTAATGCTGAATATGTTTATGGAGATACAGATAGTGTGTTTTTCAATTTTAATTTGAAAGATGCTGACACAAAGGAACCCTTATTGGGTGCCGAATCACTTGGTTATTCAATTGAAATAGCTCAACAGGCTACACATACAGTAAGTAAATTTCTGAAACAACCTCACGATTTTGAATATGAAAAAACATTCTTTCCATTTTGTTTATTATCAAAAAAGAGATATGTTGGTATGATGTATGAAACTAATATACATAAGTGTAAGAGAAAGGAGATGGGGATTGTATTAAAAAGAAGAGATAATGCCCCAATTGTCAAAGATGTTTATGGAAATATTATTGATATTTTAATGAAAGAGATGGATGTAAGCAAAGCTGTAACTTATCTTCATTCCGCATTAGAAAAATTGATGAAGGGGGAATTTCCTATTCATAAATTAATCATTTCTAAAGCTCTTAATTCCAATTATAAAAAACCAGAACAAATCGCTCATAAGGTATTAGCAGATCGTATTGGTCTTAGAGACCCTGGTAATAAACCAACTACAGGAGATAGAATACCTTTTGTTTACATTCAGACAAAGAATAAAAATGCTTTACAGGGTGAAAAAATAGAAAATCCGGAGTATGTATTGGAAAATAAATTAAAAATTGATTATGGACATTATATTTCAAATCAAATTATGAAGCCAGTTCAACAATTACTTTCACTTGTTCTTTATGACTTATGGAGACAACAGAATAAAAATATACAGCTTCGTCGATTTAATAAGGATATAGAAAAATTAAAGAGTAGTATTGAAGATTATGATAAATTACAAGATAAAATAGAGGATATGAAAAACGCAGAAGTAAAAAAATTAATATTTGATAAATATTTGCTTCAAATAGAAAATGAAAAACAAAAGAATAATACAATAAATAGTTATTTTACGAAAAGATGATAATATCAGCTATATTTATTTACTTAAGAATATAAGGATATGACGTAACCCTTGAATTTTTCCAAATATATTTTTTCATATGATTTTTACTTAAACCTGTGTAACACCAATCTATTTCAGGATGTGCCTCTACAATATCAAATGAAATATTATGATTAATTGATAATATTTCATAATCCCATTCGCGATACTTATTTAATTCTTTATCCTCTTCTACATTATCCCAAGTAATATTTGGATTCGCACTTAGATATGTATAATCCCAATTAATCCACAATTTATTTTCTTCGATAATATCCCACGTGATATTAGGATTCGCACTTATCTGACAACAACTCCACATATTACCGTTGGGTATATCGTTATTCATTACTATATCAAATGTAATATTTGGATTAAATCCTAACCAATCATATTTCCACTTTAATGTTGGCGTTCTTTGTATGTCATCCCAAGTTATATTTTCATTCATTGTTAACTGTAACCAATCCCATTTACCCATTGGAACATTTTTTATTATATCTATATTTACATTTGGATTACTCGAAAAACTTGAATAATATGTCATATGTTTGTCATTTTTTAAAAACTTATCAAATACTATATTTTCATTACGTGCTAAAGCAAAATAATCCCAAGGAAAATTGGGATTTTCCATAACAATATCCCACGTAATATTTGGATTAGAAGAAATTAAATGATAATTCCACGTTTTATAAATATTAAAATCCATTATCATATCCCAAGTAACATTTGGGTTTCCACCTAAATACCCCCAATCCCAATCCAATTCGGGATGATCTAATACCATTTCATAAGTTATATTTGGGTTCATAGATAATTCTTTGAAATCCCAAGGTTTATCCAAATGCTCTAAAATATAATCAAAGAATTCTGTTGTCATACTTCTTTTTTTGATTATATTCTAATTTACAATACTTATTCATTTTATTTTTTTATTCAAGTTCTTCTGCCACTTCTCTAATATCTATTCTACATAAAGGACAGTGATTATTTGAACGAAACCATTCCAACAATGATGAAGGTGTGTAATTATGTCGACATCTATTTATCTGTAATATAAGATCTTCTTGTTGAAATGTATTAAGAGATATAGGACAATTTGTATTTACTGGGTTTGTTATTTCTCTATATGTAATTGAAGTTGTGGCTTCTTGTATTTGGTCGTTTGTGGGTGCCGTGCTTACAGGATTTAAAAATTCATCTATAAAGGTTTCAAGGAATGATGAGGCCAAATTTGTAGAGTTTAATGTTTGAGGAGTTCTGGTTGTAGTTCGAGATGTTTCATTTGGTAAAAAGGTATATACTAAATAATTATCAAATGTAGAACTTGTTGAAGTTGTTGGTGTTGTTCTTGGTGGAAGTTGTGGAAGTGATTCGGTAAAACGTGATGTGTTATTACGTGTTGAACGAGGTGTAGATAAAGGTTGATTGAGATTTGGATAATAACCTTGGGGGATACTACTATTCCTAATTGTTTCAGATAATGGTTCTTGATTTGCGGAAGGTAAAATATTTGGAGTGAATGTTTGATTTATTGGTTCAGGAGTTAATTGTGAATTGGTAATACTACATAGTTGATTTAATGATCTAAGTAATTCAGTTTGTCTAGAAACTAAAAGATATTGATAATCATTTATTTCTCTTATTAATTTCACTAAATCAGTCTGTTTATCCATTAACGTTTGAATTTGATTCGTTGTTTGAATATATTGATTCGTATAAAATTCCATCATAATCATTTGTCTAGATGTAAAATCATTAGTTATCATAAATAATATGTATAAAAACCATTTATTGTTTAAATATATTAATCATTGATAAATTTATAATATGATAACTGAAATACAAGAAATTCAATCAGATACAGATGACTCATTTGTATCTGGAATTAAAAATATAGGGAATACTTGTTATTTGAATTCTTGTTTTCAATTATTGTTATATACATATGAATTATTAGACGTATTTCGTATTAATGAAAGTAAACAACAAAAACAAATACCAGAGACTATAGTTCTTCTTGAATGGAATGAAATAAAAAATATATTATTACATAAAAAATGTACGGTTACTCCTCTTAAATGTATTGCTGGAATACACCACGTAGCAAAATTAAAAGATAGTATGATGTTTAATCAAGGAGAACAAAATGATATATGTGAATTTTTAATGTTTATGTTAGATTGTTTCCATTTGTCTCTTAAGAGTGAGATAAAAATGGAATATGATGATTATTTACGATATATGAAAATACAACATTCTGTTATATCTGAAAAATGTTTTCAATTAATTTGTAATCAATGTTTGTCTGATTATTCTGAAATATTAAATTTATTTTATGGAATTCAACTAAACGTTATTCAAGCGAAAGATGAACTAAGAATTGTTTCAGTAACTCCATCCATATTTTCTATTATACCTTTAGATATTCCAAATAATATTTTACAACCAACATTACACGATTGTTTAGATTTATATTGTCAAGGTGAATTATTGGAAAATGATAATGCGTATTACGATGATAATGAAAAAACTTACATAAGTGCTTTAAAAAGTGTAATATTTTGGAGATTGCCTCATATACTTATTTTTACTTTTAATCGTCTCAAAACAAATAAAAGGGGTAAAAATAATACATTGATCCATTTCCCAATACAAAGTTTAGATATGACTAAATATATTTACGAACACGATCCAAAAAATCCGATACAAATAAAATATGAATTATATGGAATTGGTTGTCATTTTGGAACAATTTCTATGGGTCATTATACGTGTTATGTAAAAAATAAGAATAACTGGTATTTCTGTAATGATGATACTATCAAACAAGTCAATAATCCTATACAATTGATTAACCCCAATGTTTATTGTCTTTTTTATAGAAAAATAAACTTTTCATAAGTATAATATATAAACTATGAGTGGAGAAGAATATGATTTTACGAATATTTTAGAAAAACCTATTGTGATTGTCACATTTGTTTTCTTAGTCGTTTTCTATATGATTTATATTTACGTTACAAGTACATCTTCATCAACTTCTTCTAACAAAGATTATTATAATGTATTTGAATCCGATAATGATGTTTATTCTTTTTCAGATAATGACTCCATAAGTTCGGGTATATTCGCCAAAATAATTATGTTTTTATTTATCCTAGTTATTATTGTCAAGGGATATCAAATATTATTTAATAAAACAATTACAGCATCTATTCAAGATTTATTTACAAACAACCCAAAAATCGATATTCATTTAAATACTCAACCTACACCTACACCTACAACAAACACACCAATATTAGATAAATTTGGATTACAACCTGTTTCTATAAAAGAAAGTGGTATAAATCAAGTATTTAATGTTCCTGGAAACATATATACTTATGATAATGCTCGTGCGTTATGTAAGGCATATGATGGAAGGTTAGCTACTTACGATGAGATTGAAAATGCTTATAAAAAAGGTGGAGAATGGTGTAATTATGGTTGGTCTGAAGGACAAAATGTGTATTTTCCAACTCAAGAAAAAACATATAACACATTACAGGATATAGAAGGGCACGAAAATGATTGCGGGAGACCAGGTATTAATGGTGGGTATATATCAAACCCTCAAGTAAGATTTGGAGCAAATTGTTATGGGAAAAAACCTATAATTACACAAGATGAAAGAGAGATAATGGAAACAACTCCATTATATCCATTAAACAAAAAAGATGTATGGTTTAATAAACAAGTCGATTATTTTAAAACGCAATTAGATAGGATATTACTAAGTCCATTTAATAAACAAAGTTGGAGTGCTAGTTTCATCTAAGAAACTATCTTCTCCTCGTATTCTTACCAGCTACATTTCTTTTTTTATTTCTAGACCCCTTTTTCTTAGAACCATCGCTCATCCTATGCTTTATAATTGATTTTTTTTTCGTATAATCGAAACGTTTATGTTTGTTACTTTTTTTCTTAGTTCCTTTTGATTTCTTTTTTACCATTGGTTCATATTTCTCAGCTATATATTCTTTACTCCTTTCTTCTTCCGTGTTATTCTTTTTAATGTCATTAATAATTTCATCAAATAATTCATTTACCTCTTCCTTTTTTGTTTCTTCCTCTACATCATCCTTCACAATGTCTACAGCATCCTTCACAATGTCTACATCATCCTTCACAATGTCTACAGCATCCTTCGCAATCTCTACATCATCCTTGTCACTTTTTTCATTGTCATTTTCATTAACAATTTCATCTACGGTATCATTCGTTAATTCTGTTTGTTTACAAAAAGAATTACCATCCTCTGTTTTATGACACTCTTTATATATACCATATGGTATAGATAACTCTCCATTATTGTCTAAATCATATTGAATTAATAAAGATGAATTATCGGATATTTCTTGTGTTTCGGGTTCATCTTCAGTTGAATTATCTATTACATCAACTATATCCGATTCGTCTGGTTCAACAGTTTCATCATATATATTAAATAAATTATCATTAGTTATATCCTCTAGTTTATCATCTGTAACATCTTTTTCAGATTTATTATCAAAATCTTCTATATAAGTATCACTGTTATCTGTGGTAATTGTATTTTTACTTGCTTCACTGTCAGTGCTAATTATACTTCGAGTATCGTCATCATCATCTTCTGTTTCATCATCGTATATTTTCCTCTCTTTTTTATCGCCTTCCAAGTTCATTATTTATTTATTATATAATATAATCATAATAAATACTCATTATTTTCGTCGTCTAATCATTTTACGCGATTTTCTTTTATGAGAACGTTTTTTGTGTTTTGTTGAACGACGACGCATATGTTTTCTTGTGCGGCGTCCTTTTCCACCAGCTTGACCCATCAATGACCCTTGAGTCATCTGCATTTGATATTGAGAAGATACTGGAGCTAATACACCGTTAATAGAACTAGCTATTTGAGCGTCTACTGTTGAGCCTACTAAATTACTTTCATACTGATTAGCACTACCACACGACATTAATGTTATATATATAATACAACATAATATTATTTTCTCCTGTTTTTGTTTTTTCTACGCGTTTTATTTCCCTTGTTCCGTTTATTTTTTTTTGTTTTTTTTTTTTTACCTCGCCCAAAATGTTTTCTTGAGCCTCCTCTTATATGTGGTAATCCACGATTAGATAAAATGCCTGGAAAATTTTCTGCGTGTGATATAGGTATATTACCACTTTCGCAGGTATTATCTATAATGCCAATATCATACCACCCATTATCATAAAATATATTAATAATTTCTTGTAATGTGATGCTACCGGATGTTATTGTGCTTGATTCTGGAAATGTTAAGTCGTAATCTATTAATTTGTCTCCTGGATTAAACCTACCACTTGTATCGAGTAAAACATATATATTATTTATATTCTTGTTAACATCGTCTTTCGTTATTCCATATACTTTGTTTTTTATATATTCGTTATATCTAGTTTGTAACATTAAAGAGCTAGTCGAACCTCTGATACTATCGCACCACGTTTTATATTTTATTTGAACAACTTCGGTATAATTGTCAGCCGTTGAATGTAAATTACTTGTAATTTCTTGTAATATTGGATTTTTTAAATAATTATTTGTATCTGTAAATGTATTAACAAAATCTTCTTGTAATTTATCTTGAATATCATTAACTCCATATGCTGTTTCATAAAGAGACATAATTTCATTCAAGTGTGATGGACTATTAAATGATACACAACCTGGTAATGTAAGTGTTGTTTTACAAACATTTTTTTCTGAGGGCACGGCTAATAAAGATGGGTAATTATTCCCATATGTTCCGTGTGTCAAAAAAAATAATATCAATGTATGTTTACCATCTGTTGTGTTTTCTGGTATAGGTATAAATTGTATTCTACCTTGTTTTTTATTACGAGATAATACGATTTGAATGTGGTTTATATACGGTTGATTATCTCTTAGTAAATCGAGTATTTTGTGAAACCACGCATTTACAAACGCTGTAACATCTTCCTCAGAAGGTTTTGTATCATAAAGTGAATTTATATCGTTATTTAATTCACCTTCTATACTTTTTATTACATCAAGTCTTTCTATTATTGCGTTACGCATATCGTTATTAGAATTACGATTTACCTTAATAAATTTTTCCATTAAAGTTATGATAGTTGAGAGATTCGATTGAAATATTTTAAGCAAATCATTTACCCTTTCATTAAATGAACTAATAGGAGAATGGAATGATCTTGGTGTTTTAGAAGATTCATCACGTGTTTCACACCACATATCATATTGTTCTTTCATTGTTTCTGAACTTATTGGGGGTATTATTTTTTCTAATAATTCAGACACATCCTCTTTACTATGGGATATTTCACGATGTTCCATTTTTCGTTTTTTTGTTGTATTCATTAATCTTATAATTTAGGGATAGTTTATTTTCTTATTATGTGAATAAGCATAAGTAAATTAATAAGTAAAAGAATAAGAATAAAAATGACAGATATAATAGCAATGTAAATATAGTAATTTATCTTAGAAAAAATAATTTCTAAAAGTGGATTAATAACAAAGTTCATCTTATCAACAAATTCAGGAGTATTCATCGTTTTTACACATTCTTGAAATATATAATCTTTCATAATCTATAATAAAAATATAGATTATATATCAATTACTTAAACAAATGATAAATGTGGGTGAAATAACATCTATTCCTTGTACGTTATCTTCATCCAATAAAAAAAAATATACACATTATACTTATTTATTCGAATTTTTAGATAATGATGGAAACCCGATTGAAATACTTACACCTATAACGGAAATAGTAACAGATATGAATATTTCCGTTATAGAAACAAAAATTAAAGGGAATAGTATTTCGTGTAATGTAAAATTAAATATCAGAAATAAGAATGATAATGATTTATTCTTTTTAAAAATTCAAAGTATAGAGGATGAAATATATAAGTTAATACGCAAGGATTATAAATATATACAAATTTCTAATAATCGTGGGATTAAAAATATACAAACAAAATATGAAATGAAGGATAGTATATGCGATTGTATAACTAAAAAGGAAGAAATAATAGGAACTCTTTCAATTATAGGATGTATTACAATTCAAAATACATTTGAACTTATTTATACGTTGGAAAAAATAAAATGTCAGGATGTTCTAGATGAAATATTTAATATTTTATTAGAGAATGAAAATTTATTAAATAATGTCGAAGAAGAATTATACGATAAAATAGAAAAGAATAGAAAAAATGAAGAAAAAATTACAATATGTGATATAAAATCTGTCGAGGATGTGGAATTTTTACAAAATGAAATTAATAAAATAATTAATGAATGAAGACAAAATTTATTTTATTATTTAATTTATATAATGGTAAAAGTTAAAGCACAACACGGAACTCTTTTATTTGTAATCATTGCCATAGTCGCGATTTTTTTGTATATAAGTAGAAAAAATAGTTATTCTTATGAAGGTAATGAAAGTGTAAGTAATGCTAATTTATATTCTACAACCCAAAATAATCAATCAAGTGGTTTATCAATGAGTAGTTCTAACCAATCAGCTGTTAGAGCTTCCGAACCAATTGGAATGAATGAAGTATTTTCAGCAGTTCCAGGTTCATCTAAGAACAGTGGAGGGGCGATTGTGACAAATGTTAGTTCAAATGCTTTACAACCCGGTGAATTATTACCCAAACAAAACAATAGTTGGGGAAATGCTGGTCAATCAGTTCAAATCCCTGGAAATTTATTATCACCCACATATTTAGCAGGTATTGATACGATTGGTTCATCTCTAAGAAATCCCAATCTTCAGATAAGAAGCGAACCTCCTAACCCCCAAACAAGTGTGAGTATATGGAATCAATCGACAATCACACCCGATTATTTGAGACCTCCATTTGAAATCGCTTGTTCTTCTAAGTAAAAGAATAGGTATATATTAGGGCTATAAATCATAGTATGGGTTATCTTTTATGAAAATACCACAATATTCTTCATTATCTTTCTTGTAATTATAAGGATCGTGAATGCCATATTTTTTTGCCTCAATTAATAAAAATTTAAAATTAGACCAAAATTCTTCTTTGTGTCCTATAGAAGAAGTCATCATATGAGATAACTCGTGAATACATACAAATGTAAGAGTATGTTCGTCAATCAATTTTGTATTATCATTCTTTTTCTTATTCAAACATACAGCCATCTTTTCTCCTTTGTTTTCAGAATAAGCAGTTAATTCACTTGTCGGTAAAGTTTCGTAAATTTTATCTGGTCTAAAGTTCTTAGATAACATAATAACACGTTTATCATCTGGATATTCATCTTTTAATTTTGAAATTAATGTTTTACACTTATTTATAACACTACGTAATAATACAGCGGCTTCTTCTACATTTTCTCTATCCCTTACACAATATCTTTTTCCATCTATGGAAGATATTACACATTTTAATCCATATGTATCCTTCATATGATAAATTTGATAAGTTATGATAGTAATCACAAGTAAACAAATACAACCTAGTATATTGTTATAAAAGTCCTTCATATAATTGGTAAATAAAATGATTTCAATTATCAATTATATGAAAATATTAATAATATTCGTAAAATGAGTTTAATGGTCAAGAGTAAAGATACAAATTCTATTATCAATGAATTAAATAAAGAATGGAGAGTTTATACAAAACTAGTAGATAGTTTAATTGAAGGTGAAGTTACAAAACCCCCAAATAGTGTAACCTTTATTATAAGAAGAAAAAAAGGTTGTGATGATTCATTATGTGATATTTTTGAAGCTGAACTGAAAAAATTACAGCGTTTACTTGATAATATGTAAGACTTTAGATAATCGCGAAACAATAAAAAATTATCATAATATATGAATAATTTAACTAGTATTGTATTATTTGTTATCAATAGTATTTACTGTATAGCGATTTATTATCTCGCCAAAAAGACCAATAACTTGTTAGATTATACAATATTACCATTTTTATTTTTGTGTGGTATTATTGAATTGGTATTCTTTTTCATACAAAATGGAGTCGAAAGTAGTTGGTTGTTGCTTACATTATTTTTTATTCAATCTCTTACTCTTGTATGGGGTAACAAGTATATCTTAGAAGCTTCCAATCCAGTATTCGATAAATACATTTACTTGTGGTTGATTTTCTATGGAATCATATTTATTTGTACGTTGTTTTATCTACAAGAACCTTGTGATAAAGATGCTGTTGAAGAAAATAAGAAGAAGAGTAGTTGTAAAGTTATCGGGTGGTTACCATTTCACGAACACCTTTATAAATATAATTTTTGTTTAATGGCGTTATTTGTCGGTATGTATGACGTTACGGTAGCAAGTCAATATCTATATTTACTTATACCTTTTACAAAATCACCTCACGTAACAAAGGAACAACTTTTACAATATCCATTACGAATAATATGGGTATTTATTATATCTATTGCTGTTTGGTTTTACACACAATACAAATTTAATATAAATATGATTGATGTTGGTAAAAAGGTTATTGATATATCAAAATTAAATAGTCCAACAACTATGTTTTCATTGGATCTAAATAGAATGAAGGGAATAATTAGTCTATATAAAACTTTTGTAAATCCAGAATTAATTGTTACATTTTTATATAATACTTGGTCGGTATTTACGGCGACGTATGGATTAATTATTTTACTACATAGATAATAAGAGTATGATATTTAAATTACATATTTTGTCAGGTCGTTCTACAATAAAAAAAATTATTGTATTTGGATTATCTGAATTTGTAATGGATAAAAAACAAATAAATAAAAATCCAATTGATAAAACTACAAACTCTCCTGTCTTTGATAATGAAGAATTAAATATTATAACTACACAAAACATTCCCGTTGAATTTTATCCAATGTTACTTCATTACGATGACACTATAGAAACAATAAAAATAAAAATAAGAATGGCTACATCCATTATGGAACCATTATACCTTTATGGAAGAATAAAAGAAGAATCGAGTGATGTAATGATACCTATCGGTCAAAAAATAATAAGTAAATATATCTATAGTGCGAATCCTTATATTTTCTTAGATGAAAATGAAAATGAAAATATAGATACTGTTCTTTCTGTAAAAATAAAATCGGAAGGTTTATTATTTGAATATGGATTTTTTTATAAAAACGTTATTCACCTATGTTTTTTATCAGATGTATTAGCTAGTATAAAAGATGGCGGTGATTTTGAAAACAAATCTGACAAAATAAAACAAATATACTTTAAAGATCAATCTCATCTCAATGTAAATCCCCAAGAAATTCAAAGCTATAAAAGTGTAGATTTGTTAACAGATGTTTATCTTTATAGAAAATCTGATTTACCCTATAAATATACCGGTATAAAATCTATTCAATTCTCCTTTCAGTTGAAAAAAAGTTCTATCCCATTAGAAATTATTTTCAAAAAAATTTCATCATCTCTTGCGATACCTCTTATAAAATATAATCCTGGTGCTAGAAAAGAAAATATATATCGTTTATTTTGTAAAACAAAGACAAGTAATGGTAGTAAAATTCCAATTTTATCAAAGGCTATCATATTTAAACTTGTACGTTCAATCGGAAATATGAAATCTATAGCTTTTTATGTTTATCACAAGCAAAAGGAGTTTGTTGTAGAAGTTTATGAAACAGGATTAATAGTTGTATCATTGAATAAGATGGGGGCACCCACAGATTTTACTTCTTTGGCAATCGATGAATTAAATATATTATTATTACAATGTGTTAATCCTATCATAGAAAAAATACAAGAAATTATTAACAACTCTTTTTCATCTCCATCAAATACATTACAATTGTTTACAAGTATAACAGATAATAAAATGAAAATAATAAAAATGGATTATGAAATGAAATTACCCATAACACATAAGGTAAATGTTTTACGATATATAAAATGTCTAAGAAATGTATTTATTTTTGAAAAGGAAAATCAAATGCGTTATACACGTGTATCTAATTTTAACAAAGAAAATAGTATTGAAATATTTGTTATGGATAGTATAAAAAATAAGACGAATATACGTGATATACTTATTTCTTTGGTTGAAAATTATTCTTTAACGCAAAAGGATGCTTTACAGTTACTAACAAAAATAACAAATGAAATTCAACTGGAATTAAATGTAAGAAAACGTTTGATAGAAATAAAAGAAAATTCTGGATTTCCAGTTTATTTATTCTTAGATACACGAGCAGAAACATTAACCATTACTATTTCAAATATTGATAATATTTTTTATATAACAACCATACCCATCTTTATAGATAGCTTGTTACGTCTTAGCATTGATCCTAAATCAACTTCTATATCAAAAACAAATATTGATAAGTTATGTTTAGATAAATCAAAAACAACACGGGAAATAGATATATCTCTAGGAACTGAAACTAAAAAAGATCCAACAAAACAATTAAAAAAAACAATACTTGATATTGAAAATCGTATAACTCATACACACAAATCAAACCAAAATGATTTATTAGAAGAAAATGAATTATTAGCAGAAGAAGAAATGGAACAAGCAAATGAAGAAAGCGTTGAAGAAGTCTTAGATGATACTAATAATAAATATATTGGAGAGGAAAATGAAAATTTAGAAGAAGGTGATGAAAGCGATAATGATGAGGTTATGAATTTTTTATATTCAATGGATGATGATAGCGATGACGAGGTTATGATTACTAATAAGGGAGGTGCTTCAAAGAGTAATGATTTTATGTCTTCCATTTATGAAGAGAATGAAGAGAATGAAAACCAGGAAGAGGAAGAGAATGATATACAAGCTGATATAGATGAAGAGATTGGTAATGAAAAAATAAAAAATATAGTTGGAATGAAACTTCATAATCCATATTATTTTAAAAATAGGTTAGAAAAATTAGCTCCATATATTTTCACAAAGGATAAAAACAATGATATGAATAATTATTCCAGATTATGTCAGTCGAGCACAAAAAGACAACCTGTTGTTATAACACAAAGAGAATTAGATGAAATCAACCAACGCAATCCAGGATATTTAAAACCAGAAGATGTTTTAAAATATGGTTCTACAAAGGAAAATACAAATTATTTTATATGTCCTAGATATTGGTGTTTATTAAATGATAAAATGATGACAAAAGAAGAAGTAGAAAGAGGAGATTGTGGTGGTAAGGTATTAAGTATGACTGACAATGAAGTAAAAAAGGATCATTATATTTATGAATTTGCTGGTAAGGATCATTACCCAAATGGAAAACCAGATAAAACCCGTGATACTTATATAAAACATTATCCTGGATTTAGTTCTAAGAAATTTTCAGATGGAACTTGTGTTCCTTGTTGTTTTAAAAATTGGAATACACCTTCTATACTCAAAAGAAAAAAAGAATGTAAGGCGGCACAATCTGTTAGAGATTCAGTTTTTGAAAACGAAAGCAACGTACAAAGTCCCAACATCGAAAGCAACGTACAAAGTCCCGACATCGAGAGCAACGTACAAAGTCCTGACATTGAAAGCAACGTACAAAGTCTCAACATCGAAAGCAACGTACAAAGTCCCGACATTGAAGGAGAAAATATAACACCTACAATAAATACAAAATTAATATATGATTATATTTATGGACCCGAAAAATTTCCTATACCAGCACAACGTTTTGGGTATCTGCCTGTAATTTTACAGAAATTTTTTAATGATTTTCATATTAATTGTCAGGTAAGTTCAATGGATACTCGTATCAAATCAAATTATAATTGTTTAGTTAGACACGGTGTAGAATATAGTGATAAACAATCATTTGTTGCTTGTATGGCAGATGTATATTCATATATTTCTTTACCAAATATATTATCTATCAAGGATTTTAAAGATGTTATTATTTCCTCTTTATCTCTTGATGAATTCATAACATATCAAAATGGAAATTTAGTTACACAATTCCAACCGGTTATAAACGTGGGTGAAACAATTGACGATGTGTATCCTTACGAGGAGAGTGGAATACCAACATTAATTGAAAAATACAAGGGTAATGATATTTTTCTTAGAACATCAACAAATACAAAATATTTGAAAAATTTAATTATTGCTTATGAAAATTTTATTCAATATCTAAAAGATGATACTGTTACAATAGATCATTCTTATTTATGGGATATAGTAAGTAAGCCAAATACAAAATTATTCGACCAAGGATTGAATTTATTAATTTTATCTATTCCAGATGATGATAATACAAATAATATAGAATTAGTTTGTCCTAAGAATCATTATTCTGGTGTATTTTATGAATCAAGAAAACCATATTTGATATTAATTCAACAGGGTAATTATTTTGAACCTATTTATTCTTATAAAAATATTGGTAAGAAAACTCTTAGAATAAAAATAAAAAAAACATTTACAGATTATGATGCTTATATAAACCCTCCTATAAAAAATTTCATTCAAAAAGTTGTAAAGCCTATATTTGAAAATCAAAGTTTGTGTTTCCCTCAAAAAAGTATGCCTAATAAATATAAATTTAAACAACCTATTTTGTTAACCAATCTAATTTATGAATTACTTTTAAAAAATTACGAAATCACAAATCAAGTTATTAATTTTCAAAGTAAAGTTATAGGTTTAATTGTAAAAAAGAATCAAAGAGGTTGTTTTGTGCCGTGTTATCCATCATCAATTGTTAGTAACTATTCTTTTATTTATATAACTGATGTTGAATGGTATCCTTATAAACATACAGTTGAGTTTTTAAAGAAATTGTATGAAATAACAAATGGAAATGTGCCGTGTAATCCATTGTTTAAAGTTACCGAAACAGATCATATTGTAGGTATATTAACAGAAACAGACCAGTTTATAGAAATACAACCATTTCTTTTTATAAGTGATATAGATGCTTCCGATAATTTACGCGTTTTGAATGAAACAAATTATTTATTAGCCGAAGAGAATATAGCTTTTACTAGAAAGGAAGACGAAGAACGCGTTGTTTACGTTAATCGATTGAAAGAAGAATATAAATCATATAATGAATTTCGTAATATGGTAAGGAACTTATTACATAAAGAAGAAAATTTTTCATTAAAGACAGATATTGATAATGAAATAAAAAAGAAATTTGTATTATTTTCAATTAAACAAAATAAAATAGTTTCCTTCATTGAAAGTTTGTTAACAAGTAATCAAAATGAAAATAGAGAATATATTTACCATTTAGCCGATGAGATGATACGATATACCAGAATATACTTGTATATGTTTTATCCGAGTGTAAATTTAGCATTTGGCGATGATAATTATATTTTATTAGATAATGAACTACTTATTTTACAATCAAATTTATTAGAAGATAATTATCTTGAAAATTTAATTCCCAATGATGAAAATAAATATACAACTTATACTTCATATGATACAGTTGAACCCAAAATAACGCAACCTTATTCAAATGAAGTTATATTGAGTCAACCAACTATAAATGAAAATTGTGAAATAGAAATAATACCAATTACATCTGTTTTTTGGAAGAAGGTATTTCCAACAAATACAAGAGAAGTAAGATATAATAACAATATTGTTTGTGGTTATTTGTATATTATTGATATTATACAAAAAACAAGAGGTGTTACTTTTACTATTTCAGAAATAAAAACATTGTTGGTAAAAGAATATGATACTTATTATTCATTGTATGGAATAAAAATATTAGATATATTACGTTTTCAAGGTAAAAATATTATTCAACAAGTAAAATCAAATGTTACTAATTTATCCTTTTTTATTTTGTCAGATGATTATTATATAAGTTTATTGGATATTTATATTTTATTCCAATATTTGAAAATCCCTACATTTGTTGTTTCAAATAAACCAATTATGGAAACAAGATATTCTTCCAATATTATTTGCTTATATAAAGAATTAAATGATATATCAAAGGAAGATTTTGTAGTTTTATTCTCTCAACCTGTATCTAAGAAAATACCTCGTTATATTTACCTTACAACACAAGATGCGTCATCGATGTTATTTAATTCATTATCTTTTAGTAAAAAATTACTTGACATTTTCAATCAATCTTATAAAGATTATGTGTCTGTTGAAAATTTCTTAGAACATTACCAAGTAGAAAAGACAACAAAATATATTAGGAAAAAACAACTAGGTGGGGGGAATTTATATGAAAATCCAATTATTATTATATAACGTCATCAAATGACGCAAAATCTGTTAATTCAATTACAGTATTATTTTTTAGTTTTATTTCGAATTCATTACATCCTCCTACATATTTTCCTTCAAAAAATACAAGTGGAAATGTAATCTCATCGTTTTGTGTTTTTACCCTCATTATATTCAAAAAAAGAATTCTTTTTGTTGTTAACCATTCATCGCAACATATATAATTAACATTTTCATTACATTGATTCATTAACTCCTTTATTTTATCACAATAAGAACATTTAGATTTAGTATAAACTGTATATAATGATGGTGTATTTGGTATTTCTAAAAAACTCATTATATATTATTAATAATAATAATATATAATTTACATCATTTTCTTTGTAAATGCTTATGAGTTTATATTGTATAAACAATTGGAATGGTGTTGGTCGGCAGCCGTCACACCATCTCCACAACATCCATAACGAGTCCCAGAACATCCTCCTATGTTTCTTTGATTTGGAACAGAAGAACAATTTGTTCCAAACCGATCGTATGCCGGCGTTACGCCATCTGAACAACATCCATAAATAGTTCCGGCACATCCTCCTATAGGTTGTGGAGGAGGTGGATTTATAGGATTTATAGGACGTATGGGAGTTATATAACAATTTGAATGAGTTTCATTTGCTATTGTAATACCATCGGGACAACATCCATAAGGAGTTCCGGAACATCCTATAACTTGTGTTTGATATGTTGGAGGATATGTTTTTTGTAAACAATTTTCTCCTAGTCTTGAAAGTTTAGGTGTTAGATTATCAGGACAGCAACCAAATTCTGTAACAGAACATCCAACTCGTGTTGGTTCATTTATTATCCATTTATTTCTTAGTGTCATCAGTAATATTAAAACTAAAAAAATAAATATGAGAATGATTGGAGTAAACATAATTAATATTTGTATATATTATATTTATGGAATACAATAGTATCCAATTGTTGAAATCGTTGTCATTATCATCAACGAACCAAGTAAACAAAAAGATTCCATTTATCGAACCGTTAATAAAGATTCTAGATAAGGCAAACAATATTTCAAATAAAGTATTCTTATCTGTAAAAAGTCCTTCCATAAGTAAATTTACAACTTTTCCAATAATTCATCCTCCTATATCAGAAGTAATATCAAACGTGATTATAAATAATATATATTCTAAATTAAAATATACTATTGAATATAATATACAATTTTTGGATATTCAAACATTTACTATTCGTTTTTATGTAACAAATAAACCAACAAAACGAGAATTAATTGAATATAGTCAAAGAATATATATTTTAATTAATACATTATCCTTTTTTATTCTATTTTTACAATACAAAAATTCAAATAAGAAAATAAAATATCAACACCAAAATATATTCTTTTTTATGACATCATTGAAAAAAGAATTACCTAATCATATGTCGGAGTTAGAACAATATCACGTAAATACTGGTTATACTGCTCCTCATAAAGGAAATTCCGATATTGTTATTTATCGTAAAGAAGAATGGTATAAGGTATTTATTCACGAATACGTACATAATCATCATCTTGATTTTTCACATATCAACTCTTCATTTATGAAACTATCTAAGAAAATATACAATATAAACAACGATATATTATTTTCAGAAGCAATGGCTGAGATATGGGCGTTAAGCATAAATATTTTAATGATTTCTTATTTATTCAAAAAGTATAATATGTTCCCAGAATTACATAAGATAATTCCACCTAACCATCTAAGAATGGGAGTAAGTCATATATTTCAATATCTTTTAAACATTGAAATATATTTTTCAATGATACAAACAAGAAAAATTCTAAAATATTTGAATACAAATTACTCACAACTTTTTGATAAATCTAAATCTATTAAAATTCACAATGAAAATACAAATATATGTAGTTACTATTTTATTAAAACTATATATATCTATTTTTATTTTGAACTAGAATATTTAATGTCACTATCAACTAAAAAGGTTGATATTAAAACATTCGAAAAAATGGCAAAACATCCTCATATTATTTATTTATTAAATGAAAAAATTCCTACAGATATAATACATTCAAATACATTAAGAATGTGTGTCTTAGAAATACATTGAAAATTTTGTTATGATATGAATAAGATGTAAATATCTTACTCATATCATATTTGTAATATTTTTCTCCTCTATCGGAATCGAACCGATGACAATTTGATTAATGCTTTACTACTACAGTCAAACGCTCTACCAACTGAGCTAAGAAGAGTTTAATAATATTTATATTTTATTTTTATACCACCCAATATTTTTATTTACTATATTACATTTAAACGGTAACAGGTTCAGCAGATTGCTTTGAAGCATCGACTGCCTTTGAACTATCACTCTTGGTAAAGTGATGGCTCATAAATCGCTGAAGATTGAAATAGGTAAGCTCATCCTCAGGCTTCAACTTCAAAAGGGTTGAAAGAGCCTCATCGGGGATGATGTGACGACCATTTGACTTATCTCCAAGAGACTTCTCCTTAATGTATTGGTTGATCTCCTTGGTAACAGAAGTTCTAGCCATTTCAGTTCCAAGAGGCTTTCCAAGAAATGTTGCCAATTCCTCACTAATAAGTGCTGGCTTAACAAATCCACTTGGGGCTCTGTTGGGGTTTCTCTTCTTCTTAGAACTCTTCTTCAACATAGTCTTCATATCCTTGTTACATCTCTTTTCCAAGACCCTCAAATCATTCTTTAAAGCAGTAAAAGAAGAATGGATAGTAGTTAGCTTGAGGGAAAATTGAGAAAAAAGATCAATGATACCAGTCTCTCCGGTTTCATCAACAACCTCTGGAACAACAACATCCTCACTGGGAACAACAACAACATTTTCAACAACAGACGATGCTACTTCAGAGGGCACATCTGAAACAACAGCCTTCGACTTCTTCTTTGAAGCCTTTGGTGCGGGTGTGGGTGCGGAAGCAACTTCAGAATCAACTGAAGCTTCAACAACAACTGGGGTTGTTTCAACAACTTCATCAGAAGATACAACCTTCTTGGACTTCTTTGTTTTTGCGGGAGCAGTTGCGGGAACGTTTGTTTCAGCGGAAGTTTCAATGATATTACTACGAACCATTTTGATTATACCATTTAATGGTAAGTGCTTTTAAGTTATTTAACGAGTAAAAATTATTAATTATAATTAATTGTGATAATTATAATTTATAGAACGCATAAACACTCATAAATATTATTCTTCCTAAAATAAAAATAAAAATAAAAATAAAAAGAGCATTCTCTAACGAAAATATATTAATGAATTGATTCATATAACCACGGCATACATTCCGCCGCTTCTCTACTTACTGTTGTAAGGGCAGTTAAAATATACATTACTCGTATTCCTCTATTTTCTGTGCTAAAACTATCATATACAAATTTTTCAAGAATATTTAGAATAATTTCTCTTAATCTCTGGCACGTAATATTTTGAGTTTTTAATATTGTCATAATTTGAGGAATACCATTAAATGGACGACCATCTGGAGGACATATACTTACTTTATCTTCTTGGGTAAGGTTTGCCCTATAATCCCATATATCAATAATTTCATACATAAATTTGAATAATTTAATTCGATTCAACCTTTCATACCATTTAAAATCACTATAATTTCCAGTTTCGTTAATAGATTGAAATAAATCAATAATTCTTAATTGTATTTTTTTTTCATTGGATACTTGATAAGTTTCCAAATCAACCTTTACTTCTACGTGTTTATAAATTTTGGATATTCTTATAATGTTTTGTATTGTTTGATAAAGTTGAACGTTCAAAAGATTACGATTGTATGGATTTTTTGCTGTATGGTGGTCGTTATAAAAAAGATGATATATAGATGATATGTCAAAACCATATTTTATTCCATCAATATCAAGAAAGCTAAAATATTGATAATACGGAATTTCTTCAATAGGTTCGAGTGTTAAAAAATCACAAGCATTTACATTATCCATTCTTTTATACAAAGTTGGACCTCTTAAAATAATTACTTTACGTTGAATATATCCACGAAATACTTTTTGAATAAAAACAACAAAATGAGATTGTGTCAAATATTGTTTTATCCTATCAATTAATATATTTTTCTTTCCCGAAGTTTTCAAATTAAATAATTTAGCAAATTGTTTTAATTTTTCTAATGTCATTTTTTTATCATTTAACGTAACAAGAGTTTTATATGAAGGAATATTTTCGATTATAATTGGTTTTTTCAAGTCGTCTTCCATTGTATATTGATTAGAAACCGCAAACACAGGCAAAGCCAATGTATTACTTTCTGACATCATTAATTACGAATACTATATACTATATTTATAATATATTTTATAACTTAATCACACCCAAAACATAACACTCTTTATTAATACAGCATAAATTTAAAAAAAAATGATTTAAAGTCAGAGCATCATAGTATAGTATTATAAGAAATCAAGTATAATCAGATGTCAAACGAAATTTTAAACGGCTCGAATTTTAATGTTGAAGAAATTACATACGCTCCTCTGCGGGTATCGCCACAGGGGGGTAAAAATATTAAATTGGTTTCTGCTGTAAATCGTAGATGGATTATGATGACTACTCCATTGATGGATACATATGGAGCTTCCGACTATGTTGATCCTAACACTGGTGTTGGAAATGGTAAATATAGTATGTCATTGTTCTTCAAAGGTTCAAATGAAGAAACACAGAAATTTTTAGAAAATATGATTGCTCTTGAAGATAAAATTAAAAAGGATGCTTTGAAACATTCCAAAGAATGGTTTGGGAAATTATATACAAGTTCAGAAGTTCTTGAAGCATTGTGGAGTCCTATGTTGAAATATACAAAAGATCAAACCACTGGTGAAGCAAGTAAAACAAAACCTCCATATCTAAATGTAAAACTTCAAAAATATAGCGAAAAATGGAATTGTGAAGTATATGATGAACGTGGAAATATCCAATATCCTCTCGAAGATATTACAGCTTCTTCACCATTGGATTTAATTCCAGCAAGCACTGAAAAACGTGTTCGTTGTGTTCTACAATGCGGAGGTATTTGGATTACAAATGGTAAATTTACTGTAACTTGGGAATTAAAACAAGTAGCAGTTCAAGCTCAAGCACCTCCACTTATGGGAATAAAGAAATGTTATGTTCCAATTGTTACTGAAGTTGTTGAGGAAACTGAAGTTACTTCTAGACCAAAATTATCAAGAAGTTCTACAGTTCATCTAACAGATGCTGTTAATATCGTGACAGCTCAAGAAAGTGATGATGAAGAAGGTGAATGTTCTTCTAGAGAAGGAAAACCAAAAGGTGCTGCTGTTTCTAATGATGAAGAAGAAGATGAAGATGAAGATGAAGAAGATTAAATTGATATATCATATTCCTAAAAATATAAATTAAAAATCTAAAATATACAAAAATGATAAATTTAATATCTCACTAAAAATGAGATATTAAATATTTTTATGCGTTAATGTATTCGAAAGAAAACGTTTGATCGTGACGATATATCGTATATATTTTTTTCATTGTTTGTATGCGAGATTCCTTCACCATTGAATATACATTGTCTGTCATTTATAACAGATGGAAATGTAAATACTTTAGAACCAATAATCAATTGTGAAGTATATTCAGTAATATGAATATATAAATTATTGGAATCGTCTATACATACTTGAGAAATAATGGGAGAATTATTTTTTATATTTGTGAAATCTGGAATAATGATAAAAACATATTCCATTTCGATTTTGTCATCATAAAGGGTTATTTCCTTGTGCCATAAAGGAATATAGAATGTCATACTCTTTGTACGATAAATAAATAGATTATCATTTAACAAATCACACAAACTTGGACGTAATAATATAATTTTTGTATGGGAATTTAATATTTCATTATCTTTTATTTTTTTTTCTATTAATCGCAAGATATTATCTAATACAAAATTAGCCATATAATCAGACAATCCAATGTCGTTCGATACTTTTTTTTTCACTCGATAAGTAAAAACGCCTTTATACATAACATTATACATAATACATAATGTATCTATTTCAGATAATATAAAATCATTGTCATTTTCATTCTTAGGTGAAAACGAAACTGAATTTATATTATGTATATTGGTTATCAAATACTCTTTTGCCTGACATATAGATTGAAATTTACTTGTATTGTGTATATCACTTTTATCAGGATGATATTTCAAGGCTAATTTTTTATACTGTCTTTTTATATCACGAACACTATATTGGATTGAAGGTATAAGTTCCAGTTCCAATATAGTAAGGGCTTCTTTTACATTTTCAATACTCATTACATTTCATCACTATTTTTATTTCTAAGTTAATAATTTGATTATAGATAATATCCATCTTTCAGCGTGAAAGATTTCACGATAATTGTTATTCATATATCGATAACAATCTACTGTATGTAAAATTACCATATCGTAATTATTTACATTTATAATTCCATTTTCTATAAAATAAAATAAAATAATCCACATACACAGTTCAAATTCCAAGTGATAAATAAAAATATTATACAATTTTTCTCGTAAAGCCAATAACATTTTCCCAATATTTTTTTCACTCACATTTTTTTTTGATTTTGTATATAATTCCATATCATAAATCAAACTCATACACACTTTTGTATATAAATCTATCTCATCATCCCCCAATGTATGTTTTAAATTACACACATTGTTTACATATTTCTTATACAAATTAGGTATATCGCGAAAGGATAATATAATTGGTTGTTTCTTAGTTACTCGTCTTTTTCGTTTTGTAACAACAACCTCTTTTTCAACCTGTAATTCATCAGTATCATTACTAGGTTTATCACACATTATCTCAGGCGATTTCATAGATATAATTTCACACTTGGATAAAATATTCGAAGGTATAAAACTTATCTGCTCTGTTAACAATATCATTGATGTATAAATACCATTATGAATATAACTATGAAATATTTCCAATAACTCATTGTGAATGTAATGAAAATTTTTACATATAATAAACATACGTGTATATCTATGTGGATTATTTAGTATCATATTTGTTATCGTATCATACACCATATTCCATAACAATCGTGTATTACAATGAAATATATCAAAATCAACCTCATAATGTATATCACTCAATTTAATACATATATCCTGTTTATTTACATTCACAAATACTTTTTTCTCATATTTTAATCCTGATGGACTATACTCTTTTATAAAGGATAAAGCAGTGCTATATTTGCCAATTCCCGATTTACCATAAAAAATATAATGATTTTTATCGGAAACATATTCAGATTTTATACGTGTCGAATTATTTGTTGTTTCTTCATTTATATAATCTACAAACTTGTAATTTATTATATCCATTATTCAATATAAAAGCTCATATTTTTATATTGAATACAATGACACCTTATTGAACTATTTTATAAGATAAACCATACGATGTATGTTGAATCCATATACCTGTTATCTTAATTGATACAAAAGAATTGTAAGATAAAAATCTACACGCATTTTTTTTAATTGTTGAATATAAATTATATTGTGGTTGGTTATTTGGAAACTGAATACGCTCAAGCAATTGTTCTTCAATCACTTTTATGTATTCAATATACCGCGTCATTCTAATTATATTATCACAAGGTATATACAAATATATAGCATTTAACGAATATCTAGGTGTAGTATATTGTATTTTTACGAAAAAACCCAACATACTTGTATGCTTTGTTGCGTCATACAATACAACATTTTCGGGATCATAATTTTGTATTACTATAAGTGCGTTCATACTTGCGTCGTTGAACCAATATATTATATTATTTGGGATTTTTAAACTATAATTAAACGTAATATATTAGAGTCTATCCGTCGGTAATAGAATATGTTATAATACTCGAACTATTAACATACAATAAATAAATAGATATTAACATACACACAAGATAAATTACTGTTATCGCGATATTTCCAATAATTAATTTATTTGTAGAAAGAGGTGGAGGAGAGTTTAATAAATTACTATCCTTATACACAGAAAAGAAAAACAATCCAAACATAACAATATTTAATATACCAATTACTTTTCGATAATTTGTAATAACTGGATTGTTAAAACTTTTACCATCCAACATAATTTTATAGAAAAATATAAGATTCAATAAACTCAAAAAGGCATATAATATATATAGTCCTACAATCAATGTAATATTATTTGTTATATTGTTTTCATACATTTGACCCATTAATAACACTGAAATAATACCAAGTATTAACCATCCAAACTGACTAATTATATTACGCTGTGTAATTACAGTTGGTGATAATGTTAACAGATAAATAATTGTAAAAACGACCCCTGTCAATGAAAATACAAAAAATGTATAATATAATACTTTTGGTGATAGTGATACACTCATATACCATTAATATATTTTATATTTTTCTTGTATCCATTTTTTTAATGTTGAAATACTACAACTAACAACATCTTCGGTAAATTCAGAAAGGTTATATAACATTGCTTTTTTCATTACAGGAGTTTTAAAATATATATAATATCCATATTTACCTTTATGAATACTAATATTTTTAGTTACAACACGTATGAAACCTTTTTCAATCTTAGATTCACTCTTATTACTAGCCCCATCAGATGTTTTATTCATTACTATTTTTTCAACTTCAACCAAAGTAATATTTTCTAATGGTCTATTACCTACAGATTTTGAAATGGAAATTCTATTTGTTTCACCCGTTTCACTCACCCATTCAGCATAAGTCCCATACTTTCCTTTTTTTATATACATATACACATTCGAACTTGACAGACCTAAACATCGAGAATGTAAATTTGTATGTTCTACATCTCCTTCGGATAAAGAACGTATTCTTTTGTCTACTGGTAACGAAGTGTGTAAAGAGATAGAGTTAGAGATAGAATTGGATACCTTTATCTTAGATACATAACCAATAACATTATTATAAAAATCTGTTGATATTTTTTGAACTGTTGCTAAAGTTGTTCCATCCTTTTCAATCATATCATCCAACATCTTTTCCATATTTTTTGTATAATCATAATCAAACAATTCTTCGAAATGTGATAATAAAAATTCAATTACACGAATTCCTAATTCTTCTATATTCACCTTATTCTTTTCTTCACAAAAAGAAAATGTATCAATTGTTTCTGTAATAGTAATATCTTCTATTTTGTCAGAATAATTTAATTCATAAAAGGGTATATCTAAGGTGACTCCTTTATCATTTACTAACGATACATATTTTCTTTCAAATAATTTATCCGTTAAAGAAGCGTACGTGCTTGGCCTACCTATTCCCAATGTTTCTAATTTATCAATAATTTTAGCTTCTGTATAATAACGATTTGACGTATTTATTGGTTTGGGATATATTTTCAATTTGTGACATTTTACATTATTTGATTTTTCATAACGTAATGAATTCAAATAATTATATTCATTATTTACTATTTTTGTTGATGATGTAGATGTTGCTGGATTCGTATGTATTTTCCAACCATAAAAATCATACATACTCGATGTATGTTGAAATGTATATGGTATTTCATTCACAATTGTTTGAATATTACACCTTAATTGAAATGATTTACATTTGGACGAACAACTTTCAAATGTATGTCGATAGATAATAGAATATAATTGATTTACTTCCTTCTTAGATACTATTTTAATTAAATGTGCCGGCGTTATATAAATATTTGTTGGTCTTATTGCTTCGTGAGAACCAGATGAAGTTGTAGCTAACTCACTCATATCTCCAACATATGGCTCACCTAATTCTTTTGTTATATATTGTGTAATTTGTTCGATAAAAGATAAGGAATATTTCTTTGTTTCTGTTCGTATATAGGTTATATATCCTAATTCATATAATTGTGATAGATATGTCATTGTGGTTTTTGCCGGGAAAGGCGATAATTGTTGAATTTTACTTGTATTCAAAGGAAGCGGTGGATTTTCATATACTATTTTGGGTTCATCTATTTCAATTTGATATTTACTTGTTTTACAACAATCTAAGAAATAATTATCGCTCTTGTATTCAAAACATTCTTCTTGCGACTTTGATGTATCTGCTAACCATCCTCCCAACCAATTGTCAGGTAAATTATCAATACATTGAAAGGGTATATGATATTTTGTAAAATATCCCATCAATTTATATTCATATAATTCACTTTTATTCGACGATGTTTCCATATGACGATCATATAATAATCTTAGAGTAGGTGTTTGACATCTTCCAGCACTTAATGTGCCACCTGAATTATTGTCAATATGTTTCCATAAAATAGGTGATATTGTGTATCCAAGTATTAAATCTATAATTTGACGAGTTTGTGCCGCGTGAACCAGAGGTTTATTAATATTATCTATATTTTCAAGAGCATTTTGTATAGCATCGCGAGATATCTCATTAAATCGTATTCGTGGTGTGCTATCTACAGACAAATTACATAAATTACATACTTGATATGCTATATGCTCTCCTTCTCTATCATTATCTGTTGCTAAAATAACTCTCGATGCTTTTTTACACATCTCTTTTAATTTTTTATTATTCTTTGTTTTTGATCCATCTTTCAATAATTCATATTTTGGTAAAAATTTATTACTAATAATTAAATTCAAATCTTTCATTGTATAAATATTACCATAAGTCGCAACAACTTCATATCCAATACCACAATATTCCTTTACTTTATTTATTTTATTAGGAGATTCTACAATAACTAATGAATATGACATATTATATATTTTACAATTAAAATGATTTTAATCCTTTTCATATTTGAAATGTCACTAAGAAAATATGGCATTTATTGAATTTGTTTTAGATAACGATAGCTGTTTTTGGAATTGGAGTGAATTATCTTCGAATCCAAATATCTTCTTTGAAGATGTTCTAAGAAATCCAGAACAACCTTGGGATTATATTGAATTATCTCGTAATCCAAATATTACTTTGGATATTGTAGATAGTCATCCTGAAATAGCTTGGAGTTATTCCGGTTTAACAAAAAATCCAAATAATACAATGGATGTTATGAAAAGAAGAACAGATATTCTTTGGGATAGAAGAGTGTTAAGTGAAAATCCATCCATTACGTGGGAATGTATTCAATCCAATCCATACATAAAATGGGATTATTCATATATTTCACAAAATTCAAATATAACTTGGGATATTATTTACAACAATAAAGATAGATTTATTTACTGTGATAAAGAAATATCGAGTAATCCAAATATATCTTGGGATATTGTTACTTCGTCAAGTAAACAAATTGCCTGGGACTATAATTCACTTGCGAGTAACCCAGCTATTACTTTTCACGATATATATGATAGTTTAATTCCCAGAGATGGTGAAAGTGTTATGAATCATAAAATTCCAAATTCAAATGTATCTTTTATGTGGTGTTGGTATGGTCTCAGTAAAAATCCAAATGTAACGTGGGAAATGATACAATCAGAAGATGACGAATTTAAGAATGTTAAATGGAATAGCTACTTTCTTTGTATGAACCCAAACATTAATATTAAAATTATAAAAGAAAATCCACAATTTCATTATTATACAATAATATCAAAAAATAAAATGGATTATTATCCTTGGTATCTCGTTAAATCATTATCACCCGAACCTTACATATTAAAATAATATATTCAAATATATTATTAGATAATGGACGATTCTGATACGAAACACCACTTACTTGAATTGGCAAATATTTTTTTTATGGATTTTGGGATACATTTTAAAATAAAACCATTGGCAGACCACCAAGTTACACAAGATAAAGTATATCAATTACAATCTAATAAATGTGATATATATTTGTCGGTGTGCCCTGGAGAATATATTTACATTGATAATTTAGAATAATGTGGTAGTCATTCTGGTAGCGAAGTATTAGAACGAATTAAATCCTTTGGTAAATTTATTGGTGTAAAATACATTAAATTATATGATATGGCAGGTGTTTCTTCAAATACGTGCGATTTTATATCATTCGCACCCTTTTCTTTATATACAAAGGGCAAAACCTGGTATCAATTACACGGATTTAATTATGTAAGCGATCCTAATGGGGAAATTGATTACTCTGGAAGTAAAACAATTCCATTTCGTTATTTCTTAGATAGACGTAATCTGATAGAGTTTCAAAGATTATTTCCTGATATTTACACAACTGACAAAACCATAGGACAAGTAATGACTGATTTACAAAAAAAGTATTTACATAGGGAGTATACACATTCTCTATCAAAGGAACAATGTAAAGTTCTTGCTTCAATAACATTGGATTTATATGAAAGGGTATTACCAAATGAAACTATGATTTATACAATTCCTTATGGTCCTAGAGATCCAACTTCTCCTAGAGATCCAACTCCTCCTAGAGATCCAACTTCTCCTAGAGATCCAACTCCTCCTAGAGATCCAACTCCTCCTAGAGATCCAACTCCTCCTCAAAAATCAAGTTCTAAAAAAAAACGATGTCCCAAGGGAAGTAGACGAAATAAGAGAACGGGTAATTGTGAACCATCTAAAAAATCTGGATCGTATAGGGAGCCGAATGGACCCCAAAAAACTAGCTCCTCTAAAAAACGCAATTCACATCCCAAGAATACATCGAATTCAAGTAAAAAACGATGTCCTAACGGAACTCGGCGAAATAAGAAAACTGGTAATTGTGATCCAAAATAAAAATAAAAATAATATATATATATATATATACATATTATAGTGACAATGCCCCCTTAAGGATAAGTCAAGAGCAATAAAGGATAAATCAAAATCAAAATCAAAATCAAAATCGCGGATTAGGTCCAAAACTTTAAAAAAAACATGCTAAAATGATTATATGGAAGAAATATTTATAAAATTATCAAAAGGAAAGGTATTAGAATATATCGAAGAACATTATCCAGATTTCAAAACAACTAAGAAAACAAAACAAAAAATAATAGATGAATTAAATCGTTATTTATATAATCAAAGTATTCCAAATACTCAATTGATTTTGGGTGATTGTCTTGTTGAAATGAAAAACATTCCATCAAAATCAATTGATTTGATTGTTACCGATTTACCATATGGGTTAACAAAAAATGAATGGGATATTATTATTCCTTTTGACATTTTATGGGAACAATACAACAGGATTATAAAGGATAATGGAGCCATTGTATTATTTGGAAATCAACCATTTACTTCTTTTTTAATACAAAGTAATCCATCTATGTTCCGTTATTCTATGGTGTGGTATAAAAATAAATTCTCTGATTTTTTAAATGCGAATAAAAAACCAATGAAAATTCACGAAGATATTGTTGTTTTTTATAAAGAACAACCAACGTACAACATTCAATATAATTATTCAACACCTTATGTAAGATGGAATAAACAAGAAAGTATAAACAAACAAACAAATTATAATAATTATAAAGAAACAATTACAACAAATGAAAGTGGTAAAAGATTACCTACAACCGTATTACAATTTAATCGCGTTGAACGTCCTATACATCCAACACAAAAACCAGTTGATCTATTAGAATGGATTATTAAAACTTATTCAAATCCAAATGATATTGTGTTGGATAGTTGTATGGGTGTAGGCTCTACTGGAATTGCGTGTATGAATACAGAAAGAAAATTTATAGGTATCGAAATCAATGAATTATTTTATCAACAAGCATATTCCACACTTTTACCCGCGTTATAATTCTATTTTTTGTTTTGGTTTTTGTTTTACACATTAATTCTAATAGAGGATAAGGGAGGATAATCTTTTTTTAATATATTCACTTATAAATATAATGAATTCCGCATTTGATGAAGATGGGTTATCAATAACACAAGTTGATAAACCTTGGGGGTGGTATAAGACCATTTATTCACAACAGGGATTTAAAATAAATCACATATGTGTATTTCCTAAGAATAGATTAGCATTACATTCACACGTTCAACGTAGTGAACATTGGGTAGTAGTAAAGGGAAATTCAATGGTTAGAGTAGGAAACGATGAAGTATTTTTACACGCTAATCAAAATATTTTTATACCCACAAGGGTTTTACATAGAATTGAAAATATTGGAGATGAAAATCTTGAATTTGTCGAAACACAAATAGGTGAAAATTTAGATGAATATGATATTGTAATATATGAAGATGATTACGGTAGAACTAATTAATGCTTTATACGCAGATACTAGTTGGTGATAATTTATTTTAAGATATTTTAAATCTGCGTATAAACCATAATAAAAAAAATAATTCTATGTTATAAATGGATATTAATCAACGATTAGAATTACAAAAACTATGTCGTGAAAATAGTGTTTCCGACCAAACTGATCTAATGAGAGAATTGAAACATAGTTCTATTATTCGTCAAGAAATAGATAAAATCATACAACGAAGAAATGATTTTCAAGGTGATGATATAAAAACTCTTAAATTTGAATTAATGACTGAATGTGAATTTCTATTTACTTATTATACCGATATTTTTAATCGTGTTGTAAAGGATGAACTAGATATTCAAATGCTTTATCAATTCTTAGATATGTTAAAGAAGATTGAAGATGGTGATACAGATCAACACGAAGCTTCATTCAAAATCGGTAGTCTTTTAAAGGAAATGTATATTGATTCAGCATTGAAAACAGCTAATAATCTTGATAAAAAATACGGCACTGATGAAGAAATCCCTGAAATAAAACTTATTCCTATTTCTTGGTCCGAATATAAAAAAAATCAAAGAATATAATATAATGTCTATCCCCCAATATTCACAAGTAGCTAACGCTCAATCATTGGCGGCACAACAAACACTTGCTACACAACAAAAACAAGCATCTATGTTTAAAGGTGGGGCTGGTTTCACATCTCCTGATATGGGTGGTAATAATCCAGCGGCACAGTCATTAGCGGACGGTTTAACACAACAAATAGCAAAACAACAATCACAAGCTATTAACGATCAAAGAATTACGGGCGGAAAACGTAAAAGATATAAATTCGAAAGACGAAACAAAACAATTCGTCAGAAAAAACGAACGCACCGTAAAAAACATAATAAACGTATATCAAAAAGAAAACATTATACAAAACGATGGTAAATATGACAATGATTTATATAAGCCTATGTATTTTTACTTTCTTCGTTATTTACTATCTTATACTTATTCTTGTATTTAAAATAAAATCAAGGTTTTGGTATATACAACCCTGTTATCATTTTTACGATTTACATTATGTTTTTTATAAAAATCAAGTTATACAACCCGATTTACCTAAGATAAATTCATTTGTATCTTTTGAAAAGGTTGTTACTTATTCGCCTGATGATATTCAAAAAGAAACATTCAATTATATTATTGAATTATTGAAAAAGGAATATTATCATACAAAAAATGCTGTATATAATCCAACTATTCAATCTGTAATTCCTTACTTATCTAAGAACTATTATAATAGTTACATTTCTTTAGCTGTTATGCCTACATATACTCCCAATACACTGAATACCAATCATATCATTAAATATAATGATATTATTGGATGTATTATGTCAAAATCAATATTGATTACCATACCAAATCAAGAATTTTATTCCTATTATGTTGATTTCTTTTGTATAAAAAGAGAATTTCGTAAATTAGGATATTCAGAGATAATGATACAATCGCACGAATATTCGAATCGAATGAAAACAAAGGATATTCAAGTTCATCTTTTTAAACGAGAGGGAGATATTACCGGAATTGTTCCTGTAGTCAAATACAATACATATCTATATGATTTAAATATCTATTTTGATTCAACAATTCCTTCAACATTTCTTTATAATGTAAAAAATATTTATCATATACAGTCTCCTATACTTTTACAAATTACAAAATCAAATATACAAATTCTTTATGACTATTTAACTAAAATAAAGGGTGATAACTTTTTTCAATTCACAACAACCCTACATATTTCCAATTTTACAGAATTAATTGAAACAAAAAATATTTTTTGTTTTGTTTTGATGTATAAACAAAATATATACGCCTCCTATTTTTTGAAAAATACATTTATGGAAATAGACAATGATGGGGTAACCAACCATTGTCTATCTTGTATCGCATCTATAAAAGATAATTTATATGATAATGTTATTCAGTATTCTTTTTCTCAAACATTTTATCAACTTATTCAAATTATTCAACGTGAAAAGAAATTCCCATATTTATTTATTGAAAATATTTCTCATAATTTTTTACTCATAAAGGAAGATTGCTATATTTCTAAAACAAAAACCGCATACTTTTTATATAATTATATTCTTCAACCTTTGAAACAAAGAGATGTATTCATTATTACCTAACATATCTACCTACTTTTATAAAGTTATCAATCAAAAAGATAATGAATATACCTAAGAAACTATACAATATAACTTCTTCTAATACATTATTCGTTTGTTCGTCGTGCGTTTCTTCCAATAAATGTATCATATAATTTAATTTTTCCATCAATAATTTATTATTTTTGTCATAACCATTATACGATATATCATTCACCATTGGAAAGGCATCCAATGTTATATTTTGATTCGATTGACTACTTGTATTATCGGCACGACGATAATAAGAATTCGGATTCGATTGAATATGTTTTTCATAATCAGGATAAGGATATTGGTATTGAGAATTTGGGGTTTGCTGACTTAATTCCTCGTATTTAATTGCCTTATAACTTGGAACATTATCCATTTGGGTTAATACATTTTGCGGATTGTTTGTCATCTGAGAAAATTCCTCTAATTCTTTTTTACCCGTTTTCATAGGAGTTGGTCTTGAAATTGGCTCAAAATTTCCATACGAATCATCCATTTCTTCTAGACCTTCTGAATATATCTGATTATGTATTTTACTTAACACATCATTTACTTTATTTGAATAATATGATTTGTCAGTCATATTATTCATATTTTTATGTGTTCTATTTTTCCTTTTTTGAAGTATTCCAGTATTTTTTGGTTCTTCATTATCAAAGGTCGCGGCAGATAATGCTAGATTTGCCATTTATGTTTATTAATATATATACCAAATATAAATTATAGGAGATTTATGTCACATTCGAACTTTTGTTGTATATAATTCTTCTATAGTTCCTACTCTTTCTACATATACCGGATCTAATTCATCATTCGTCAAATCATACACAGGTTTATATTTTTTTATTAATGTATAATCATCTTCTATTTCATACTGATTCGAAACATTCATATCAACTCTTAAATTTCCTATATAATTAATATCATATGTCATTACAGGTCTATACACACCTTTCAATGATTTTATCCCTTGAATCGGCTGTAATTCATATTTATCCTTCTTTATACTCACATTAATACCATCATATATATTTTCATCACATAATACTAATTGTGATACACATTTCACATCCAACCACAAAGTATAATCATATTTATCTTTTTCTGTCTTCATATTTATAGGCGAAATCAAAGAAAAACCAACATTTTCAACTATATTTCTATTATGTTCCTCTATAAGTTTATCATATTTTTGTATCAAATTTTTATCTCCATCAACATATATTTTTACATACAAATATTTATCAAATTTCTCAAATATTTTTCTCTCAATCTCATAACAATCTTCAAAATATTTATCGTCTTCCTCATTATCCCCATCATACACATAAACAATTTTATTAGGTTTTTGACATAATTCTTGAATTTTTGACATAATTATTACTGTTTATGAATACGGTAGGGATACTTATATATGATAACAAGTCTTTAAGTAGTTTTCGTAAGTATCAATACATATATGGTAACAAATTATTTGTGTCGCCTTATCCTAACAGAAGATATCTATGACTATCCGCCAATAACTCACTCTTAGAACCATCCTTACCTGATGGTAAATCTCCATATAAAAACTTTACAAATGCCCCTTGATCGTTTGCGATTTTAGTATTCGCATTCGAATAAAAAATTCTATTTGATTGATCTAATTCAAACTGATTCCACAAATCTCCATATAATTGTTCGGTTGTATTTGTTATAGTAGGGTTTAATTTTTGAACTGTTTTTTTTATATTTTTCGTTATTTCTTCTGATACGTGTTCGTTAAAACTAGGCTGTGCCGGTTTTTTATTTGGATTATCTTCATAATCCGTTAATAACACATTACCCATTGGATTTCTTGATGTTACCGGATAAAAGTCCTTTTTCATTAAAGACTTGAATGAATTCTCATCTAATTTTATTTCTCCTCTAGGTATTACATCTTCAGATATATTATTGTTTAACATTAAATCAAAATCCTCTTTTTGAAATTTTTTAATATTCGACATACCCTCCATTCCTTTTTTACGGGAATTGTATAATATTATCAATACAATTAACGTTATCAATCCAATCAATATATACTTTAAAGAAAATGTTAACATATACCCTAAAAGTGATAATATAATCACTATTCTCGCTATTCCATTTATTTTTCCTGAATAACTATCTTCCGTTTTTGTAGGATTTTTTAATAATACCGTTGGGTCATTGAAAAAGAATGCTTCATTCATTACTTATTATATTTATCACGATATTATTATTTGATATTTATATAAAACGAATTATATATGATTCAGATAACAATGAAATATATTTTTTTGTTTCTTCAAGTCATTGCTACTTTTTCTAAAAGAGTAATTACAAATTATAATGTCCCCGCTTGTAAAAACTGCGTATTCTTTAAAAGAAGTATATCATTTCCAAACTTTAGTCATATGGCTTACTGTACTCAATTTGGAAATAAAGATATATTGATGGGAAAAATAAAACCAGATCGTGCCCTAAATTGCCGTATAGATGAAAATAAATGTGGTATTGCGGGAAGATGTTTTTACGAACGTAAAGATTGTGAAAACATCTTCAATCATATTATTATTCCTAAAATACGAAAGACTATAAGCATTATAATAATCATTTTTTCTATAATTATGCGTTCCATTTTTTCTTAGTATATTTCATTCCATCTTACCCAACCCATTACATTCCAACCCATTACTTTGATGAAAATATACGTTCCAATTCATCATCTGTAAATCTGGGTAATGTATAATCGGGTGCCTCATTATTATTTGTATCCACCATATTTCTTGGATTATTTCCTCTTAGTTTTTGTCTAACCCTCTTATCCGTGGTTTTTTGAGAATTCTTACCATTCCTACTATTTAATCTATTTTCTTTCTGTTGCTCTAATTGTGGTTGCGATTGTTGCTCCGTCATTTTTTGTAATGCCGAAAAATCAAATCCTCCTTTATTAGCACCTCCCTTAAACATATTCATCATTGATTGAATATTATTTGTTCCTCCCATCGAATTGATTAATCCCATACTTTCTTCTAAAAGAGAACTCTCACTTAATTCTCCAGATTTTAATTTATTCTCAATCTTACTTCCTATTTTACCCATCATACTAAATAAATCCAATGTGCCTTTATTTTCAATTCCTTCCATCGAGGTTTCCTGTGCCAACTCCATAGCCAATTTACCAAGACTTCCTCCCATCATATTCTGAAATTGTTCAGGTAATTCACCTATCCCAGGGATTTGATGTTCCTGTGATTGTGTTTCTGAAGTTTCTTCACTTAATTGAGTTTCTGATTCAGTTTCAGGCACAGGTTCATCCATTATTCCAGAAAGAATTTCATCCAAATCAATTTCCTCTTTACCCACACCTTGTTGCTTTGATATTGTTACAAATAACAATGTCAAATACTTCCATATAGTTGTTTTTGTAATCTCACTTATATCACCTTCCCATATATGAGAAAATACAATTCTGGGTAGAAACTCAGTATTCAATACATTCTCATCTACATTCGAAAATAATTCTTCATTCTTTAAAAGAATAAATTCCTTATTTTGAATTATCACTTTGCCTACAAAATTATATAACTTCAATTTACTATCATCCGTTTTCTCTTTCTCAGAAAGAATATACTTATTCACAATAGAATTATATTCAGGAAATACTCTACATATATCATTCGCAAAATCCGTTATAATCTTGAAAAAGTCACACGGTATATTTTCAATATTACTCTCCACTATAAACTTCATTATATTTTCTTAGTATAATGAAGTTTTAAATATTTGTTTCACGATTATTACTTATCCATATTTTTTCTTTCTTTCTTATCGTTGTCTTGAATTTTCATACAATGTAGTCAATTGAATTAAATTTTTATAATACTGTAATATTTTTATCTTATCTTCATCAGGCAACTCACTAAGAGGTCTTCGAATACTATCAATCCCTCTTAATATTTTATCATCAGATTCTTTCAATGCCTCTCCTCTTGGCAATATAGCTATATCCTGCGAATAATCTTTATTTACAAAAAAGTCAAAATCATCATTCAATATTTGTTCTTCATATGGTTTTAATAGATAAGTATTCAACATTTCCATTATAATTCTAGGGTTCATCTTACGAGATGCCTCAAAGACTGTTTTTGTCGTCTTCAATCCTTTTTTCTCTGGAAATAATCTTATTATATCTTCCATCAATTCAAAAAACTGATCGTTAAATACAGATAAATAATTCACTGACATATGTTAATTAATATCATTTATTAAACATTTTTATATCTATTTCGCGCTGTTGTCTTAGATTTTCCAATGTTGGCATTTTACTTGAATTTTCTTGTCTTGTTCCTTGGGCCTCTGCCGGAGCTGTTATAGCTGCCATATCATTTACACTCACATAACTATGTAACTGTCTCATACCCCCATTTCCTTCAGCTGACAAATCACTGGCGTCCATATCTAAGAAGGAATAATTATCAGAAACTATACTACTCATTCCACCACCCGAAAAGGAAAATGCCGATGGTTCCATTTGCTGCTCGGTGGCAACAGCGACAGCTTGTTTTATCTTACTAGCCAAATATCCTTTTATTTCCATTCCAGAAACAAGTCTACCATTTTCTTGTATTGAGAGTAATGTGGGAACCCGAACGATATTGGGTGGTAAAATCATTTTCTTACCATTGGGTAAAACGATGTATGTATTACCATTTTCCTGGACTCTCGAATCAATACACAAAAAATGTATTGCTTTAGATAATTCACTTCCAGATAACTCTTTTAATAATTCTCGACAGTTATTACAATGATTTGAATAATAAAGAATTAGGTCAGACATATATTTGTAATTTCTATTTTACTATTTATTATATTTTAATTATATATTATCTACAATTTCTTCGTCGTAAAAGAGATTTATATATGTTATTGGATTTGTTATGTTTATATTATCTATACATATTACTTTATCCACTGTATTTTTTAATGTATTCAAACGATATTCCCATTCATTACACATTAAATCAATTTTAGTTAGTTATATTTATAATTCAAAATAAAAATGTATAGGATTACATACGAACAAGTTATAATTATAGGATAATTATCATATAATATATCACCCATTTTCTTTACAAATACGAATTTATTTTTTTTATAATATACTCCTTCTGAGCCACATCTATTATTCGATTTTCTTACTTCACTTGCTTTTTCATACTGCCTACCATCCACTAAATCGACATTATAAAATAATCTACATTGTTTTTTATCTGTAATGAAATGTTTACATTCACTACAGATCTTATCCTTTGATATATCTTGAAATGGTCTATCACCCAATTGCGATTCTTTATTAATTGGAAATTTATTTTGTTTTACAATTCTTGGCGGAATAAATGGCTGTGCCGACGAGAATAAAGAGGTTATTGTAACTAGAAAAAAGATTATATTACGCATCATCTTGAACTATTACACATTATATTTCGCACCCTTTAATTATATTATTTAATATTCTCAATTGCTCTAACGCAATAAATATATGAAATAAAATATGATACCCTACCCAACTATCCTGTTTTTTTTGGAATAAGTATCCGGAACGACAAAAGCAATAAACCATAAATATCAATCTAAGAATTCCTTCAATTAATTCTGATCGAGAACCGCTATATTTTACTCCATTATAGATATAGATAGCAAATGATATCTTTGATATTATTAAATCCAAATTTCTTCTCCACGAATATGTAGCTTTTCTCCAATAGTTTGCTGATATTAACGATGTTAAAATAAACAATATAGTATGATCGTACATACTATGCGCGTAAGCATAATATGCTGGTATAAGGAATAAAAGTGATGATAATGTTATATATTTTGTATGTTTCCATTCAGATATTAACTCAACCGGTTCTTTAAAGTTGATATTTTCGGTATTTGTTACCATTATATCGTATGAATTAATTATCATCATTTGTATTTATATTCGTTTGCGTATTTCTTAGCATTTCATTCAACATTTTCACAAGCTATTTTATGAAACATAATACAAAAAAAATAAATAAAACGCGGAAAAATAAAACAAAAAAACAATTCTTGTTTAATCCAACTAATCCTAAAAAGTCATTCGATGTATATATTGATAAAAATCCAAGAGATACAATACATATAAAATATACAACCTTGGATGATGTTAAAAATACAATCGATAAATTAGAAAAATTATACAAAGATGGGAAATATTCACATAAACGTATATGGCAAGTTGGGATGATTATGAAAGTTAGGTTAGGAGTTTTACAGCATAAAAAGCCAAAAGAATTTGCCTTGGCAAATAAATATTTTAAATTCTTAGGAAAAAGAACGAAGTTGAATCAAAGAGATAGATATAATTTAGTTTTTTATTTTTAGAAATTTATTTTTATAATTAAATTTATTTTTCAACTTTTAAAAAAGATTTTTGTTATTCTTGCCTCCCTGTTCAAATAACAACGTTGTATTTTGATATGAAAATATTATAATAATTTGTTAGGTAAATAGGTAAGGAACATAACATTAAATAATCAACTTTGTTATGGTAATATCAAAAAATAACAAAATGTTGTGTTTTGATATTGAGAGAAGAGTATGTAATAGCTTATAAATAAAGATTTCACTTTGTTATTGGGTTTCATCTAAGAAATTATCAATCAAAGTAAAATAGATACCTTTGAATATTTCTTAGGTTATTCAATTAATTAAAATATAATTTCAAATACCTTTTTAAAATTTTCAAGAATTATTTTTAGAAATTTATTTTTTTTTATTTTTCAACTTTTAAAAAAGATTTTTGTTATTCTTGCCTCCCTGTTCAAATAACAACGTTGTATTTTGATATGAAAATATTATAATAATTTGTTAGGTAAATAGGTAAGGAACATAACATTAAATAATCAACTTTGTTATGGTAATATCAAATAACAACAAAATGTTGTTATTTGATAATGAGAGAAGATTTTGTAATAGCTCACAAACAAATATTATCACGTTGTTATTGAGTTTCATCTAAGAAATTACAAATTAAAGTGAAAATAGATAATTTTGAATATTTCTTAGGTATTTCGTTGTAATTAAAATATATTTTCAAGAAATATTTTATTTTATTTTAAAATTATTTTTCAACTTTCAAAGACAAAAAGGGATATTCTTGCTCCTCTGTTCAAATTACAACGTTGTAATTTGATATGAAAATATTATAATAATTTGTTATGTAAATAGGTAAGGAACTTACTAATAAATAATTAACTTTGTTATGATATTATCAAAAAATAACAAAATGTTGTTATTTGATAATGTAATATAAATACTTTGTAATATATATTATAAGAATGGATACGACAATCATTTGCGATAAATGTGAAAAAAAATACAAAAATACATTAACTTTTACAAATCATATTAAATTAAATAGATGTAAGATTAAGGATACTTCTGTTATTTGTGTCAAGTGTGACAAAGGATTTTATAATAGAGATTCCAGAATACGTCATGAAAAGAAATGTTGTGTAATAAAATCCCAGGACAGTGAAATACAAAAACTCCAAGAAAAAATTGAAAATATGGAAAATAGAATAATAAATATTTTGGAAAATAAAATAGAATCATCTCACATTACAAACAATAACACTCAAAATATTCAAAATAATATTCATTTAACATTGAATTATGGAGAAGAGAATATGAATCATATAACCATAAAAGACATAATTTCTTTTTTGGAAAAGGGCGAGAATGGAATAGAAGCTCTTGTAGAGTATAAGCATTTTAATCGACAAGTTCCTGAAAATTGTAATGTAGTTATCAAAAACTTGAATAATAAGTTTGCGTTAATGTATAAAAACTCAAAATGGGAAGTAGTAAATAAATCTTATATTTTACAAGATTTATATACCTCAAATGTCACATACTTGAAAGGAAAATTTGAAGAAATAAAAAGTAATTTACCAAAGAAGATAATGAATAAATTTCAAAAATTTATCGAATTGTCAAGAAATGTTGATATTATTGAACCAATTCTTGATAATATTAGATGTATCTTGTATAATAATAGGGAATTGGTAGTGGAACTTAACAAGATAAAAAATACAAGGGGTGAAGAGGTATTAATGATATCATCGGATGAATTCAATATTCAGAATGAATAATTGAAACAAACTATTTTATTGTATGTATTTAGTATGAGTAGTTCTATAACATTATATTTACAAGCACACGGTTCTATTATACCAGGAAAATATATACCAATTGATATTTCAAGAAATTGTCAAATATTATCATTTACAGGTGGAATAGGTCGTTCGGGTATTATGAAAAAAGGTTGCCCGGATGTTGTGATACCCCCACCGGTAGATGTAGAATTACCAGAAGGAGTAAATATACCAGAAATAGAGCTTGTTGGAGCACAAATTGATATTATGGCATTGTCTTACATTCAACAAGTTTATACTTTTATGAATGGTATCTCATCTGTCGATGATAATACAAAAAGCGAATTATCGTTTAATATTGCCATAAAAGGCATACCAGCAGTTTATAGTAATTGTAATATAGAACGCTTTCCTTATTCTAAAATACCCGATAAACCATTTGCCGTTATTCCAGCATTACAAGATAAGAATTATCAATTGCGTCCTAACATACACGAGGATTGTGTTTTTCGGGGGAATTGTTCTCGGTTAGGTTGTGAGGTATTAGAAAAGTCAAAACAAGTATGTCCGTATTACGGAGTATATGTTGTATATTCGACGCAGCCAGAAGATATTCAATATACTCTTTCTGGAGATAATACACAAGGTGAAAATCATATATTCGTCAATTTAAATACAGAGGAAGGTCAGGATTCCAAAGATTACTGGAGAGGTAAAATTATTCAACATTGGGAAGATAAAATTACTAACGCAACAAGACCAAGACAAGTGCTTAGGTATCAAGAAGAAAGAGATAGGATTATTATTTTGTATAATAAAATGACCGAGATGTTAGAAACGGATAAGGCTATATCAGATAAGGAAACTATGGAAGAACCATTACCTGAAATAAACTTATCTGAAATACTAGAAATATTTATTAATGGAATGGGATATAATGAAATCAATATTATCGATCCATCTTGTGATAGTTGTTCGTATTCGAATCCGTTTAAATTACTGTCTAATAAAACTTTTAGAGAAGTTAGATTGAGTAGAAATAGCAAAAGAAAAAGAGGAGAATCCCTTGGTGGTAAGAAAATGACAAAAAAACGAAAATCAAGAAAAATACGAAAATCAAGAAAAATACGAAAACATAAAACATACAAAAGGAGGAAACATATTAAAATGAGTTATAAATAATATTATTTTTTATGATATTGATTACATATGGAAATAAACAAGACGATTTATATGACTTATAAAAAACCGGTGCCTGATTTTGTTTATAATCGATGGAAAACTCGTAATCCGTCATACAATATAGAAATGTCATTAGATGCTGAATGTATATTATTCTTAGAACGATATATTAATCGTTTTGTTGCGTCATTATTTAACTATATACCAAAAGGAATGTATAAAGCTGACCTTTGGAGATTATGTAAATTATATATTAATGGTGGTGTTTATGCTGATGTGGATTTAGTTCCTCATTTGAATATTGATAATTTGAGTAAAGATATTACTTTTTATTCGTGTCTAACGCCAAGAACAAAATCAATTTTCCAAGCATTTATGATAAATTTTTCCAAACCAAAAAATAATCTTATTCTTATCTTTTTGTTATCATTTTTAATAAACAAGCCATTTGAAAAAATAAATGGACCTACGTTTGATATGTATGAATGTATAAAATATAATTTGGATGGTGTGGATCCTGAACCATTTGTGCGATATGATTTGGAAGAAGTGAAAATAAAAATAGACGTAGGTTCAAGTGATAAAAATGTAAAAAAAATAAATTTGTATTATTTCCCACCTTACATCAAGTATAGAATCCAATTAAAAGAAAATACGACAGATAATAAATTTACTTATCGTATTTATAACAATATTTTATTTGTGAAACGAGTCGATGAGAATTCAGGATGGGATTACGATCATTCATTGGATATTTGTATCCAATCAAGAGAAAGTATATTTTTATTTAAGGAAGATTGGGAAGGAGAAGATTGGGTTCACGCTTCAGTGACACTTGGTTCTAAGAAAATCTTAGATAGCAGAGATATAAATTATCATAGAAATAGAGGTTGGTGATTTATAAATAAAAATGAAGTAATTTTATAATAAAACAATGATATTATAATAAAGTAAGATGGAACCAGTCGTATCAAACATTTCGTCATCAAATAAGAACTTGACATTTACTCTTTCGGGAGTAAATCATTCGATAGCGAATGCTATCCGACGCACTATTGTTTCTGATATTCCAACTGTTATTTTTAGAACTACACCATACGCTGAAAACAAGGCATCATTTATAAAAAATACAACTAAATATCATAATGAAATTTTAAAGCAAAGACTTTCAAATATTCCAGTTCATTTCAAGATGAGTAATTTAGAAGATTTTTATGGAATTGAATTGAGTTATGTAGACAATCTTTTGAAAACTAAAAAAATATTAGAAAATTATCTTTTAGAGGCGAATGTGAATAATACAACAGATAGTATGGTAACTGTATCTACTGGTGATTTTAGAATATTTGATAAAGAGGCAAATAAATATATTCCATCAGAAGAATCGAAATTAATATTCCCGCCTTTTATACCATATAATCGCGATGTTGAATATTATATCACTTTTGTAAAATTAAACCCCAAAATATCCGATGAGATTGTGGGAGAAGCAATCCAGTTTAGTGCCGAGTTTGGTTATGGGTCATCGAAAGAAGATGGTTCATTTTCGGTAGCATCTCTCGCAACTTATGGGAATTCTATAGATGAAGAAAGAGCCGATGATATATTAAAAGAATTAAAGGCGGAATGGAGTAAAACTATGACGGCAGATGAAGTAGAAAAAGAAGCAGATAACTGGAAGTTGTTGGATAAAAAAAGGATTTATTTACCTAATAGTTTTGATTTCAAATTAGAAACAATAGGAGTTTATGAAAGTCAGAGATTGGTTACAAAAGCTTGTGAGATATTAATTGAACGATTATATTTATTAAATTATGTCATTGATGCGGATTTATTGGAAATCATTGTATCTAAGAATATATCGGAAAATAGTTTTGATGTTATTTTGAAGGCAGATGATTATACGATAGGTTCTATGATCCAATATGTTCTTTATGTAAGTTATTATCCATCCAACTTAAATTATTGTGGATATAAGAAAATTCATCCAGATGATTCTCATAGTGTAATAAGACTTGGTTATGTTGAAGAAACAAGTATGGAAACTATAAAAGAGCAAATAAAAACATCTATTGTTTTGTTAGTAGATGTTTTCCAAAAAATAAGAAAATCATTCTTACCGGATGAAGAGCCATTTTATATACAACCTACAGAAGAATGGGATACGGTTATGAATTTATATTTCCATTAAACCCGAATTTAAGAAATAGAACATCTCGAAGAAGATGGAGTATCTTCTAATTCACTTAATAATTCAAAGTCAAACCCTTCGACAATAGGCAATTCTTGTAAATCAAATCCCAATATATCAGCATCATTCATTATTTTTTCTACATCGTCGTGTGAATATATCTTACTTTTATTTAAAATATGTTCGAATAACGTATCATTACTGTTTATTACATTTTTATTAAAATATGAAGCAGATTTTAAGGAAAATAAAGGAAATTGTTTTATATTATTTCTTAATGTTGTAAAATAAATGATGTAATTAACGCGAGTTATAAATACATTTACGTCTGTATAACTTATATGATAACCATAATTGTCATTAAAGTTATATAAGAAAACTTCGTTTGATATATGGCTGAGGTTAAATGACGAAATATTGCTTTTTATGTCAGCTATACTAGATGGATTTATTCCCAAATTATCAGGAATATCTGTATCAATTTCTATAAAATCTTCTAAGAGTGATTTTAATTTGTTAACAATCGAACTACTTTTAAAGTCATTTGATTTTCTCGAATTTACAAAAAAATCAGAATTAAACCTATTTCTATTTACCCTATAATAATTTACACAAATAATGAGTAAAATGGCTACACCTGTTCTACCAAAACCAGCAAGACAATGAATAACTGAGTTATTTATTTTTTTTGTAAAGTCTATTTTTGATAAATTATCATATACACTAAAATATCCAGGATGCATGTCAACCCAATAAAATTCCATCATATTGCTTCTAGGATCACTTATAATTTCAGTGGTTTCTGTTTCATCATTTGGTATAGTTGTTAATGTAGTATCTGTCGTAGGTTCATTATATCTAGAACAAGTTTCATTCCAATTTGTTAATTCATTTACACCTCTACAACTTTCAGGGATGTATCCAGATGGTGAAAAACTCCAATCCAAATCACAACCTTGTAATGAAATAATTTTTGGTATATCCATAACAAAACGATAAAAATTTAATAAATTACTACAATATTGACTGCGTAATATCGCTAGTTCAGTTTCGAAATTATTGTTATTTGGCATAGGTAAAGAACTTGCGTGAAGATAAATCTTTTGATTATTGATATCCTTTATTTTAACAAATTTAGTATATCTACCGTGCCATCTAGGTAATATATCCCGATTTATATTTGTAATTACCCGTTGTAAGTTTTGAGAATTTCCGTTAAATCCACCTCGTTGTTTGCGTGTAACTGATTTACCCTTTGATTTTGATGTTGATTTTGCTTTACCTACAAAATAAGATATACCAGAATATGATTTTCGTTTTCTTTTTGAAGATGAACGTTTTATAGTTGTTGAACGTCTTCTTGAAGTATGTGCCCTTTTATTTGATTGTTTTGAATATTTTGAATAATTTAAGGACGATGTGTTATTATTAAATTTGAATAAATCTTTTTTTTGTTGCGATATAACTTTATTTGGTAATTGTGTAAATCCAAATTCATTGTTAAATGATGTATGTATATATACATATTGTTTCCAAAGATACTCTGCCGATACTATTTCATAATAAGATGTTAAATCCATACATTTGAGTTCTTTGTATAACATTTCTTTGGTTATACCGGTCGGTAGTTCATAGAATGAAAATGTATCCTTATTTTCTATTTTTAATCGAAAATAATCATATGCGGTTTGAATAATATTATTACTATTTGAAAAGGGGTTTTCTTGAATTGAATTCATTCTTATAATAATTATAGATTAATAATTATTATACTGGTATGTATTGGATATGTATGGTTTTATTCGAGTTAGAACGAGACATCTTGTAATTCACCTACAGTATTTTGTTGTTGTCGTTTAGCGAAAGGAGTTGTGAATATTTTTTCAGTTGGAGTAGGTATATCCTGAATAGTTGAGTGTCTTTCATCTGGAGTAGGTATATCCTGAATACTTGAAAGCCGTTCGTCCCCAATTGGGTCATCAGAATGATCGTAAATCGTTTGTGGTGGTGCTGTAAAATCAGGTTGTGGTTGTATAGTATCTATTCCAAAATAAATACTAGTATTCGGGTCATTTAATGATCTAGTAAATGGTTTAACCTCAACTTGTATTGGATTAAGTAAAGGAAATTCAAATAGATTGTCTGAAGTTATGAATGGTAAATGAGGAGTTATTGTATCAACTCTATACAATTGATAAAGATTAACTTGGCGTATATTGTTTACATAAGCTGTAAAATAAATAACATAATTTAATCGAGTTATAAGCATATTCAGAGCGGTTAAAGATATCGATACTTGATTTGTTGTCGCGTTTGTGCTAGAAGCCCAACCAAGAAATACTTCGTGTGTAACAGCAATAATATCAAATTTTTCTATGGATGTATTTATTTCTCGAATACAATCTTCATTTAAATCAAACGTGTCATCAGATAATGTATCTATTTCTAGATGGTTAAATAATATACTCATTAACACTCTACAAACCATACTACTTTGTTTACGTTTATCTTTTATAGCTTGAGGTGGTTTATTAAACAAGATATTAAAATCCTTTTTTCTATTGACACTACTATAAAAATATTTACATAAAATAGTTAATAATATAACTCCTGTTCTTCCATATCCGGCATAACAATGAACTATTGTTTTCAGTTGAGGATTTGTGTAATCTAGTGATACGATAGATTCGTATGTGTCAAAAAATCCACTAGTCATATCAATCCAATAATATTCTAATATAGATGATTTTGTATCATCATATTGAGTATCATTACTTTTACTTATATTATCCCAATTTATTTTTTCATCCAAGTCTTGACAATTACTTGGTCTAAATGGTAATTTTACATTAGTTGGCAATGAAATTAAATTCCAATTTAATCCACATCCTTGAAGACTAATAATACGAGAGATATTTTTAACATACTTATAAAAGAATAACGTATTCGCACAATATTGTTTACCACCCAAACTTTTAGGATTTTCAAATGTATCTTGTAATGGCAATGACGTCCCGTGAACGTATATAGGAAGTCCATCAACAGGTTTTAGTTTACTTAACGTATGTAACGCATTTCCCATTTTACCGAAACGCCACATAGGTCTGAAATCGTCGAAATTTTGTTCTGGATCACTCATACTTTCGTTTAATAAAGAGATATATGTATTTCTGTTTGCGTCATAACGAGCATTTCCACCAAACATTCTACCCCTTTGGACCCTACGTGTATTTTTCTTACCAAATAAATTAAAAAACCCACGCCTTTCTTTCTTAGAAGGTTGTGTTGTTACTTTATTTTCATTATTTACAACATTTACACGTTTTGTCGTTGTCATTCTTTTTGACGCATTGGCATTTCTTTTTGTAGTTGTGGCTCGTTTCATTGAACGGGTTGTATGTATTCTAGTTTGTAATGGTTCAGCTATTTCACCATCTCTAAATGTAAAACCAAATGGACTATTTGAACTTCTATTATTATAATAAAATATTTTCCAAAGCATATTTTTATCATTTATCAAATCGTCATTTATCGCCTCCAAATCCTTACACATTAATTCTTTTAGTAACATATCCCGAGTAACATTGTCGGGACACGTTTCTAAATTATTTTCGGGATTATTTAGTTGTTCGAATAAAAATATACTGTTGTCACAATTACTCATATACATTATATTTATAATTTATATTGGAAATTAACTGTGAATAATTATTTATTTAAATAAAAAACGTGTATTATTAATATTAACATAACAAAAAGAAAATAAAACAAAAATAAACCAAGGATATATGAATACATTTTCAGAGAAAGTGAATATACTTCACAGGTATGGGTTGTTTGAATCAAACAATTATACAATGTTATCGAGAAATAAATCTCCAGTATTGGTTAAATTTAGTAAATTTTCTTCAGGTAATCATAAAAAAATTGTAAAACATACACAAAATTATGTATTCTATATTTTTACACCCGTTAAAAATATGGATATAAAACACCGTTATTCATTAACTGAGATTTTAAATTTATTGAATAATGATAAATTGGTATTTGTTGAGTTTATTCAGCAAATGAATATTTATTTTAATGAACGTCAAATTATACATAACAATTTCTTTTCTATGGATGAAATTAATGATATACTTATTCATATCTATATCGATGAACTCACACAACCTACAATACCTGTTATAAATAATACAATGGAAATACTTTTAGATATGGTGGATGATAAAAAGACCGTGAATGATTTAATCGATATGACACCCATTGAAACAAAAACAAATAACAAAAATCCATTTAGTACCTTTATGTTTAAGGATGAAGCAATTCCCATTATAAAACCTCCAAAACCTCCAAAACCCTCAAATCCACGACCAGTTCCATCAGAAGAATTTAAATATGAAATTGAACGATCTCCCATTATACCCAAACAACAACATCAAGAACCAACAAATAATAAAGTGCGATACAAGAAGAAGAGTATTCCTCTTGTATTGAAAAGAAGATTATGGAATAAATATTTTGGAGAGCAAAATGGTATTGCTACGTGCCCTTGTTGTAAATTATCCCAAATATCTACTTTTTCATTTCACTGCGGTCATATTGTAAGTGAAAGAAATGGTGGATTATTGATATTGGATAATTTAATACCTTTATGTCAATCGTGTAATTCTTCTATGGGGACAAAAAGTTATAATGATTTTTGTGAATATATTGGCATATCAAATGATATTATTTACTAAATTATACGTTATTATATTATCTTATTTTATAATAAGATAATATAATGGATATTCAAGAAAATACACTATATACAAAATATGGTTATTTAGTCCCCAAACATAGTAAAATATCTAAAAAACAATTTCACGAAATATTTCAAGAGTATGTAAAACACCCAGAATACAAGAATAAGTTGATAAAAAATGTAAGAGAGTTAAGTATTAAAAAGGGTAATATTTATAAAATGGGTATGAAGAAATCAATGAAAAATAAAAAATCAATGAAAAATAAAAAATCAACAAGAAAAAGAAAATATTAAGAATTACTAACTAGAAGTTGGTAATATTGTTTGAGTGCGTAAAATAAATTAGCCTGGTCCATATCATTTACATATTCAATGACATCTACACTTCGATAAGAAGCACCGCGTATAGCTTTTTCAGCACGATACTTTTTATGTAATTGTTTCAAATGATAAACCATATTTACGTGTTGTTTATTCTCACGTGTGAAATAATTATTCATATCATTCTTTAAAATGTAAATATAATGATAAGATTTTTCCAATAGAGCTATATAATTATTTAACAAACATTGATAATAATAAAAATAATTATGATGTTCTGGAAATAAAGAAACATATTCATTTAATTTCATATTTTTATACAACGTTACGAATCTAGATAGAAGACTTGGACTATTACCAACCATTTCTTTAACATTCATATATGTATTATTGCGTATTTTCGCATAATAACCATTTTTTGGATTTTTAATAACAATACCCATCACATTGTAATCTGGGTGATTGCGAAAGTCTTCCACGTCAGTTGTATCTTCATATTTTATGGGGAAACGAAGAACTGATGGAAATCGTTTTACATTTACCAATTCAATAACCTGTTGTTTGATATCACTCATATCATCCATCATTACACAATTATTTTTAATTTTATAAGAAGCAATTAAATAAACACGAGGTTCGGATATATAAGATACAATACGATTTTCAGGATGTTGTAAAACAAAACTATAACATTTTGATTTATCGAAGTTGATAAATTGTAAATTGTTATGATAATATGCTTCTAAAAACATATCTTCAAAAGTCTTAGGTGGTTGAATACATTGTTGAGTTTGTAAAAAATCAATACATTGAAATGCTTTTTTACATCCTATCGTATTTTTTGTAGCAAATTCCCAAGATTGACAATACTCATCCCAAAACATATTTATCATTGTTCCTTCAACATATTCTTCAAATAATGGCTGTTGTGCGAAATAATATTCTGAATATCTGAATTCTTCCCATTGAATTGATTTAGGGGGGGAATAACACACCAATTCACCACTCTTTGAAAAAATAACACTTCTCATATTTCCCAAGGTAGAAGCATTTTCCATTTTTTTCATATCAATCAAAGATTTATCATACCGTACAATCGTATAACCACTTTCCACGTGATCCAACGCGGAACACTTTCTTTTATCTGAATAATTTGTTTTTTTAACATACTGGGAATTTATGTATGGTTGTATATTAATGATTAAACTCATTTAATGATATATTTCATTATTCTTTTATGTTTATTTTTTCATTGTTATTTCATTATGTGTCTTACGATTTATGGTTTTATGTATCCCACGTGGTATTACACAATCATTTTGCTCCCATACATAATATTCACCACAAAACTCCATATAACAAATTAAAATGGTATAACACAACAGACGGACATATCTTAGAACATATCGTCCAACCATTGGGTTTATTTATTCCGTTTTTATTTTATGTCGATATACCAGCTTGTTGTATTGTAGGTGGAATTATATCTATACGTGGATATATGAGGCACGATGAAAGATTTAGTTTTATTGTTGGAAATCATCATTTATTACATCATCAACACCCAAAATGTAATTTTAGTGAATATTACATTGATTATCTTTTTGGAACATTACACGAAAATATTGAAAATACAAATGAAAGGTAAAATTATTTATATCCCATTATTATAATTGAAATGGAAAACGAAAAAAATGTTGTAACATATGATGAGACGATTGAAGAAAAACCTGAAAATACAGAAGAAATTAATGATGATAATGAAACCGGCGAGGGTAAAATACGATTACAATTAGGTGATATTATAGAATTGATAGATGAATTTGAAAAATCAAATAATGGTATCTTTTTGATTGATTATATTGATAATTCATTTTTACGATTAAAAGATGAAAACGAACAAACTCACGATTATGAATTAGATGACGGATATATTATAAATACTTCCATAAGTGAAATACATATTTTATCGAGAGCAGAAAGTCCTAGTTGGATTATACAAAATAATTTCAATATGTATGATTGGGTAAATATTTATATTGGAGGTGATATTCCAGCAGTAATTGTTGGTAAAATTACAAATATTGAAGAGGATATGATGGAAATAGTCAATATGACAAATGATACTTTTTATATTAACTTCGATTATAAGGGTATTCCATTAGATATTCCCATTACAAAAATTGAAATAAATTTGAAATTACAAAACGTAAATGATAATACAATTGATTTAGATAAAATAAATATACCCACACCAATAATTTCAAAAGAAAGAGAAGAATTAAATGATACAGGAGAACAATTTGATGAAGAAACACCTGAATTTTCTCGGGAAAAGGTAGTTGTAGATGAAACTTATGGAGAAGTAGATGTAGATGATGATAATGAAGAATATGGATATCCTGATAAAGAAGAACCACCTAAGAAAATGACACGCGATGTTCTCGATAGATGGATTAAAGAAGGTGATAAAATTTTAATGAGTAAAGATATTGATTTACAAGATATTGATGAGATTCAAAAGGTAGATAGAAATAAATATCGTTACGACCAAGAAACACAACTAAATGATTTGATGAATGATTTGTTAACAAGTGTAAGTGTTGAAAAACAAACACCAGATTTTATTAACCAGGTTCATACATTAGTAGAAAGATACAAACAATTAATTAATGAACCTGTTATAGAAAATAAAACAAAACCATTAGTTGATAATTTACAATTATTAAATAAATTCCTTCATTGGCTTGTGCCGATTTGTGCGAATGTAAAAATAATTTATCAAGATGATAAACCTCCTAAGATATTTGATAATGAATGTATTGATTCTAGAAATCAAACAGCTGAATTAGAATCTATTATAAGAATGTTTAAAACATTTCAACAAAGGGGTGATGTGAATGATCTTATTTTGAAATATGATGAATTTTTACAAACAATGAATAGTATATTTACCCCTTTCGATCAAGTAACAAATGAATTTCCTGTATTTAAAAAGGTATTATTTGATGGGGCTGTAGAAGATAACTATACTTGTATTGTTAATACAACCGGGCATTTATATTCCAATGCCTTTTCTCTAAATACACCTGATGGTATAGAATCACAAAGGTTTATTACACAAAAATACAATACGGAAATACAAAGATTTAATGCGACTTCCATCACATCTTCTATTATTACTGGTGAAGTTATACCTGTAACAAATGCTGATAATTTACAAATTACTAGCATTATGACATTACCTCATTCTGTATTCAGATATTCTCGTGTTGGATTAAGAGGAACAAATATTGTTACAAAAATAAATATGTCAAGATTATTCTTAGATTATAATACTTTATTGAATAACTATCAACTAAGAACAATAGAAATTAATGACCTAACCAAGGATATAGATATTTCCAAATCATCCTTTTTAAAATATCCAACCGTATATACAACCACCTCAGATGATTATCCTGCTTTTTTGAATAAAATTATTCCTGAAACCAAAAATTTAATACAAAATATTAAAAAATATATAACAGGTGAATTATCAACATTGGGTATTATTCGAGAACTTGAGCCTTTCTTAGTATATAGCCGTGATGTAGATTTGTCTACTTACACTGAAATAGGAACCTTCATTAAAGATAAAATAAAATCATATGTAAAATCAGATATATTGAAAAAGAGATTACTTTCTCCTCTAAGATATATTTATACATCAAAAAATAGTATTTTTAAAAATAGCAGAGATCCATCTTGTGAATTGTTATATTCTTTGTTACGATCAAAACATAATTTGGATTATATGGTTTTTCATATTTATGGATTAATTGAAAACACTGAAACACAAACAAAGAATGATTTTTTCCATAGTATGACTACAAGTGAATTGATTAATAATATAATGTATATCGATAATGCTAAATTTTTTTACACAGGCAATTGTGTTTTGGGTCTTCCTTTACATATTGCTGAAAGTATGATGTATAAAATTCACCAAAGACTACAAGATGTTATTGATAATACATCTTGTGAAACATTTGTTATTTCCAAATTATACAATACTCAAGAAGAAATGGAAATGGATAATAACAAAGACGTATATTATGATAGGAATTATGATAACACAGATTATTCTTTAATTACAAAATATCGCAAGGAACAAAGAGAAATGTCAAAGGAAGATTTTGAAGGGTTTTTTACAAATAAACTTATTCAAAATCATAAGGTGAAAGAAGAAGAGGCAAATGAAATGGCATTGGCAATTATTATGGGGGCAAAACGCGTTAAAAACGGAGATCACGCAATTTTATATGGATTTGAAAATATTATTTATTTAGTAAGAGATAACAATGTATGGAAATTAATACCACAAAATAATACACAATCTTTTATGAATGAAACAACATCTCAATCAATTTGTAATACAAATCCAGATTGTATTTATGACACAAATGTAAAACCGACAGAAGGATGTATTTCTGTCGAAGAAAACAAACGACTACTCTACAACCAATCTTTAAAGCTAATGATGAAAGAATTTGATGAAACTGTAATGAAGGATGTTAGGGAGATAAAAGAAGGATTTTACGATGAATTTTATAAACAAAGTATTGCTGTAACAAAATTATTAATTATTCGTAAATTTCAACAAACAAAATATTCAACTTATCAATACAATTATGGGTTGGGTTATAAATATATTGGCGTAAATATTACATCTCCATATGAAGATGTATGTAAGCTTATATTGGCTGAGACAGATGTTGTGAAAAAGTATAATAATATTATAAAATTTGTTACGTTAGCAACTCGTCCGGGAAATCCCGATGCGATTGATAGCATTAGTGGAGAACCAGAAAGCACTCATTGGTTATATTGTAATCGAGCTAATGTAAGATTAATACCTAGTTTTTATTCTAAATTGGCATATTCTTTTATAGAAGGTGATTCGGAAGAGTATGAATATGTTATGGATAAATTAATCCAAACGAATGGTGTTGCTATTGATGATGCTTGGTATGATAAATTTACAGGAAGAAAAATAAAGGATTTGGATTATGATTTGGAAGAGGGTTATGAAAATGGTTTCAAACGAAAAACCAGAGATATTATTGAAGAAGATTTAGGAAATATACTATTTAATCAAAATACTACAGATGAATCTTCACAGGCAGTTCCGAAACAGAAAATGACTAAGAAAACAATACCTATATTCCGTATCATTCAATCTATTGAAAATAATACGGGTGCCGATTTATCTAGTGATTATGATTTTATCGTTTCACTTGCTCTTAAAATAATTACAAAAATTGTTCCTTCGGAAAAACAACACGAAGATATGATCGCAAAAATGTCGAAGAAGGGTAAAAAGGTGGCTAGTTATGATGATATTTATTATAAGACTCTTGTTTACACAACTCTAGGAATTATTCTTGTATGTATTCAAACTTCTGTGCCGTCTATAAAAATTATGAAAAAAGGATATCCTGGTTGTAATCGTTCTTTTAAGGGCTTTCCATTGGATACAAATTCTGCGAATTTATCGGGTATTCAATACATTGCTTGTACGGCAGTTCATTCACGAGTTGATTCTTATCCTTGGAAAGTAATTTCTAAGAACCAGGAACAAGTATCAACAGCTATCAAATTATTCATCGAACAAAATTTGTTGGAAGATATAGAAATAAAACAACGACTAGAATATAAAAGAAATTATGTTTCTTTGTATGAAATTGATACAAATATACCAGAACAATTTGATGTGGTTATGAATTTACCCTTATTTTTACCACCTCTAAAACCATTGAAAATGAAACAAATAGAAGTTCTTAGTCCATCTTTGGATGAAGGACTAAAAAGAAAAATGCGTTCGGGGTCACATTCACAAGAAATAGATATAGCTACTTATAAATCTCATATTATTTTTCTTTCCATTTACATACAATATTTAATTCAAAATGTAGTCATTAAAAATCCTGTATTGTTATTAACTGTTTCCAATAAACCATATATGGAAAATAGTTGCTGCGACGAAGGTAGCATTACACCTATACAATATTTTAATCATTTAGAACCACAAATAAATAGAACAATTGATGCTGTCTTATCTGATACAATGATTATTAACCAAATAGGTTATTTAACAGTTCCTAAGACTATTCGCATACCTCATATATACCCAATCTATAATGTAATTCCATCTTTTTCAGATGATACAATGTATAGATATTTTAGTCAAGTATGTAATTTTCGTTCTGATTTACCTTATTCTGATCCAGTGATTGAAAAATGGTGTGGAGAAAAACCAGATTATTTAGTTGGGTTGGATATAACAAAACAATTAGAACTTATTCAACAAAAACACGTAACTTCTTGGTATAATAAAAGACATTTTATTCAATTAATTCAATACATCTCAAGTAAAAATCTTTTACCTCCCGTTCAACCCATATTAAAGTTAGAGGAATACATAGCCATTATACAAAATACAGATAAGACAGAGTTGAATGTCCCTTTTATGAAATCTATTCTAGACAGAATGAATCCATTATTACCAGAATATTTCCATTTTGTGAAAAAGCAACCTCAAGAAGTTGTGGAATATATTAATACTTTTGTCGTTTTGAATAAAAAATTAAAAATATCTATTCTTGATTTTTTGAAAACTCAAAAGAGAAGGACACAAGATATTACAAAGGTTAAAGTATTCTTAGATACATTGGGAGATTGGAAATGTAATGACATAATGATTATATTAAATTATTTTAGAAACTCTCTAAGAAATATCATTAACGTTTTTCCAAATATTATATTGAATGGTAAATCTGAATACACTTATTTCGATTCCAGAAGAAATAAATTCAGTGATAATCATTATCGAGATATATACACGTTTATGAGTAAATATTATAAATTAATAACAATGTTTTGTGATAAAGCTGCTTTGAAACCATTGTTACAAAGATTTACTTCTAAATTGAAAAACATCCAGTTTTTCTTAGATACTTATATTTCCACAAGAGATCGTGTAGATTTTTCCAAGGATAAAGAAGAAAGACTTTCATCTCCTTTTGGTGAACGATCATCTAAATTACTGTTTGAAAATATATTATTGGAAACATTACATTATTTGATTACTTTAATTACTAAGAAGGGTATGACAAAATTTATGCCACAATCAGAAGAAGCTTTACAATATGATTATGTGAATGCCGATGATGAGGATGAAGAACTAACAATCCCGGTTAATGGATTTCAAGAATATAATTCGGAAGAATCGAATATTGAAAGAGGTAAACAAACTATTGTGAAGGATATTGTTTCTGAATATCTCGTACAAATATTTACAATATTAATGAGACACAAGGGTATGATTGATGTAACAAAAGAAGAAGTAAAGTCGAGAGTTTTTAAGAATGCTGAAAAAGAAAAATATACAATTACTGATAGATTGAAGGAAATGTCTGTAGAACAACGTGGTGTTGAAAATATAATGAAAATAAATAAATTAGGTGAATGGTCCGTAGGGTTAGATAAAAGTATTCGTGTTTATGATCAAACAATGTATGATAGAGAAAGACGATTATTTAAGGATATGGAAACGGAATCTGATGAAGATTTAATTAATAGATTGAAGAGTTCTAAGAAGGGTTTGGATATAGAACAACAAGATTTATTGAATGAAGTGTTAACTGAAAAAGAAATTAGTGATGAAGCTTACGATATGAGTGATATGGGTGAAGATTATCATAATTATTATATGGGTGAAGAAGATGATAGAGATGAATTTGACGATGAAGATAGTTAGATTGTTTGATATGTGATTTATTTCCTCATTAATATATTTACAGTTCTAATAAAACAGTGTAAATATATTATTATTCTTTTTTTTATACAATGACTGCTCGTATTATTTCATATACTCAATCAGCTGATGGTAATCTATCTGATATTACAGAACAAATAGCTTATTGTGCTCGGGTTTCTAATCCAACAAGTCAAATTAATAATGAAAATAATGAAAGGTTATTGAATTATTTAATGAACCACGAACATTGGTCTCCATTTGAAATGGTAAATATTTGTATTGAAATTACAAGCACTCGTGATATTGTAAGACAAATTCTTAGACATCGTTCTTTTTCATTTCAGGAGTTTAGTCAAAGATATGCTGAAGCAAATCTTGGATTTGCTATACGAGAAACACGATTACAAGACCTTGTAAAAAGACAAAATAGCTTTGAATGTAATGATGGTGACTTGATGGAAGAATGGAAAACACGTCAAGAAAGTATTATGGAATGTATTGTAGAAAATTATCAATGGGCTTTGAAAAATGGTATAGCAAAAGAACAAAGTCGTTGTATTTTACCAGAAGGAATGACAATTTCACGTATTTATATGAATGGAACACTAAGAAGTTGGATACATTATTTGAAAATAAGAATGAATTGGGATACACAGAAAGAACATAGAGAAGTAGCACAAGCTTGTTTTGAAGAAATTAAAAAGATTTTTCCATTGATAGAAAAAATATTAAATTTTAATTCTGCGGATAAATGACAAACCAAAATTATATAATTCTACTATAAACAAATTTGATGGACGATAATTTTCCTTTAGTATCGATATGTACGCCAACATATAACCGAAGACCATTTATACCTTCTTTAATAAAAAGTATAGAACAACAGAGATACCCTAAGAATAAAATAGAATGGATTATAGTAGATGATGGACCTGATTCTATTGAAGATTTAGTGAAAGATATTCCATTTGTAAAATACGTAAGATATAATACGAAAATAACACTGGGTCATAAAAGAAATGTTATGAATTCTATGGCGAAGGGTGAATACTTGGTATATTTTGATGACGATGATTATTATCCTCCTACACGCATATATCACGCAATTTCTACATTAATGAATAATCCAACTTTTTTGATTGCCGGTTCCAGTGAATTACTTATTTATTATAACCATTTGAGAGAAATATGGAAATTTGGTTCTTCTGGTCGTTATCATAGCACAGCCGCAACATTTGCTTTTCACAGAAAATTATTAAATATAACAAAATTCAATGATAAGGATGAAAGTGGCGAGGAAAAGGTGTTTTTAAAACATTATACAATACCACTAATTCAATTAAATCCTATTCATACGATCTTGGTATTTTCACATTTATTCAATACATTTGACAAAAGAATTTTACTGAAAAATGGAAGTAATATACGTAAAACATTATATCATCCTATACATATAATAGAAGGAGACCAAAATAAAAAGTTTTATTTACAGGATATGACGAAATTGCTGAAGTTTTATAAATTTATTTTTTTACAAAGATTAGATTATATTAAAAAAAATGATACAAAATCCATATCCAATGATACAACCAATAACAACGAATATGGCAAAAATGGAGAATGTGAAGATGAGTTACGAGGAGAAGAGATTGGAAACGATTCTGAAAACACGAGAGATTACATTGAACCAGTTAAATAAAAAAATAGAGGATAAAACACAAACGATACACGAATTGTCTGAAATTATAAATAAGGAGGAGGATGCTATTTCAGCTTACTTGGATACATTTGTCGAGTTAGCACCATTATATAGATTTAGAATATTTTCTACATTGCTAGCTGCCAAAGTGAAAAAAACTGCGAATAAAAAACGTTATGCGATACAGTCAATACAAACATTAAAAATTCAACGGGATAACTTTATAAAACAATCGTATCACGATCAATGTATAGAAATTGCCTTTATTAATAATGATTATGAAAAAATTACATCATTGTGGTGCGATAAATATACAGATTCACATAAATCATTGGAGAAAATATTTTCAGCACTTCAATTCTTTATAGAAGATAGAACAATTCAATTTATAAAAAAATTCTCAGATAAAGATTGTATAGTCGAACATATTATTTGTATGTATGGAATACAAGTAATAACAGCGGAAGGTATGTATGACAAAAGAAATTTTGCTCTTTATCATAAAGAACTTTCTAAGAAGAATAATGTAGACAAACTAAGAAAATTATTATTGGAAACAAAATCCACATTCAGAAAATTTATGATACATTTATATGGTAATTATTTCCCATTGTTATCCGAAGATATTTTAGAACAAATTCTTGATTATACTCACCCAACTTATTTTATAAAATGAAAAGATGTTGTTGGTTGTTTATATAAATAATTGGTTGATAAAATTCTACATTTTTATATTGCGTTATATTTTCATTCTTTTTTATACTTGGAGTTATCATAACATTTTTTGATAACGAGAGAAACGCAAACGATATATTATAGAGAATGAAAATATAATTAACCATTTTTACTTTAGAACGTATTTATTATTAAAGATTTAATTCATTTTTATTTTATCAGCTAGATATAAATGAGTCAAAGATATCGCACTTGTATCACAAATCCATATATATGTCCTAGCACTATAGCTTGTCAATCTCCCAATATTAACATCAATACAGCAGGCAGCACAGGATCACCTGGACCGCCCGGACCAACTGGTTATACTGGATCTATGGGTATAGATGGAGATGACGGACCTACTGGATACACGGGTTATACTGGCCCCACCGGTGAACAAGGACCACCGGGTCCCGGGGTTGATCCGACTAGCAATTTAAGAGTGGCTTCTATTCAAGCTGATACAGGAAGTTTCGATTACATCAATGGAGGAACGGCAAGTTTCGATTATTTGTCAGTAAATAACATTACATTTACAGATATTGTTTGTGATACGATTACAGGAGGAACTGCGAGTTTTAATTATCTCACTGGAGGAACGGCAAGTTTCGATTATTTGTCAGTAAATAACATTACATTTACAGATATTGTTTGTGATACGATTACAGGAGGAACTGCGAGTTTTAATTATATCACTGGAGGAACGGCAAGTTTCGATTATTTGTCAGTAAATAACATTACATTTACAGATATTGTTTGTGATACGATTACAGGAGGAACTGCGAGTTTTGAATACTTAACAGGAGGAACAGCAAGTTTTGATTACTTGTCTGCGAATAACATTACACTTTCTGATATAATATGTGATACGATTACCGGAGGAACCGCGAGTTTTAATTATTTGTCAGTAAATAACATTACATTTACAGATATTGTTTGTGATACGATTACTGGAGGAACGGCAAGTTTTAATTATCTAACAGGAGGAACTGCGAGTTTCAATTATTTAACGGGAGGAACGGCTAGTTTTAATTATCTAACCGGAGGAACGGCAAGTTTCGATTACTTATCGGTGAATAACATTACACTTTCTGATATAATATGCGATACAATTACAGGAGGAACAGCTAGTTTTGAATACTTAACAGGAGGAACAGCAAGCTTCGATTACTTGTCAGTAAATAACATTACACTTTCTGATATAATATGTAATACGATTACAGGAGGAACTGCTAGTTTTGAATACTTAACAGGAGGAACCGCGAGTTTTGAATACTTAACAGGAGGAACCGCGAGTTTCGATTACTTGTCTGCGAATAACATTACACTTTCTGATATTGTTTGTGATACGATTACAGGAGGAACAGCTAGTTTTACTTATCTAACAGGGGGAACAGCGAGTTTCGATTACTTGTCTGCGAATAACATTACACTTTCTGATATAATATGTAATACAATTACAGGAGGAACTGCGAGTTTTACTTATCTCACTGGAGGAACAGCGAGTTTCAATAATTTAACACCGGCTAATGGAAATACAATGACATTTCTGACTGGTTCAATGGTATTTAATTCAAATTATCCAATTACAATGACTAACACTAATATTATTATTAATGATTCAACTAGTCGTAGCATAGTTACGACGATATCTGGAAAAGGTCAGCACAATATAGGGTTTGGTCTTGGGGTATTAACAAATATAACGGAAGGAAATTCAAACACGGCAGTAGGATTTAATGCGTGTAAATCTGTAAATACGGGAGATGATAACGCAGGACTTGGTAACACAGCATTAGAACAGTTGACATCTGGAAAAGCCAATTTAGCAATAGGAACATACTCATTGAGAAATGTCACAACAGGGGAGGGTAATTCTTGCGTTGGATATGATGCTTTAAATAGTGGTAATTTTAGTTATAACGTTGGAATAGGACATCAAGCTGGAAATAATCTTACCAGTGGTAATAAAAATGTATTTATTGGAAAATCTGCGGGTAGTAACGAATCCGCGACCTTAGGAAATGTAACAAATTCAAATAACAACACATTTTTAGGAGCATATACACATTATAACGTTGATAGTGCTACTTATAACAATTCAACCGCATTAGGTTATGGTGCTATAATAACAGCATCAAATCAAGTTGTATTAGGAAGATCTAGTGAAACAGTTAGTATTCCGGGAAAAATAGTAGGAGGAACAGCAAGTTTTGATTATCTCACCGGAGTAACTGCGAGTTTCAATTATTTAACAGGAGGAACTGCGAGTTTTAATTATCTAACAGGAGGAACGGCAAGTTTCGATTACTTATCGGTGAATAACATTACACTTTCTGATATAATATGCGATACAATTACAGGAGGAACAGCTAGTTTTAATTATCTCACTGGAGGAACGGCAAGTTTCGGTTATTTGTCTGCGAATAACATTACACTTTCTGATATTATATGTAATACAATTACCGGAGGAACCGCAAGTTTTGAATACTTAACAGGAGGAACAGCGAGTTTCAATTACTTATCTGCGAATAACATTACACTTTCTGATATAATATGTAATACGATTACAGGAGGAACAGCTAGTTTTGAATACTTAACGGGAGGAACTGCGAGTTTCGATTACTTATCTGCGAATAACATTACACTTTCTGATATAATATGTAATACGATTACAGGAGGAACAGCTAGTTTTGAATACTTAACGGGAGGAACTGCGAGTTTTGATTATTTGTCGGCGAATAACATTATACTTTCTGACATTATCTGTAATACAATTACTGGAGGAACATCAAGTTTTAATTATTTAACAGGAAGCACCGCGAGTTTTAATTATTTAACGCCGACTAATGGAAATACAATGACATTTCCAACTGGTTCAATGCGGTTTAATTCAAATTACCCTATTACAATGGGTAACCAGAATATTATTATTAATGATTCAACTAATCGCTCCATAACAAATGGAGCGAATAATGTAGGAATTGGTATTGAAGCATTAAAGGTAGTAACAAGTGGGAGTAATAATGTTGCGATTGGTCAATCATCATTGGTTAAATTAACAAATGGGACTTATAATGTTGCGATTGGCGACAACTCATTAAATAAGACTGTGGGAGGAAACGGTAATATGGCGTTAGGAAGTTTTAGTTGTGGTGCTGGCAACACTGATTATAATGTAGGTGCTGGATACGAATCTCTTAAATTGTTAGCTACTTCATATAATGTTGGGATAGGTGCCTTCGCAGGGGCGTCTATGACTAGTGGTTTCGGTGGTGGTGGTGGAGGTGAAAACGCAATGTTCGGTAGTACTTCAGCAGATGGTGTAATATATTCAGAAAACAATACATTTTTGGGATCAAAAACCACTTACGATATCTTAACTAATAGTTATAAACGATCAACAGCAATAGGCTATGGTTGTAAAATAACCGCATCCAATCAAGTTGTATTAGGAACTTCCGCTGAAACAGTTACTATTCCTGGATATTTGACAGGAGGAACAGCAAGTTTCAATTATGTAACAGGAGGAACGGCGAGTTTCGGATATGTCACAGGAGGAACAGCAAGTTTTGGTTATGTAACAGGAAGCACTGGTAGTTTTAATTACTTAACAATTTCAGAACATATAACAAAAATCCCGTTAGCTGTCGGTAACCCACCAGTAAATACAACAAATTTCAACACATTTTATAATATAACAACAGCATCACCTACAACATATGATGGTTCAACCTATACATATCCTATAAGTTATCCATCAAACGAAATATATTATTTAACTCTTGGTTCACCCTTTCTTGATAATAAAACAATAAATATAGAATTTCCAAAAGCAAGTTCGAGTTACGTTGGTTGTAAATTTACTATAATAGTTAATGGATTAGGGGGTATTAGTATTATACTAAATTTAAAAACACTAACAACTACTGGATTACATGATCCCATTTTTGCTAGAACGGATGGTGGAACACTTGCTTTACCTGAATTCGGATATTCTAACGCTTATATACCACAAAATAGTTCGTTAGATGGAATATGGAGTAATTTTTGTGAGTCACCAGGTAATTTCTTAGCTAGTGCTACATTTGTATGTTTACCAAGCAATTATGATTATCCAACTACGTGGAATAATTATGGTTGGTTCCAAGTATAAAAATAAAATCAATAGGTATTTAAAATATAAGGTAATAAATAAACCAAAAATAGGAATAAAATAATATTTGAATTTAACGAAAGATTAGCCAAAATTGAAGATATTAAACAAGCAGATATCATCATAATACTATCCCCAATAATAGCCCATTCTTTAACTTCTCTCGCATATTTCTTGAAAAAATCCATCATTTTATTTTTATTATGTGGAACTGATGAAAACATTACATAAAATAATATATCGTGTGTAATTTGTATGATTAATGCGAGTAAAACAAAAAGGAAAATATGAAAATTCTTGAAAAATAAAGTATAAAAAAACCTGGTTATTATTATTCCAAATACGATTACTAATACATCGGCAATTACAGCATTATTTTTATAATCTATATACCATTTTCGTAAATACAATGATTTAATAATTCCAGTAAAACTCATTATGATACCAACAATATCTACAAGTAAAACCGCATTTAATATAGGTAAGTAATCGGATATGTTTGAAAAATTTGAAATATCCTTGAATAGCATTATATAAATATACATATAAATTAAAAGAAATCGCGATGTTTTCTCGCTTATTTGGGTTTATAATACGCATTACGTATTATAAACTGTTATTATGAGTAAAATAAGTAACTAGATCATAATATCATAAATTTACAAGAATGTGTTTATAAATAATATCTTTTTACAATACAAAAATGGCTTCCGAACCTCCCAATCTTATTTGGAACGAAACATATTCTAGTAAATATATACCCGTTCAAGTATCTACCTCTCCATCTATTTTTGTAAATTTAAACCCGACGATAAACGACCCTTTATTATCGATGCCGTTATCTATACGAAATAAAAATATAAGAGCCGCAATACTTAACGCACAAGTAAATGATCCTTCTCTTAGATGGGATGATACATATTCTGATGTAACAAATTCTTCACCTTGCTGTATAACCACGTGTCCTCCTCCAGTTATTAATGTGAATACAACAAATTGTGGGGATAGCGGTGGAGGTGGAATTGGACCCAACGATAACATAGAAACAACAGGAGAAATTATATGTGGTTCTCTTAAAATAACAAATAATAATGGAGTTATAGTTGATATTGGTGAAGATACATTAGGTCTTGGTTCAATAAAACTAACTGGATATTTAGAAGTTGGTGATGGAGCAACAACTCTTCCAAGTAATAAGAATGTGGGTTATTGTATTCCATCTTTTTATAATCCAGATACTTCATTGAATCAACCATTAGATACAATTAGTTATAAAACTACAGATGGATATGATTACATTACTATTCTATCTTTTCTAACTAGTCCCACCCAAAATGGAATTATATATGGTTTTGTTAGTGGTGTATTTACTCCTATAAATTTTAATATAGAAAGTGATGGGTCATATAATATCCAATGTAATCTTTCTATACAACAAAGTAATACTTATATAAATGATCCTCCACCCACTGTAGAATTTATTTTAGGATATTACAACCCTGACACATCTTCAATACGTCTAATAAGCACAACTCCTACAAGAATGACATTATCATCTTATACATCTCCAACCACACTGGAAACGCAATACAATTATTCGGCTGGTTCAAGTGCGGGGTTATTGGTATCTGGTCGTTTATTATTTCCTTCTGCTATAAACGGGCAAATATTTGCTTATGTTTATCAATTTGTAGAAAATATCAACCCATTCAGTATACCAAGCATTACTACAAATACTGGTTCAGGATTATCAGTAAATACAATCCCATCTTTTATTGTCACAAAATTAACATAAAGTATATATCTTTTTATAATTATACTTTATGAACAGCAATCGATATGTTACTTACTCTACCAATAATAATTATGTAAATAGTTGCCCTACTCCAAATATTAATGTAAACGCACAACAAGGCCCTACAGGTTTTGCCGGCATTGATGGTTCTACTGGACCTACTGGATATACTGGACCGCAAGGTATACCTGGTGACGCGAAAGATACAGGAGCCACCGGTTATACCGGAGATATTGGACCAACAGGGTATACAGGTTACACTGGAGAAATAGGACCAACTGGAGTTACAGGTTACACTGGATATATTGGTCCAACTGGTGATACAGGTTACACTGGATACACTGGAGAAATAGGACCTACTGGTGATACTGGATATACAGGTTATATTGGACCCACAGGTTACACTGGATACACTGGAGAAATAGGACCTACTGGTGATACTGGATATACAGGATATATTGGACCCACAGGTTACACTGGATACACTGGAGAAATAGGACCTACTGGTGATACTGGATACACTGGATATATTGGACCCACAGGTTACACTGGATACACTGGAGAAATAGGACCTACTGGTGATACTGGATATACAGGTTATATTGGACCCACAGGTTACACTGGATACACTGGAGAAATAGGACCTACTGGTGATACTGGTTACACTGGATACACTGGAGAAATAGGACCTACTGGTGATACTGGATATACAGGTTATATTGGACCCACAGGTTACACTGGTTATACAGGAGAAATAGGTCCAACTGGTGATACTGGATATACAGGTTATACGGGGGATACTGGACCTACTGGACCTAACGCAATTTATCAAAATTTAGCATTAAATAATTTATATTTTCCTTATGATCCATTGGACCCACTTTTATCGTTGGATTATGCTCCAACTATTCACATATACGGAACAGGTGGAGTATCAGGTAGTTTTATTCAGATGTATGATACTACACCAAGTTTTACAGATAAAATAATATTCAATTTAATTAGCGAAAATAATGGAACAAATGATTATTCTTTATTAACAATGGGTAATGGTAGTAGCACCCAAAATATAACTATAGATGGAAATGTAGGTAAAATAGCCGCGAATACATTTTCTGGAAGCACCGCAAGTTTTAATTACATCACTGGAGGCACAGCAAGTTTCAATTATTTAACAGGAAGCACAGCAAGTTTAAATGATTTATCGGTAAATAAATTGTCAGGAAACAAAGGATTAGTCTTTAACGGCCAATCTTCTAGTATGACTTCATATAATTCCCAGGGTAAAGAAGTAATGAATTTTTATCTCGAAGGCGATGAATATGCTAAATTATCTGTTGGTATTATAAATACGGTTAATACTAAACCAATTATATTAGATGGTAATGGAATAATTACCATTTCTGAACAAAACCAGAATCGAAATAAAAATAATATAACACCGGCTGATATTGCGATATCACGTGATAATGGTACAACATCTAAAGTTGTTGTTTATATAAATGGTGGTAATAATTATGGAGATATATCATTATATGACACCAATTTTACTAAAACAATTGAATTAAATGGTTCCGTTGGTGCTATTACTTGTAATACAATAACAGGAGGAACAGCAAGTTTTAATTATATAACAGGGGGTACAGCAAGTTTTAATTATATTAACTTTAACAGTTTTAATGGAGGTTCGGGAAATTTTGATTACTTATCCGTGAATACATTAACTGCTGGAAATATATACACAAATACAATCACAGGAGGAACAGCAAGTTTCAATTACTTATCTGCTAATACATTGACGGCTGGAAATATATACACAAATACAATCACTGGAAGCACGGGAAGTATTGATTATATTAATTCTTCATCCATTACTTGTATTGGAAGCAATTCTTATACAAATCTTACATCAAATTACCTGAATTTATGGAATAAAAACTATAGTATATCTCAGGAAATAAATAGAGTATCTGCTACTCAAACTACATCTGGTGCTAGTCTACTTAATGTTGAAAATACTAAAGAGTGTATGATATATTCAAGAACGATTACAGATGAATGGTTGTCAGGTATAGCAACTGTTACATCAAACGGTTATCCTGTTACAATCGCATTTGATCCAAATGTGACTACGTATACCGAAACCCCATTTAATGTTGTTGGAAAGTATTTCTGGGCTCTTACATCAATATCAATACCTAATACGTGGAAAACACCCGGTACATTTACACCCGCAACAACACCAACAGATATAAATATTGGAGGAATTGTAAGCATTCTTAATTGGGGTAGTTCTTCTCATAGTTATACAGTAATTCCAGCATCATTTACCTCAAGTGGAATACAAATGCCTCCAAATACAAATACATATAAATATTTATCTTTAATTGTACAATGTTATTTTTCAGATTATACCACTAGTCCTGGTGGAGCAGCGAACGCAGATAGTTATAAATCAACATCTTCTATTCCATTTAAATCTTCTAGTCAACAAAAATTTACAATTACCGTGAATAATCTTCCACAAAAAACAGCTAGTATAGACGCATATACAGGTGATATAAATTCATACCTTGGAACTATATACACAAATACATTGACAGGAGGAACCGCGAGTTTTAATTATGTAACAGGAGGAACAGCAAGTTTTAATTATGTATCGGGAGGAACGGCTAGTTTTGGTTATGTAACAGGAAGCACTGGTAGTTTCGATTACTTATCTGTGATTAATATTACAGGAAAAATAGGAACAATTCCATTATCTTATAATGGGATAAATACAACGAATTTCAATACACCATATATAATACCTGCTTCAACATCTACTATTACTTTGGATTATCCATTGTATGATACTTATATTTTATATCCATCTGTTGACTTAACTATAACATTTCCAGTCGCCTCTTCTACTTATTTTGGTTCTAGATTTACAATAATACAAACAAATGCTGTAAATTATCTTATTAGTTTTCAAACACAAATCGGAACCACTACAAAATATCAAGGTATATGGACAGGGTATAATCTTAATACTCACGGCGGTAGTTCTAATAATTATGTAGCAAACAATAATACTACTGGGTTATGGCTTATCTCTACTACACCTAACTCGGCGTATTTAGTTAGAATGACATTTATGTGTTTACCTGCTAATGACATAACTTACGATACGTATGGATGGTTTCAAATATATTAATATGGTGGTAACGGACTATGTTTATCTTCATTAAATTATAAAATACCAGCTGGTCCTTCGGCGACAACTTATAAAGCTTGATTTCCAGTAAATGGGATGATAACAATAACTCCAGATTACCCCTATCTACACGTTATTTTATGTGTTCAAATACTCAATGAGAATTGGAGTTTTGATGGTATTACCGATTCTACTTATCTTTTTAGTCCAGGTTCCACTAGCACAAGTGGTCTATCTTTGTATCTAAAACCATTATCATAAAATTTTATAAAATATTACCAAATCGATAATTATGTAAAAGTTAGAATAGTCATTATTTTATGTTATCATAAATTATGTATAACATAAGATATTCTTCATCACCGACATGCACTTTACCAGTCATTACAGTAAATGGTTCTTATACGGGTCCTACAGGTCCTCAAGGAACAGATGGTATAACTAGGAATACAGGAGCTACTGGTTATACTGGTTATACTGGACCACAAGGTCCAGCTGGAGATACAAAGAATACTGGTGCTACTGGTTACACTGGATATACTGGTTATACCGGACCTACTGGTGAATCAGGAGATATAGGACCTACCGGAGATACAGGATATACTGGTTATACTGGATATACTGGTTATACTGGATATACTGGTTATACTGGACCTACTGGAGATACTGGTTACACTGGATATACTGGACCTACTGGATATACTGGTTATACTGGATATACTGGTTATACTGGATATACTGGTTATACTGGACCAACCGGTTATACGGGTTACACCGGAGATATTGGACCTACTGGTGATACTGGTTATACCGGAGAAATTGGACCAACAGGTTACACTGGTTATACCGGAGAAATAGGACCTACTGGTTTTACCGGAGATACTGGAGATATTGGACCAACTGGTTTTACCGGAGATACTGGATTTACTGGAGAGATTGGACCTACTGGAGATACTGGTTACACTGGATATACAGGAGATATAGGACCTACTGGAGATACTGGTTACACTGGATATACAGGAGATATAGGACCAACAGGTGATACTGGATATACAGGACCTCAAGGAATTCCCGGAACCGCAACAAATACAGGTGCTACAGGTCCTACCGGTGACACTGGATATACTGGTTACACTGGAGAAATAGGTCCAACAGGAGATACGGGTTACACTGGAGATATTGGACCAACAGGTTACACTGGTTACACAGGAGAAATAGGTCCAACAGGAGATACGGGTTACACTGG